TCAGCTAGCAAAAAATAATTTGTAAGTTGAAAAAAACCGCATACCTTGCGGTACACGGCCTTCTTCAAACACCAATATAGAGGAGAGCCGATGTTCCGCCATCGGACTATCTCTGTTTTTATTTTACCATATCGGCCAAATAAAGCAATTAGAAACTATGTTCGATGATGGGGCGAATGCCTCTTCGAACATAGTTTCTTTTTTTGCCGGATTTTTACATAATTTCCGTAAATGCCTTTATAAGGAGAATTTAACTATTCCGCGAGTTATTACATGGAGTGCCTGTTTAAATTTCCTTAAATCGGCAAATTTTGCAGGAACATTTGTTGCATCTTGTCTTTTCTCATAGTACAATAGTAAACAAAGGAGGTGCCGCATATGTATTTACGAAAACGAGGCAAGAAATGGTATTATACGATTGAAGTCCCGACGGAAGATGGTCAGGGCAGGCTGCGGGAAGAACGCGTCGGCGGTACTTCGTATGCACAGGCCGCTAAAGCCTATCGGCAGGCCATGAAGGCTCTCGATGAAGCAGCGGTTTCGGAAAAGCCAGTCATAAAGATGATGGATTTTTTATTGGAATGGCTGGAAAAAGATGTGCGTATCAATTTAGGGCCCAATACGTACGATTCCTATGCGGGAATCATTAAATGGCATATTGGTGCCCGTTTCGGGAATGAAGCTTTGGATGCGCTGACGACGGCGGAAATCCAGGACTGGATCAACAGCTTGAAGCAGGATGGTTATTCCCGCTCGACGGTCAAGTCGATTTTCACGGTCTTCAATGATGCCATGCGCTGGGCCGTTTCCAACCGCCAGTACATCGAAACGAATCCCATGGCCAATGTCAAGATGCCGAAATTTGACATTCCCCGGAAAAAGCCGGTCATCTTTTCGCATCAGCAGATACAGATTATTTTCCACGCCTTTCCGTTGGGGCATAAATATTACGCTCCCTGCATGATTGCCTATTGTACAGGTCTTCGTGTCGGGGAATGTCTGGCCTTGCAATGGTCTCATATAGACATGGAAAACCGAACGATTTCCGTTGATAGTACCTTATATGATAAAAAAGGCATCCCTGTCTGCAAGGCGACGCCCAAGACCAAGTCATCGGTCCGGACGATTCCCTTTAATGAGACTTTATACAAAGCCCTGGTCCGCCATAAGGCCCAGCAGGCCAAGAACCACCGTCTCTACGGTGACGATTACGTCGAAAGCGATTTTGTCTGTACCCGCGAAGACGGCCGTCCGATGAACAGCAATGATATGCGCTATTTCAATATGTGGTGCAAAAAGGAATTTGGTGGCGGCAGTTTCCATTCTTTCCGCCATACCCATGCCACGATGATGTTGGAAAATAATATCGAGCTCGACTACGTGTCCAAACGACTAGGTCATTCTTCGATTGCGACGACGGCTAATATTTACGATACCATTACAGATAAGCGCAATCGGGAAGCCATGAAGAAACTCGATTTGATTTTGTAAAATCATGGCGGCAAATGCGGCGGCAAGATATAGAAATTTCAGCTTAAAACCTAGATATTCCGATAATTAATACTTATCAGATACGAATATCTATGCTTATCAATCAAGATAAGACCTACGTTTATCGGCTACATTAACATATTTGTTAATATATAGCAACCAATAAATATACTTTATAACTGTATATTCTATATTAGATATTCGGAAAAACATTAACTTTTCGGAATTTGTTCGGAAGATATTCCTCATAAAATAAACGAAAAAGACGGCTTTTTATGCCGTCTTTTTTTTAATGCATGTTCGCCGTTATAGCGATTCCTATCATAGCGATGACCGTACTTACGATGAACGCCGTGATCCCCGTCAATTTATATAAGCTATCAATCTTATCGTCGATCGTCTTGCTGATATCTTCCCGACTTTGTTTTAGTTCTTGTTTCAGTTCCTTATGATAATCGAACAGGGTATCTATCTCTGAACGCATCTGCGACATGGTCACTTCTTGCGATACAGTTTTCGAAAGGTAATCGCGAACATCTTTCGCTAATTCTTCTTGCTGAACGCTTAACTTCGTAAGTGAAGTTCGCATTTCCAGCTCAAATTCCGAAATATGTTCCGGCTTATTGTCGTTTTCGTAGTTCACAACGTCATAGCCACCTTAAGTAAAAAAGATAGGATAGAAATGAAGAAGGGCGTAAAACGTCCTTCCTTATACAGATTACCAGATTAGTTTTCGTGATATACAGGAGTACGATGCGCTTCTTCTTGTGCTTCTTTTTCGGCTTCTTCTGCATCATGTTCCAGCTGTTCTTCCGGACTATCGAATGCCGGTGCTGCTTGATAATCTCCGTTTTCGGAATAGCCAACCGGATTTTCGTGTTTTGTTCTGGATTCTAAAGCATCCCGTTCTTCTTGCGTCAATTCTGCTGCTTCATAATCTGTGTTTTCGCCCATAATTAAAATCTCCTTTATTTGAAAATATAAAATTTAATATTTTTGTTTCTACAAAAATATTACTTCTATAGATGTTCATAATACTCATAGGAATATATAAAAAATCGGCGTCGCGGTCTTTTTCTTTATAACCAGCGGCGCCTTTCTTATTTTTTAGTTATGTTACTGAAGGTTATTTAATCGTTCGTAACTTTCTTCTAATTGTCGTAAGAACGGATCTGATTCGTCTAAGTCAGGCTTTAAGAAAATATAACCTAATCGGTACGATTTCGATGCGCTTTTCAAATCTTCTGTAGCCATATCGATATACTCTTTCTGGGTATCTTTATCTTTGGTCGATAACGCGAGTGCCATATTCTTCTTGGCAGAATCCATAAAATTGCGTGCATTTTTTAAGATAAACAAAGCTTTTTCTCGATCTGTTCCTTCTAAGATAGTCATGATTAGAACTTCTCCTTTCAAATAAAAGATATATATATAAGGCTTATTTCTCGCCTTCTAATAGTAGTAGGACAGAAGCATCCAAGTTAAGTACCGCAAATAGAAATTTTTTAAAATAAATTTTGGGACGCTGAGTATAAACTCTCGGCGTCCCGATTTTTAATATAAAAATGCCATATAGGGGAATAAAAATATATAAATTTTTTAAGGGCCTATATAGAAAAGAAAATGTATAAAATTTTTAAGGGGGTACCTGCTTTTATATTGATTTTCTTTTTTGGGAAATCTAGCCCCCGGTCATTTGAATCGAGGGCTAAAAATCTTTTTAGAGCGAGACGCGCTCATTAAAAATACGCAGGAGGTTACTATGATGAACAACACTACAATGACGACTACCATTATCCGTTTTGTATTTAACGACAATGGAACTCATGCGGTTCCTGTCGCTGAAAAAATTCAATTGTCGCGACAAATTCGTGATATTTTGACGGTTAAACCGTCTAAGTTCTTCTTCAACGGAGAAGAACTTCTCCTGGATGGTGATAACAACAACATCATTCAGATCGACGTCAGCCACGTCAATGATCCACGTCGTGCATCCGTTCTTTTGACTGCGCGTTATTACATGCGCGGCAAAGGTAAGAACATGAAATTCTACCGTGTTGCTGATAACCCGAAAAAATGGGGCGTAACTACTTGCTATCCCGTTTTCGGGAAAGATGCAGTCAAGTTCGACGAACGTCCGAACATGACGGGATTCTGCCGTTTCGGCGGTCCAGAAGGTGGACAGATTTCCACCAAGAACAACGTTAAGAAAGGCGTCTTAACGCTGTTGAATAATAACAACGCCGATCGTATCCATAAGGCTATGGATACAGCTGACTTCGGCTGCCTTGCCGATTTTATCGGTCAAACTGTTTCAGCCGAAAAGGCCGTTAAACTGGCATCCCGACTTGGTAACTGGATGGCGGTTACTGAAGACGGTCCGGTTGTCGAAAACATCGCCATCTATTTCGGCGAATTCGCCAACGGCGATTTGGACGGCATGTCTTTTACTACATTAGCGAAAGCAGGACATGCTGTCCAGAACAGAGCTTACTTATGTAAAACTCTGTCACTGGGCGTATCCAATAAATCGATGGAAGAAATCATCGACAAGCTTGACATGGATCCGATTGTTATCTGCCGTCAGAAAATTGATGATTGCTTAAACGAAGAAATTCGTGCAGCTATCGATTGCAAGGGTAAGGATACACGATTCGAAGGCCGTGTTCTGATCATCCGCGATCTTGAATCAAAAGACGGCACACAATATCTGGCCGACATGAATGCCTTGAAAGCGTCCTTCGATACTCGCCGAGTATCTAACCTTAATATCGTAAAACGGTTCAATAACCGTTCTTACGATGCTTCCCTAGCTAACCAGGTCTTGACGAAGATCCTGTTTCAAGATCCGGTAGTAGCCAAAGAAGTGTTCAAGACGGCTCACCAGAAAGCGTTGGAAAATCATTTCGACTTCCATGCTATGGAAGCTTCGGAAGAAACGTTGACAGACGACATTCTCTTTTCGAACGCTATTCTTAGTATTGATCCTGACGCTAAGAAAAAATATGGCTGGATCTTCAAACGCTCCATCGACCAGGTTCTGAAAGGCGACCGTCAGGCGCTTAATAAATTTCATATGCCAATGGAAGGAAGCTACAATGTACTGGTAGGCGATATCGGCGCACTGTTCGGCATTAAGCTGTTGAATGCTGATGAAGTGTTCAGCAATTCACTGGACGTTATCACCGAATATACGTCCATTAAATTCCCGTCTTTCGATCAGCGGGAATACGCGAATATCCGAAACATTGGCGATGTAATCTATGACCGCATTGCTGATGCAGTAAACGAACGGAAAATTTCGACAGAACAGGGAGCCATGCTCCATGATATTTGCCAGAATCTCGGTAAATCTATAGTAATGTATTCGGCTATGCCGATTGTCAAGAATCGTCAGGCCGGTCTCGATTTTGACGGCGATTGCGCTACATTTATCCGCGCAGATCTCCTTGGATTGAAAGCAGAACCTGTCGCAGTTAAATGCGAACCGCCGACAACGAAAGATTCCAGCCAGATTACGATTGGTTGGGATCTGATGGCGAAAGCTATGGCTAAAGTTCGTAGCTTCGGCAATCTTTCTGTCGGAGCTGTTACGAACTTATTCGTACAGTTCCAATACATGGAACTCAACCGTGATTTTACGGCATTTCGTAATTTCGCGGCTAAGTTCCATAATTTCGGGGCTGGCAAGAAAGATTATAAACCAGTTCTGGAAATAACCGGTACAGAATCTGGTGTCCCGTTCGTCGAAGTTTCCGAAAATAAGATTTATGGAATCTTCGCTCAGATCCATGACATGAAACTTGACGACAAAAACATCATGGATTGCCTCCACGACATCAATATGGGTGTTGGCCGTTGGTATCAAGAAAGTACCATTGATGCAGGCTCGAAGTTTTATCAGATTTTTGTATCTGAAGAACTCCGTAGCCTGCTCAACAGTCAGGTAAATCCGGATGTTGAAGTAAGCATTAACTGGCAGTCCAATATGGTTAATTCCGTAAAAGGACAGACGTTCTATACGGATAATGCTCGAAAGAGTATCCAGTTCGCGCTTACAGCGCAGACGCAGAAGATGGCGCAGAAAGCTGTCAACGATGTATCGATGATGCCAGAATTTGATAAGACAGCAAAAGATCGTTGCATCGCAATATATAACGGTCTCTCTGCTGACGCAAAATGCGTTGTAAAAACATTGATCAGTGAAATCAAAAATGCTGGTCAGGTTTATAGCGAAACGCACGACGTAGTTTTGTATCGTTCGTTGCTGGACAGCATTGAAAATATGTATCGTCTGGTAACATTCGACTATGACGATATGAGTCGGATTGCTTTACTGTTCGGCTATGGATTCGTCGAAGATAGCTATATCATCGACAAACTCGGCACCAAGATTCTTCGGAAAGAATTCGTTGAATTCGTACGGAATCTCTCTGAATCAAAAGTCGAAGTACCTGAACTGGAAACGGAAGCAGATCCGTCTGTTATGGTATTCCGTCTTAAAGTAAATGGTGGAGCAGATTATCTTCAGAATATCCAGAAACATTTGGAAGATGAAGATACTATGGTACAGCTTATGGCTAAAGGTAAAGCTGTTGTTTTAAATATCAATGGTACACCTATTAGCTATAAAAACGAAGCTGGAAAGAAAACTCCGGCTTTCGTTGACTGCGGTGTAAAAGGTAGCCGTATGGCCAAAATCTTGGTTAGCCGAGAAGGTAAAGTAGCTTCTACTCATCTTCTTACAGATAATAAGAGTAATTGGGCTACTTTGCTTGTAACATTATATGACGTTACAAAAATCGTGGCTAAAGAAGAAGCCGCTCACTAGTAGATAATCTACTCCGGGTCGTGGGGGAGGACCCGGTCAACAAAAACTCCCTTCCATATTTTTTATATCGTTTTGTTTTATTTATAGAAAGGATGGTTTATATGTTAAATTTTGAAGAAAAAATGAAATTATTATTTGATTTAAAGAAAGAAGCCATTGAAATGGCTTATGCCGGATGTGAAGAAGAGGAATTCGATACATTTTGGCATAAAAAAGTCACTTATACGACTCTTGAGAATGGCCAATTGGCCGAGATCGTATATGTTTTTATATTAGCACTACTATCATTTCAAACGAATCATTTTCGCGTCTCGGTTTCCTTGCGAGAAGATCGAGATAAGAAAATCGATTTCCGTGTTAACGGATATCCTATTCAAGCTAAAACAGATTGGATAGGCGATTTTCACGCCAAAGATGTTGAATACTGCAAGAGTCATAAAATCCATTTGATTAATTGCAGTACTAAAAAGGATAATGGCGAACAAGTCATCCGTAAAATGGCTGTTCCATTTGCGTTATCCAATGAAAAAATAGACGCCATGGTAAAAGATTTTGATCCTACCATTGACGTCATTAATTATATTTGGAGTGAATTTAGTAAAAGAGTTAATTGATGTTTTCGAAGAATTGTTCGATATCTTTTTTAGTTGGTGGAATATCAGAGAAAACATTTGCTAATTTCTCTCCGCAACCAGTTTGACGACCTAAAAGGATACTGAACAATTCATTTAATATAGCGGCTTCAGTATTGAACTGAAACTCAAGTTCATTGCTTTTGGAGACGTATTCTTTTTCAGTATATTCTGAATAATCGATTTTCTTAATGGATTGGAATGCGTCGTAAGTTCTTTTTACATGAACATATAGTAACTGTAACTGATAGTCGTTTAGTTTCATAAAAATATCACGGTCCTTTCTTGATGGATTTATTATACGACAAAATAAAGGATAAGTCCAAAGAAGGGGCCGTGTGGCTATAGATTTTAATACCCTTCGGGTGGTTTAAGGTTCTCGAACGCACGATGTACGATCTCTCTGCGTTTTCCTGTCGTAGATAGCGTAGTCAGGCTGTACATTATGCTGATAGAGTTCCGTTGCCATCCGGCTCCCTTCAAAGACCGTTGTCTTTCTCTTTCTCGATTATATACGGTTTATATTCTATGTCAAATAGCGTATAATACGTATGTAGCCTTTTGCTTTCTGGATAAGATTGATACCCTTATCAGGAAATGTATAAGAGAAGATGCGGTCTTTGATACTTGATTGTTTTTTAGGGATTTCCCTTACGTTTCTTTGGAATCATGATATCCAAAGAAATCCTGGGAGTCCCGTTTTGCGTTCTCTTTTTATTTCTCTTGGAAGAGTTATGGCTCTTCTCGGAGAAAAGAGAAAGACGCGCGCTGCCTGTTTTCACAGGATTCTGATTCTTTTATTTCGGGATCTTTCTGCTCAGGCAGTGTACGATAGCCAAGAAGAGTTAAAGAAATCGTCCGCACTTCGGGTATCGATATTCTTTGGATTCTCTTTCTAGCTATCGAAGAACAAGAACACTCAGGCTTTTATCCTTTTACTTGAATGTTCTGTAGGAGAGTCGTCTGTACTCTCCATGTTTTTGTATTCTCTTTTTGCTTTTTCTTGAAAAGGGTATGGCCTTTCAAGGATTATAAAAAGAGGATGCACGCTACTTTTAGCGAGCAAAGTCCGTATTTGCTTTGTTTCGGATTCTGTTTGCTAAAGTAATGTACGATAGCCAAGAAAGAGCAAAGAAATCTGCTACCCTTCGGGTACAGGTATTCTGTGGTTCTCTTTCTGACTATCGAAATTCAAAGGGCATTTTGGCTTTCGCTTACTTGAGTGTCCTTTGAAGGAGAGTCGTTCGCACTCTCGATTATATTTTCATAAAAAGGAGGCATACATCATGGCAAAATATCCAATAAGATGCCGAGGAAAAAAGGGCGACATCATTGGTTATTTTACGATCAATGATGTCCTCGTAAAAGATTTTGATGGGTATCCGATGTATTTCGGAAAACTTATCGACTCCACCGGTAAGATAGTCGGCTCTTATCGGTGTTATACTAAAAGTTTTCCGCTTCGTCCTATTTGGTGGGATAAGAAGGGAAACAAACACTTTTCTGGGTACTTTTGTTACAGATTAGGTGCCCGTATTTCCGACATTCTAAACGGATACTACGAAGAATGCCCGTTTTAATAGGGGTTCTTCATAGTATCCTTATTTCTACAAAGGAGGAGTTTATCATGAAATTAAATTTAAGAGAAAAGAACAATGATTATCTGTTTCCGATAGATTTAGATAATCATCATGGGTATTTCTCTATTTATTTAGAGAAAATATATCAAACAGACGGCGCTGAAAAATACGTGGGCCGTCTTTTCGATGCCGACAAGAATGAAGTCGGTAACTTTAATATGGTTATACCAAACAATATCCTGTATAGTTTGGTTTGGTACAACAAGAAAACAAAGAGATACCATCGTCGCGGTATCTTTCACGATATCTTGGCAATCCGTATTCGTCAAGTTTTAGCTGGCGATTATGGAGACTACACAAAAGGGGGAGTAGCATAGCATGATTAAGAATATACTGAAATTTTTAGTTCTTTTTATCGTTGTTGCTATTATATGCAGCATCGACGTAATCGAAGCCGTTGTCTTTGGCGGCAATGACTTTTTATTTCTACTGGTAGTTATAGCTCTAGGAGCTATTGAATTCATGTACTTCCGGTATAAAGATAACCGGTAGTACTTGAGTGTTTTGCGAGAGTTTTCGATCTCTCGCTTATTTTTTTTGTTTAAATTCACAAGGAGGAGGAATTCACACATGGAAAAGTATGTTATTAAGTATGGAGAAAGTCGCGGGTATATCAGTGTCGAACTAGACGAACAGAAGAGTCTGCTGTCGGGAAAATACGTATATCGCGGGCAGATCTTCAACGCTTCTGAAGAGCCAGTCGGCATATGGTTCTGTAACGACGCCTGCGCTGACCAGCTTTGTGTTGCGTGGCGGCAATCAGCGTCTGGCGACTGGCACATCTCTGGTACGTTCTGCAACGTATTAAGTGCTGCTGTGGAGTCTATTATTTACGGTATGAACACTGGTGACTACCCGTTTTAGGGTAGTCGTTCATGCCGGCGCGTTCATACAGCGTGCTTATTTTTTGTCTAAATTAACAAGGAGGAATTCACTATGACTAACACATTCGCAGTTGATATTATGAGCAAAGAAAGTTTTCTGGCCTATAACCATCAAGGCCGTTATGGTTATATCTGTAAAGTAACCAAGCCAGTTCTTGGCATCTCTACTAAGAAATGTGCCATCTGGTTTTACAAGAATCACCGTAAATATTTCACGCGGCGGTTCATCATGGTGACAGAAACGAAAGCCGACGCTGTCGTTCTTTATCGTCACTTAAAAGAAGAACCGGCCTTAAAGAATAATCCGGTTCATTATATCAAAATGGAAGAAGCGGCTGAAGCTGCTCCTGAAAAAGGAGTTTCCAAATTGCACGCTCTGGTGGCTATTCCGTTCTGATTTACTTGAGTGTTCTTTAGGAGAGAGTCTTCTTGGCTCTCTCCTTTTCTCTTTAATGCGGCCAGAGAAGGTGACAAGCCCTTATAACGCAGAGTCAAAGAGAGTGTATTTACATCATTCAAGGAGGAGTTATTATGAAAAACATCCAAAAACTTATCAACCGTCTTTATCAGTACCATTTCGCTGTTGGCTATAACGCTTGCAGCGACACGGATTTGATTCCGGAAGACGATATGGAAGGTACGCTGATTAGCGATCTCCAGGAAGCTGGCGTATCCATGGAACAAATTCAGTTTGTTATCATGAAGGCCGTTAATGATGGTGAAGAAAAAGCCATCTGGGGCGACAAGAAAGAAGGGTTCGCATTATGAAATTAAATACCCATTGGCAAGATTGGTTACATATGTATGATGTAACCGAAACTTACCAAAATGCATTGATTGACTGGTTTCAGCAACCAGGTATTCTGACAGCTCTTCGGTTAGCCAAAGGATTCGGTATCTTTTGGATTCATGCTTTCAAGTTTTCTTATAAGCATGATTCGAAAGAACTGGACCAGATTTGTGAACTCGTTGAATATAATGTCAACGTTAAGTTCATGGACAAATAACCAGGGCCGCCATCGGCTACTTTTCTAGAGGATTAGGCGCCGCTTTCGCGACGCCTTTTCTTCTTTTGTTACTTAAGTGTCTTATGGGAGGTGAGCACTATGGAATTTCTGATTGGTTTAGCTATCGGGACCTTATTCTCGAAGCAAATTAAAATCGTAGTCAAAGATTTCCTGGCTATGTTCCGGGAAAAGAAAGATATCCAAAAATAAAAGGAGGCATTCGCTATGTTATTTTCTAGAAATAAAAAATTCTGCCTGGAAACGGATCATTCCGTATCCAAGACAGAAGTACAGGCTGCCTTTTCCAAGATGTTGAAAGAAGGGCAGTCTTACTTTGTCCGTCAAGGATTCCTGATCTCTATGGACATCGGAAATCGCAACGATTCTGAAAAAGAAGTTAATTCCATTCTTTCGCAATTATAAAGGAGGATTCGCTTATGCAGAATAATATCCAAGGATGGCAAGGCGTTATTACGGTCATTGTAAAGAAACCCATGCCGGCTGCCGTTTTCCATAGCAAGATATACTCTCTGGTTGGTATTTTAGCCAGCCAGAAGTTGCCTTATATCGACACTGTCGATCTTAAAGTGTACATGAATACAAAATTCGGGCCGGATTTTAATCTGGTTTCCGAAATTAATTATATCGTCCAATGCTATGCCATGGACGAATCTAAGATTTTCGTTCGCTGAAAGGAGGATCCTATCATGGATATCCAAAGATTATTAAACAACTGTCGCAGGGAGCACAACCTTATAAATAAGGTTGATATTTCCAAGGGTAAGAACATGCTGGCCTCGAAAGGTCAGCAGTTCCAAGTCCCGTTGATCGAAATCCGGAAGAACCAGAAGAAAGGCTGGTTCTTCACGCAGAGACTTACTGCACACCCGGAAGATCCGCGGTGTATGCAGGCTCTTTACGAACTGGGGCCTCAAGTTGGCATGAACGGATTATCCTTCGAAGAATACGAAGGTACCCGTAATATCGTCAATATCAACTTGAGTGCAAGAGTTGAATCCGGAATCTTAAAAGAATTTCTCCGGAGAAACAATAAAGTCGTCATCGGCGACGGCTTTATGCAGATAACCATTCCATATAAACGGGAATGGAAGGAACAGGCTATATTCATCAACGGGAATGTAGCCAATGTTCCGCAGCTGGATAAGTACGAAGGTACTGAATATCAGTTGATATCGGCTGTTCCGAGTCAGATGCGGCGTTGGACTGCTACGTACTGCCGCTCTGACCTTGTCCCGAAATTCGAAGCCTGCTTCGAAAAATTAACGGCCGGCACTGCCTCTGAATTGCTGGGTCATGAAGAAGAAGTTAAAAACGTAGTAAAATGCGTCGCAAAATACTTCCTCTTAATGGTCCCGGGTATCCGTAAAGATTTCTCTCTAAAAGATTACGGATGCACCATTTTCTTGGGTAAATTCGGTGGTGAGCAGGAACGCTGCGACGGTGCAGCAAAAGTTTCTGACGCCGTCATCGCCGATAAATTAAATATTGACCGGGCACAAGCTCGTTCCTTGTTCTGCCAGATGCGGAATTTTAAAACCTCTAAGGTTGCCGCTACGGTAGAACCACTGGAACAAATATCCAGGTTCGAAGGTATCACACTGAAACGGCTGGGATGCCAGATCATCTATGTCGATAAGTTCGAAGACATCTTTGACGAATCCGGAGAAGTTAAAGAAGGATTCAGTGGCAATCTGATTCATGTCGGAAATCCGGGGCGCTGCGACTTCCTTTCTGACTTGAATGGCTTTAAGCACATCCCTCGTATCACGGAAGCCGAAGAAAGCTTCATGATCCTGGATATGGGGAAGGACAGCAAAGGACACTCCAACATGCAGTTCCTTCAGTATAACCAGGATTATCCAGGTTTCGAAGACGAACTGGTACGGTTAGGAAAGGCAGACATTAAGCATAGAATCCGGACGATGATTCAGAAACGGGATTTTATCTCGGGTCTGGACATTAATCTGGATAAAATCTATGCACCGAATCTGATTGCGCAGATCACACCGCGTGTCTTTCAGCAGTCTTATCTGAAAAACGCGGTAGAAAAGGCAATCGTCACCAGCCTGAATAAAGTCATCCATCGGATGCACTTTGCTATCGACGGTTGCTATTTAAGAGGTACGACTGGTCCAGAATTCTGGCTGGATCAGGATCACTTCCTCCAGGAACACGAAATTTTCATCAATAATTCACGCTACTGGGGGAAACACTGCGTAGTTCTTCGGAATCCAAGAAGTGCCGCATGTGAAACGTATCATTCCGACGTCGTTTCTTTGTGGACGCTGCTCGAACGGATTCTGAACTCGGATATCAGTGACTCAGAAAAGATTTACTACTGCCACTGGTATTCGAACATCTCCCGAAACGTCATGGTCTGCACAGGATCTGATGAATTCAAGGATATGTGTGGCGGCGCCGATTTCGATTATGATGGCTATGCTGTCGTTTTCGATCCCTGGATCGTTAAGATGTTGGAATCAAAACCCGCTTTTCAGGTTAAGATTCCAAAGGATAAAAGTTCGGCCGGCAGCGTTTTCTGTAACACTTTGCAAGAAGTCGTTACAGAAGGGTTTATCCGTACCCTTACTACCGGCAATATGGGCGTCGCGGATGTTGCTATCCAGAATAGTAAAGTTCAGACACTCAAATTCTATGAACCGGAAGGAGATGAACCATCCAGAGAAAAAGTTTTCCATGATATTCGGGAAGCGATGGGCGCTGATTTTGACCCTGAATTCGGTAAACCTGTAGATTACGAAAGACAGTTTACAGGACCTTGCGAAATCGGGGAATCCGAAGTCAAAGGAAGCAAGAATGCACTTAGCTGTTCCCGCGATACAGAGGAAAACTTTCAGAGATATTTGGAAGACGTATCCGTACAGTTTATCGCTATTATCGGGAGAATCATCGACTCCGCGAAAACTGGCGAATCTGTCACGGATCCATTCTGTGTAGAAGACGAATACGGATCGAAGCACGATGGCCTAGAGCATATCTTTCAATTGTTCCGAAAAATCAATCCGGCTACGAAACGGCCGTTCGCGTGCATCGTCTGGAACCCGGACAAACTGAAATTCGAAGCGGAAATCACCGAAAAATCCTTCAAGCAAGTACATAAGGATAAGGATGGAAACATCCTCTTCGAAGAATACTTCCTCCGGGATAAAATCTACGACGCACAGTGTCGTATCGTAAAATGGGCTGTGAACCTGATTAACGGCTTACGGAAGAAAGCCAGTATCACGGACGAAGAACAAGCACTGCACAAGAAGTACGCTTCTTTGCCGTGTACAAAGAGTTTGAAAGAACTCGATCTGGCCGCTTCCGATATGGCCAACATTTCTATTGTCTCTTCCTTGAATGCAAAAGCTGCCGGACAGAATGCCATCGGCGTCGCGCAGCCTTATATCTCGGACATGTCACGTATGTTCATGGATATGGCCGGAGTATCCAAGGAAGAACGGTTCCAGGTAGCTACGGCTGTTAAAGACATCGATACGGTATCCTCTTTCGCTTATAACCAGCTGAAAGAAGAAACCATCCAGTATGCCTTGACACTGCCGGATGCTATTCATACCCTTCGGGAACGGGTGCTTCCTTTGAAGCACAAAAAGTTCTGGTCCATGCGTCAACATTTTGTTGATGGCCGCAGTGAAGATTTCGTTTGCACCAGTTTCAAATTCAATGGTACATTCGTTATCAGAAAGAGCGGTATCGGATATTATATCCAGTCCGATATCCGTGATTTCATTAAAATCCCGGACGCTACCGGCAAATTACTTTTCCGTGTCGTCTCTATTACGGATGAACAACGGGAAGCATTGAACCAGAAACTCGTTAATAAGAATGAGTATACCTGGGTCGTCGAAACGTACTTCCCAAAGAAAGACAGCCGTCATCCGGACGCTATCTATACCATCGATAAAGATGGAAATAAGGAACGTGCGTGCCGGATCCGGTTAGCCAACGACGCCTTTTCGGGAGTCCTGAACAACTTCATCGTGACGATAGACGACGTTATCGATGAAAAGTTCACGAAAGGGACGAAAGGCAATAACAAGGAGATTCAGTCTTTGTCTCTCCTTTGTCAGTTCGCAGGATTACAGGAATCTTAGTTGATAGATTTCTGCAACCTTGTGATGCCAACCGGCGTCTTTAGTGATTTGCTGTTTTTTTGTTGAGTGTTCTTTGAGAGTTGCCGCCAGCGGCTCCTTTTATGGATATCCAGCTTCTTTGGCTGATAGATGTCCGAAAAGAGAGCTGCCAGCGGCTCCTTTCAGGGAAACACTCTCCTTTTTGTTGAATAAGGCTACCGAAAAAAAAATAGCTTCGATAGCCTTGTCGAGCAAAAAGGCTCGCGAAAGACGTTCGCTTAAAGTCTTTCGAATATAAATTTTCACATTCAAATAGGAGGAATGTATTATGACAAACGCAATCGATTTCACGAACATGATTAAAGCAACACAGGTAAAGATGAACTCTGCGGAAAACGTAGTTTCCAACGAAAACATGCGTCGGAACACTTCTACTGCGAATGCTCCGGAACAGATTGGTTTGGTGCAGGTCGGTCGTAACTCGGCTAATCAGACATGCGTCTACGTCATTACCGGTGGCTGGGCTCCGGATAAAGAAGTCGTCATGACGAAACAGCTGAACGCCGAAGTCTTCGCGGAAACGCCGACTCGTGAAGAAATCCTTCGTACAGTTTGCGAAGCCGCGACTTCTTTAATTAATGCGTCCGCAAAAGAAGGTCGCAAGACGAACCTTCGCATGGTCATGTATGATGGCATGGCCATCAAACACTTCTCGATGATTTCGGCTAATCGGAATAACGAAGACCCCGTCGAAAAGATGTGCACAGGTCGTGACGGCCGTCCGTATAACTACTCGGACGAAACCAAGAAAACTTTGGCTGAATATGCACAGGCCGTTAACCATTTCCGTGACGTTACCGGTAAGAACCTGTTCGTCGAAACGTATAAGTCCCAGCTCTTCTGGGATATCGTAGTTCCCGACGAACTACGCGATAAAATCGAAGCAGGCACGGTTCTGAAATTCCGCGATAACGAATGCACGAACGTGAAAGGCATTCACTTCGCACAGGAATGGCACCGTGGCAATGCCCAGTACCGTGTCCATCTTGATATGGCTACGAAATTCAATGAAGACGGTTCCATCATCATGGACGAAAACGAGAACCCCGTTCGCGAAATCCGTAGCTATTCTGTCGTACGGCCCACTATCCAGGTCGGTGAAAAGACGTTGCCGAAGAACTCCAAGGCACGCTTCGTCATCGATAAACTGGCTGGATACGCGAAAGCAAATCTGCCAGTAAAGGAAATTGCTGTCCTCGAAGGCGATGAAGCCGAAGCCGCTATGGCAGAATTCTTCTAATTAGCCATAAAGAAAAGGGGCGCCTCCGGGCGTCCCTTGTTTTTTCTTATACGTTTAATAAAATTGTTTTCTACAATTTTATTACTTGAAACGTATATTAAAACACACGTTAAGCCGAAAAAAATGAAAACTTAAATAGACTTAAAAAGTTTTTGTCTAGTACTATAACGTGTATAAAGAAAATAGACTCAAAAAATTAATATTCTTAATACGTTACTTAAAAAGGAGTTGTTCGCCATGTTGCTTATCCGCGGTTTTTCAAAAGTATCCAAGAAAGGTGAAGCCAAGAAAAGAAAAGAAGCTTACGCACCGCTCACGATTACGTATCGGGACGGTACCGTAAAAATATATGAACCGAAAGATTTCATGGCTAACGGAAGTTTAAAAACAAAGAAAGGAGGCGCCGCTTTATGTTCGAATCAATAGAAGTATCCGTACCGAACGCCGATGTAGCCAATAAGCTAATCGAATCTGTCGGTAAGCTGGGCATCTGGGGCGATTATACCCTAGACGAAGAAACCGGGAAGCAGACAGTCGTTTTCCTGGACGTAACAAAGGAAGACCTGAATAGCATCCGTGCTTTCGCTACGATGTATAAAGCGACGGATATCGTTATTTCTGGATATAGCCGCGGCGCCGAAATCCTTTCGGATACTGCGGATATCTTAGGAAACGAAATCCTGAAACCACTAGCGAAAGATATAGTTTCCGCAGGATATACGACAAGTACATGGATGAAACAGAATATCCAGGAAATAAAAGAACGTCCATGGGAAAACGGAGACTGGTCTCCGTTAAAAGAACGTATCGAAAGTATCAAGCCTTCATTTTTAAATAAGTTAAAATTCAAAAGGAGCGAAAAATAAATGGCAACCGTCATCGAAATTAAAGCAAAGAAGCCAAGAGGATTCTGGAGCAAATACAAACCAACTAGACAAGAGCTAGAAAGAATGCATGTAAAGAACGGATTAACGCCGACACAAATTGCAGATATCATGAGCAAACGATACGGAATCACCATTCCAAAATATTCCGTTGAACATTGATTGAAAAAAGAAAAATTGTACAAACCAGTACAGCGCCAGAAGAAGAGAGCTACCGTCATCAAAACAAACGACGACGAATTCTTCGACACCATCATGCATATCAGAGATATCAAAGACAAGAAGGCACGAGAATTCCTGAAAGATGAAGCCATCAAATACTACTACGACATCATCGTATAAAGAAAAAGGGGCCGCTTCGGCGGCCCTATATTTTTTTTATATCTGCTTTCTGTTGCCAACGGCTCCTTCTTTGGAGATATACTGGTTAATAAAAATGTCTTCTACATTTTTATTACTCTGATATACTCTCTTAAAACAGAAAAAGCTTTTTTATTTTATTTTTTATTTGGATATTTTATTTTTTATTTGATCGATTATATATAGGGAACGATATACCCACGAGCGCCAATATAAAATAAGAGACGACGCGAGCGTAGCGAGCGCCAAGAAAGAGGAAAGAGCGTACGCGACTATATATAATATAATAAAAGAACGAGCGTAGCGAGAAGCTATATCCGGCAAACGTAAGCGTAAACGAACGGAAAACGGATATAGTCACAAATAAATAAAAGCTGGCGAACGGAAGCGAGCCAGCTTGTTTTATATGCTTATATAATTTAAATATAACTATGTCCGATCAAAAAGTTTATCTTATAAACTTTGCGATATATAATATATGATTGAATATAACCAAAGAAGTCTAAGGAGGATATGCCGCCTTATTTATTATATTGGCTATATATATAATAAACAGATATAGGATCATAAGATACTATACACAGAGGAATCCAAAAAGGGGATGCGCCCCGTTTCATTATTTATATGATACGGTTTATAGTACAGATAAACCGTGATATAATATAGCTATCGTTATAAGATAGGGTATAAATTATATCTTCATATAATTTATAACTCGATATAGATATAAATAAACACGGCGGCTGTTTCTTTTTATAAGCAAAAAAGAAAAGCCGACGAATGTTTTAACGATGCCGATGACCAGATAACCATACGTCAGAGGCATGATAAGCTGATAAATATGTTCCGTAAGCATTGTTGATGATACAATACTTATTACGACAGATAGAACGAGATACTTTATCGTGTTAAAGAAATAAAACCTGGTTTTTCAAACTTTTTTTTATTCTGTTAATTTTTACAACTGTTTAAACCATTGAACTTTTTTTATTCTGTAGACTTTTTACAGAAAAAAAGCTTTTTTGAACTTTTTTGTTCTATGAGCTTTTATAGCTATTTAGACTTTGAACTTTTTTGTTGTAAGCACTTTTTATAGGTAGCTGTATCGATATAAATATTGCCAAGAAGGCCGATTTTAGAGCGATACAGCGATAGTTAACGATAAATAGAGTGATTATATATATTTAAACGGAAAGTGAGCTGAATTTCATATGCTAGAGAATATATTCGTTGAGACATATAATTCCGCTAAATTCCCAATGTTTCATGATAATCTGAAATCATTGTCTGCGAAATATAACTTATGGAAAAAGGAAGAAGAAGGCTATCGATTCTATCATGCAAATCATATGGTACCGGTACGGATAATTGATAATAAGATTATATTCAGTTACGTAGAAGATAAAGATGATGGATACGGAAACATCGTGAATACAGGAGTAAGCCAATTTGTTACGAAAGAAGGATATATATTTTATTGTATCGATTATTTTTTTCGTAAAAAAGAAGATAGATTTCCGAAAGATAGTTTCTTCGAATTCTGGGTTAAAACAAAAAGGAATGAAAAAGACGGCGAAGATAGACTATGTTGCTGTACAAATATTAATAAGCTTATACTCTACAGGGAATACAAACATATTCCTTTGGATAAAAGGATAGAAATATCGTTAGAAGACGGTAGTCTCGATATATGGACATATAAAGAATAAAAATGAAAAAAGGAGGCGTCGTCATGGATATCTTAGATAATATGTATATCGAAATAAAATACAACAATAAAAGAATAGCCAAAGGGAGTTTACGAGAAGTAAGCAAGAAGATGAATATCTGGAATAAGAAAGATAACGGATATTGCTTAACGTATAAAAGGAAACTACCGATTTTTTATTATCCTGAAAAGAAAGATGGCATTATTTTCGAAATACCGTATAAAGACGGATCTGAAAATAATTCGAATATGGATATCTATAATAATTTGTTCACGATATCCAAGGATAAAAAAGCGGCGCTTTTTATAGACTACGATATATGGCTAAACATCCATGATCAAAAAAAAAGAATCTTAATTAATATAAGATTATGGTTCGATATCGATGACGATGATTGTATCGCAAGTACGAATTCTCTGGATATCGTAACTGCTTATTCGATAGAAATAGATATCCATGGGCATGTACGATTAAAAGATCGTTTCGGGAACAATTGTAGGAATGCGAGGGTATATTTAAATGGACTCAAAAGAACTGATTAAAAATATATACGTCGTCATCGAAGAGAATCATATGAATCATGAACGAGTATTCAAAGGAAGATTATCGGGTATATCCAAGATTATAAATATCTGGAAAAAAAATGGCGCCGCCTGGAGTTTTTTATACGACAAGTGCAAACTCCTGATTAATTTATCCGAAGACGGAAATATTCTTATTGACTTAAAGGACGAATCGAATCCAACGCCTGTATATTTTGCTGTTTCAAGTGCTTATCTGCAATATAGCAGTATATCTTTTTCTTCGATATTAAGAAGCGAACTTCGAAAGAGGAGATCCATTTATTATGTACGAATCGAGAACCGGTTTATATATAGGAACGGTAAAACCGTTGAAATATCGCTATATTTTAAAATAAAACGTGACCTCGATACGTTAGCGTTTGATGTTATGCCGATAGAAGATGAAGAACTAAACGGGATTCAAGACGATTATTTCGTTCGTAAATATCACTATCGATTATCTTATTTTCAAGATAAATTAGAATTAACGTACGGACATTTACATTTAGAAAGGCAAGGAAAATGAACAATATATTATCTAAGATATGGTTTTCAATACAATATAGCCAGAAATTAAATAGAGATTCATCGGGATGTTATCTGGATATTAACGACAATTTATTAAATATCAGTAAAAAATATAATATCTGGTGTCCTCATAAGAATGGTTATTGTCTTTCGCTAGAAGGATTTAAATTTCCGATATTTTATTATCCAGAATATGAAAAGGATAATAAAAGCGCCAATATTCTTCAATTCGGTCGAGCCGATTATTATGGTGATTTATTTATCGACGACGATAGATATAATAACACCGGAGGAATATTTATATTAACGAAAGACGAAGAAAAAATATTATATATGTCTTACAGTATTTTCGATAGAAATATTGTGAGTCTACCTATAGTGTCAGCATATATATGGTTCAGTGTATACGATGATTCTATATATCCGAATTTAATGTATTTAAAAGAAGAAATGCCGGCGGATATTGCTTATTTAAATCCATACGAAAAAAGTTTAAATGTATATACCGATTATGAAGTGTATGCTATCGATGTCCATCGAGATGGGCGCGTCTTTTTGATTCGGGATTCAAAATTTGCAAAGGAGCACGAACTATCATGGATTGGTTAAAAAATATATATGCCCGCATCTGGTACGAAGATGGCGAACTGTTCAATGATTATATGATAAGTGGACGATTATCGGCTTTATCTAGAACCGATAACAGATGGGAATATGATCCATTGACGTTATCTTATCATCCTAAATTCTTCGACAATCAAATATATACGATATCGTATATCGGAGAATTAGGATTATCGATATTATCCCATGATAAAGATATTGTTTATCCAGGAGATCCGATGCCGATTTCGACGATGCTTTTAAACGCAGAAAATGAGCCGACAACTTTTATTTTTACGTTAGGAGAAGAAAAGGAACCAAAGAAATGCATCTATTTTTTTATATTCGTTATTATTCCGAGAAAATTGTATCGTACGACCGAAAAGAAATTTATCCGAGCCGAAATTGCTTTTAAAGGAATATACGATAATGAAATGAAATGTTTTCTAAGCCAGTTTAGCGATAAAGATATATTGAGTTCCGATATGATTTTTAAAAATTCTAAAGCATTTCATCTCGATGATACTCTTAAAGGAGTTCATATTTCTCCTAATGGAGAAATCATATTTCAGGATTTTATAGATTAAGGAAGTAAGAAAGGAGCGCGTTTATTTTTATGGCATTTTATTATAAAACGAGACATGGGCTACCGTTCATCACGGATGTATCGGGATATATAGCCATTATTAATAAGCAAGATAAAAACTGTGTTTTGTTCGATTATAAATTCGAAGACTATAATCCGGAGAAAGTCGATCTTTTTAAACTTTACGGTGTATCGTTTAATATGATCAATGCAGCGTTACATACGTCTGGATATAAAGCGAACGAAGTTGATATCTATTTTATGGATAAAGATGAATACGAAGCGATATCTAAGAAAACATATTTAGAATATAAAGCCGAAAAAGAAGGAGAAACTATAAAATGTAAAATTATAAAACAGGAGAAAGGAAAATGATGATAGACGATTTATTGAAAAGGCTTTATGTTCTTATCCAAAAAGGATATATTCATCGTTTTGGATTAATAAGACAGCAAATCAGTACAATTGAATCTTGTACGCTTTATGAGTTAGCCTGTAAGAATAAATTATGGACTTGTAGTTCAAATTGGAATCAGCTTATGTATCAAAATAAGTATAGGCTGCCTATTTTTACGAACAAAGAAATGAACGATATTCGGATAGATTATTCATTAAATCCAACGAAACCATTCGGGACGATGCCTGGAATTTATAATGATGGTAAGATATATCTTATAAAACAAATTATGGCCGAAGTCGACGATGAATTATTGATGCCTGATACTTATTATGGTTGTTTAATTAGTACTTACGTAGATAACATCATAAGTAGTGTTGGCTATTCCTATATTCCGTTTATCAATATAAGTATAGGATTTAGACTAGATTTTACGCATCATAATTTCTATAAATTTGGAGAATTATCAGATACGGATATACAGAACATTTTATATGAAGATTATAAAATAGCTGATATAGGACAATTTAAATATATTGATAGAAGGATAACTATGTCGTAAGAGACATGGAAGAAGGCGATGATTTTTGGAATTATCTATGAAAGATATCGTGATCGATATCAAAGAAACGACCGTAAGAAATATAGAAAAAATAATAAGAGCCAAACGATTATCTGATATGTCTAAAATGATTAACGTATGGAAGAAGCAAAACGATGGATATCAGTTCGTATATGATGATAAATTTTCTTTGCCTATTCATTTGTCGAACGATATGCATACGATAACGATGAATTTTCAGAGTATCGATACTCTAGGTAGAGATGTAAGCTATACCCTTGAAGGACTTAAAGAACATGCTGTCATAACCGAAAGAAAAATAACGGAATATCCAATAGATAATAGTAGTATTTCGTACGTTCAAATATTTAATTCTTTTATTTATAAAGATATCGAAGATTATTATAAGTACATTTTTATAAAGTTGAATTTTAAAGTAAAGATAAATTATGACACCATCTGCTCCTCTTATGAATTTCGTCCTATAACGAATTCGGAAGTTATGTATTTTTCGATTGTCGATCATCCAAATACGACTTATATTATGAAAGCTTCGCATTGTATTTATCGAGATGGTATATTAAAATTATAGAAAAGAGGCGTTTTTTATAGATATGGTTTATGTATTAGTATGTGATTTTTATGAAAGTACGTATGGTACCGAAATTATCGGCGTATATAAAACGAGAAAAGCCGTACAGGAAGAATTTAGGAAACTTCTTACAAGCATATGGCCTAAAAAAATAGAAGATTTCACCGATGACAATGGGAACGACTTTGAAAGATGTGTCGATGAACTTACGTATTGTTGCGATATCTTTCGAGATCATATGTATGCTGACACGTTCGAGATTGAAGGATAAGTGTTTATCTTTATAAAAAAAAAGGAGACGTTTTTATTTTGGATTTATTAGATAAAATATATATTGCGGTCGATAATCATGACTTTCATCAGGATTATCGGATGCCGAGAAAAGGTGTTATGCCGGTATCTGATTATTTTATGTATTGCGAACATTATCCGTATATGAATAATAAAGAAACGGACGCGCTCGTTTTATATATCATGAAAGGATTATATATCTTTCCGATGATTGGCGACAAAAAAGACGGCGGATTTGTTTTTAAATATTATTGGGATATTCATCGTGATAAAGTCTTAGAAAATCGTTTCGGATATATCACTTTCAAAGGCGGTTCGATTACGAGCTATAAAAATGTCGTCGAAATCTTATTATTATATCGTACTCAATATAAGGGCGAAAAAGATATCGATAATCCGAAATATTATATCGACTGGTGTTTTAAATTATATGTCGATAAGAAGACAAATACTATCGTAGCCATGGAAGATAAAAAGAAAAATAAAAAAGAATGGATGCCGAAGTATATTTTATCGCTTGATTTACTGCCGAGGGATTATGGATACGAAACGTTATTCCGATTCAATAAAGAAGGTGTCATCGTAGAATACGATCCGAAATTATTAAACTTAAAATATAAATAGAAAAGAGGTGAATATCCAAAAATGAACGATATGACGCCGCTCGATTATATTTATTTTAATTATGTCGATTCTCCTGAGTACAAAGAAAAAACGGTAGGTCAGTTGTTGCGACGATATGGTACGAAACTACGGGATAAAAAATACTATCCGATATACGAAGAAGGATATACTATTATGAATTCGCAAATGAAACGATCGCATACATATTTCTTACCGATGACGATAAAGACAGAAAGACAGCCGCTGGTTACGGTTACTTATGAACGAGAATATCCGATAGCTGTTAACGTCATGTATATACCGGCAACGGATATGTTATCAGTCAATGTTGCTTTTAAAGGAATGTATGGCAGTATAAAAGATTATATCGGCTGGCGTTGTTTTAATTTTATGGTAGTGTTAGACGATAATCTGAATATGACATTGACATCCGGCGAAGCATTCCGTAAAGATTTCTATAAAAAATATTATGACGACGCCAGTATGTTCTTTATGGAATTGGATACCATTGTATTTTCAGATAAATCGTATGATTGGCGTGTTAAGATATACAAAGATTATCACGTTAAATTCTGCAAAAGTTATATGCGGTTACTTCCCGAGTTCATTAATAAATGTAAAGAAGGAAAAGGAAAACGCTTCAGGATCGATATGCGGCCTTATCTATGGGGAGATTAATATGTATGCTACTATTGTGCAAATATTTATAATTCTTTGTGCTATTTATTATTTTTTCGTGTTAAGAGAGATGTTTGATTTATTTTGCCGAAACAAAAAAGATATTTTGTATATCTTAAGGTATCATTTTTATAAAAGATATTATAAACTAAAGTATAGGGATCAAGAGATACCGCTCGATAAAATATATATCGAAATCCAGATAAACGTAACACGAAACTTAAGATATCTAGTACCAACAATTGACTCATATAAGTATTCTGGGATAAGATTGGCTAAAATGTATGGCGCGCGTATGTCTCATGATTCTTATTGCTATCAGATAAAGATACGGAATAGAAAAATACGATATGATAGCGTGAATCATCAGGATCATTTATTATTAAAAATCCCTAATTTAAAAAGAGATATTGCGCTTCATATAGCGTTAAATGCGATCTGGAAATATAATTTTCTTTATCATCCATGTAGTAGAGATAATGAGATAAGAAGCGACAGGACATATGCTCAACTTGTCGATATCCATATAAAGAAAAAGGACGGCGAATATTATTTTCGATATCGTTTCGACCCATTGTTATACGTAAGAATAGATAAAGAGCTTATATCCAGATATTCGAGGCGAGGTGATAATCATGTATTTTAAGATATGGTTTGCGATAGGAATTTGGTTAGATATATCGATGTTTCTATTCCATGATTATCTGAATATAAATTATTTATTCTTTTATTTCTTTTTGATTTGTATGCTATGGTTACTGATGGCTATTCCGGCGTTATTTTCAATTCCGTTAGGTATGCGTGATGATTTTAGTATCCCAAAAAATTAAAAGAGGTGAATGATTTATGGAAGAAATAACAGACATCGATTTTTATCTTATTGTATGGCTAGGTATCGTTTCTTTATTGCTTATCTACGATTTATGGTTTACAGATCATTGTCTATCCAGAGTCATAAAAGAATTAAAGAAAGCCAATGAATTAGTTAAAGAATTGTTATCCGATAAAAAGTAGGCGAAGTCTATGGATCCTGTAACTAAGACAATAATGATTATTGCTTTTTCTATCGGAATATTAACTTTTATTTGCTGGGTAGTCGATCGAGAAATTAAAGAGAGACCAAGCGAGAAAGAATTAGTGCCGTCGGATTGTTTTTCGATAGACGATATCTATATTATTTTCGTTAACGACAAAAGGAATTATACGGATAGAGTTATAAGGCGTTCTTTAAAAAGTTTGTGTAAGCAATTCGAGATGCAAGTTGATTTAAAAAATCGCCACTATATTTTAAAGAATGTATCGTTCATTTATAAAATATCGGTATATCGTGGTCTTTCGTTTACTAAGATAGATACGACCGATACTATCCATGAACTCCGTATACCATTCGATAAATATTTTGTACAGTCTAAACAAAATATGAATTTTATGAGATATGTCGACGAAGGAGATATTTCAATATCGCAATCGATAAATAATAGTGACTATCGTGGATCTTATCATATCTGTTATAAAATTTAGGACCCGTACTTATGTAAAAGCGAGCGTATGCGAGCGTTAAGCACGGGTATTTTTATCCTTCCATCAGCGAGAAGACTCCCACTTCTTAAGCGGGAGATGAATCGCCGTAACAAATATAATTAAATAATATAAAATTATATGATATAATAATCTTAACTAAAGGGAGGTGAGACTATTGAAAATTACTAAAGGCTTAAAGTTTCGTATATATCCAAATAAACAACAACAAACTATAATTAATAAGACTTTGGGATGTGTCCGTTTTGTCTATAATCATTTTCTGTGCATTCGTATGAATGAATGGAAACTTAATCATAATTCAATCCATTATAACGATACAGCTTCTATGCTGAAAGAACTTAAAAAATATCCAGAATATACCTGGCTTAAAGAAGTAGACAGTACGGCACTTCAACAGTCTCTTCGAGACCTCCAAAAAGCTTATGACAATTTCTTTACCAAGAAAGCTGGCTATCCTCATTTTAAATCCAAGCATAATCACTGCTTGTCTTATAGAAGCCAATGCGTTAACAACAACATTCGTGTTGTGTGCGATAGAATTCAACTACCTAAGATTGGAAGAGTGAAAATCAAACTCTCTCGTGAAGTAGTGGGAAAAATTTCTAATGTCACTGTGACGAGAATAGCTTCTGGTAAGTATTATGTGTCGTTATGCGTAACTTATGAAGCGGATGCTTTCTCTAATGCAGGAGGTCAACTCGGAATTGACGTTGGCTTGAAAGAATTCTACTCTGATAGCAATGGTAATACTGTAGCCAATCCCAGGACTCTTAGGAAATGGAGCCGTAAGCTCGCTAGGGAACAGCGCAAGTTGTCCCAAAAGATGCCGCGGTCTCGCCGCAGGGACAAGCAACGTATTAGGGTAGCTCGCGTTCATGAGCATATCGCCAATATTCGACAAGATTTTCTTCATAAGCTCTCCACAAAGCTAGTTCGAGAAAACAAAATGATAGCTATAGAGGACTTAAAAGTAAAGAACATGATGAAGAATCATAAACTGGCGAAAGCTATAGCTGATGTATCATGGAGCGAGTTTTTCAGGATGCTAGAGTATAAAGCTACACTGTACGGTTCTGAAGTTATCAGAATACCTACATTCTATCCTTCCAGTCAGACTTGCCATGAATGCGGTTATCAAAATCCGATAACTAAAGACTTATCTGTGCGTGAATGGGACTGTCCTAAATGCGGTCATCACTGCGACAGGGACGTTAATGCGGCCCAAAACATCTTGACTGTAGCATTATCTAGTTAAGATTAGAATATCATATACCGTGGGAACCACGGAAATCTACGCCCAGGGAGAGCGTATAAGACGCAGTAACTAAGGCCAATGCGCAGTGCTCTACGAACTGGGAATCTTCCGCTTCAAACGCGAAGCGTTAAGCGGAAGTAGTTCAATAAAAATATCTTTTTACTGCGCACGAAATATCCGTCTGGAAAATATCTTATATTTTTAGTGATATTTTGTTATCTTATTTAATCGAAAAAAGATAATTCGCGCTCCGTTTTTGACTTTTGGATATATTTATTTTTATATAGCACGGATTTATCTAAAATCCGAAAGAAAAATGCCGCAGTTTAAAACTGCGGCAGCTTGTCTTTTTATCCGGGTTTATGCGTATTTTGCTTGTCATAAATACGAGTTTGATAACCCGTAAGTTTCTATTTTTATAGCTTATGTAGTATAATATAGGGAGTTAAACTTGGAGGTGATCTAGTAAATTACTATGAATAAAACTTATCGACACAATAAAGACTATATCTTCCCGTTATCGATATTGAAAATAAACGACATACCTCTAAAAGCTTATTTTCAGTTAAATGGTCTAGACAAGACTGGTTTTTTGATGTCTTATATCCATGATGGGATATTAAAATTAAAGATGAAAGAGCCATATATCACGTGTACGATATTGCAGGATTTTAATTCTTTTGACTGGAAAAGGATCGATACTTTATATGCTTATTTTACGCCAGAAAGATATTTCAATGATTGTTCTATTTGCTTCTCGACGAGCTGTCAGACATACGACGGAAAGGCACATGGCGATTTTCCGTTTATTGAAGATTCACCAAAAGAAATAACGACGTCGATAATTCCTATACCTGAGAAGATGTACACAGGGAGATACAACCAATCGAATTTGTACGATTGGTACGATTTAAACGAACTATATAATAATTATATCCAGGTTTTCTTTGAAAATATGTTCCTAGTAGAATATGAAAATGGATATATACCGATAGATTTAAATAGGTGATTCGATATGGAGAATATTTTATTAGATATAAAGTATTTCTACGTCTGCAATTTTTATTTTGCGTGGAATCCACCATTTGATACGTCAAACGTTATGATTGTCGAAAAAGAACCGATACCATTGATGACTTTTATAAAAAAGTACGGGATACCCAAGATAGGATTCAATCGCCAACTTTTGGATATGCTTATCTGTAACAAAATGATTAATACGAATGTCACTATACTTATAGAATCTAATTCGTTATCAAGATTCTTTTATTTAGATTGTCTAAGTATTTGGTTGGCTCCTGGATTACCGAAAAGTGTAGAATGTAGCCATGTGATATGGTGTTATGACGAAGAAACGCTAAATAAGATTAGAGCGTTAGCACATCATAGCTGTAACCATGAATATAATTTTTATCGAGGAAATGATTATACTATGAATATCGGTATATATCGAGAAGAAGGAAATGATTTTTATCATGGATAAATAGAAAAAGAAAGGAAGCGCGCCAGATGGATATTCCTATATTTAAGGCTTCGCAAATATATTTATGTGATTACGAAGAAATGGCCGATACAACGTCTGCTAGTATGACTCCTTACTTTCATATCCTTAAATTAGAACGACTCGATAAATATTTACGAATAAATCAAGTAAAATTGGATAGAATTAATTTAGTCTCAGATAAGATATATACTCGAAAATATTGTGAACGAATACCTATATTAGATATGGAACAAATGATGCTGCCATTTTATTTCTACAAATTCTCCAGCATAGAAGATGATTCTAATTTTTTCCCTGGATTTACGATATTATATATCGATATGAATTATATCGTATATTATATAAAAAAGATGGAATTCATAAAAATAGTTCATACAAAACCAAATCTTATCAATATGGCTATCCAGATATGAATATAAAAAAGAGTCGCCAACGGCGGCTTTCTTGGACTTATTATTCGTTTTTTTGAGAGGAGTTTTATTATGGAAACATTAACTTATATGTTATTTGGTACGCCTTATAATATTTGCTTTGAAAAAACGATGTATCTTGATGAAGATCATAATCCTGCTATCCGAATGTTTCTTGTCGAAGATGAACAGATTACAGAGCCTTTCGGAAATTTGTCTGTAAACCTTGGACATATTCCTAAAGAATATAAAAAAGAGGGTAAAATTGCGGTCTTTCTTGACACAAATAATTTACCTGACCTTCCGGATTTTATTAAATCGAATAATCTTGGCGAAAATACTGGTTATATTCGTCAAAGTGGTTATTGTTTATATCCGCTTTATTTGCTAGATGAAGACATCATTAAGTTATATACAATTCACTAGAGGGTGTTTATTTTAAATATAAAAAATAGAAAGGAGGAAGTAAAATGAAGACAATCATTACTTACGCTTGCGGCCATGAAAGCACAGTACAGCTTTACGGCAAAAGTATCGACCGGGATCGGAAGAAAATATGGCTCGAACAGAACGCCTTGTGCTCAGATTGCTAGAAAAAGCAGCGTGAAAGAGAAACACAGAAGGTTTTAGCGGCCACAGCCAATCTGAATTTGCCAGCCCTTACGGGAAGTCGGAAGCAGATCGAATGGGCCATCGGTATCCGAGCTAAAAAGATCCAAGAAGCGGAGACTTTCTTAGATTCTAAACTTCTCAATGAAATTCAGAAAAAAGCGAATCAATTCTATCACTGGTATATTTCACATACGGAAGCGTCCTGGTGGATCGATCACCGTTATGATTCGCCCAAGGTCACGGCTAGGCTGAACCAGAAAGCCTGGAACAAATAAGAATAGGAAGGAGAAAAGCAATGCACTACAATGATACGGATACTTGGAATTTTTTGAAACGACATCTTGGGCACAACATTGAATGTGTCGGATACGGCAATACCCAGACTGATTTGGTTAATATTTCCATCGAGGATATGGATACAAACGAAGTCATTTTAGATTGCGACCGGCCGGACTGGTTGGATAACGAAGTAGAAGAAACATTGGATGTATGGCTTCTTATTATTGATGATAATAAATATGGGCCGTCGTACGAAATATATTCTACGGTTGAACTTGCGACAAAACGTATGGAAGCCTTACTTCGAGAAGTTTACGCTAAAAAAGACTACGGCTACACTGAAGAAGATATCCAAAAGGCCGTAGTTGAAGGCGCTTGGAACGATGGGAATAATTTCCTTGCCATACAGCGCCAGGAAGTTGCTACAAAATAGGAGAACACTATGATTGACGACAATTATATGTATTTTCACTGTGATACATGGGAAAGCTACGCATCAATGAATCCTTGCTACGATAATTATATTTATCGAAAACGTGCAGGACGCCGTGCAATGTGGAGAGTATTGAAAAATGATATCGAGAATAATGTCGTAAAAGTCGATCGTGAACGTTTTCCAAAAATTCGTAAAGTAATTCTTAAAGGAAATCCAGAAGATGCGAATAATTATATCTTATATGCGCATATTTTGAGATTAGAAGAAGCAATCTAACTAAAACGATATCTCACTATCAAGATAAAAAAAAGGCTATTATTTTAAGGTCGAAAATAGTTAAAGTTACAGCTTAAAGGATATTTTGGTACGTAAGTAAGAAAGGAATAATCACTATGGCAAACTATATTGGTACGTTTCGTTCTTCATACTTTCGAGTAGAAAATGAAGATGCGTATGAATCGTTGAAACATCATCTCGTCGTAACGGATGATGATGTTGAATTCTGGGACGAGGAAAAAGACGGAGAAATTTATCATGGTTTTGGAGGCTATGGAGATATTGTTGGTTACGTAGAAGATGTCAGAGCATATGAAGATTGTGAATCGGATGAAGAACAACCAGATTATGATCAATTCATGAAAGAACTCTCTAAGATCATTAAGGAAGGAGACGCTTGTGTTATTATGTCTGCTGGCAATGAAAAGCTTCGTTATGTTTCAGGAGATGTGGTCGTTATTACAAAAGATCGCGTCGAATACGATTCTCTTGAGAACCGTGCTAGAGAGATCATGAAGGATCATGGTATTGATCCAAGTTCTGTTGATATGTATTATTGATGTAAAAGCATAATAAAGAATACTGTCTTAAACATGAAATAGGAGGATACTATGATTGACGAAAAAGAAGTAAACGAGAGAGAATTGTGGGAATCCGCAAGAAAAATACGTGAATGTTGTAAGTCCCATTTACTTGACGATGCTAATGGCTATGGATGTTTAAGATGTCCTTTTTACCTTCAGGTTCATGGTTATGACGGATGTGCATTTGACGTATATCATAAAGCAGTAGCTCCTGCCCATAGCTGGTTAGTTTAGTTAGGAGGTGTTTGTTTTGAAAATAAAATACGAAGCAGTAGATGGCAAAATTTTTGATAATAAAGACGATTGTATCGAATATGAAACATATATAGACCATCAGTTCTTTTTAGTTTATATAAAAAATGGAGATACACATAAGAAAAATATTATTGTAGGTATCTCTACACACATCGATAAGAGCCATAATCTTATCAGTAGAGATTTAGCTGCTAAATTAGTTTCACAATATCTATCGATTAAATTTGGAATTAGCTTTTATTTCGATCATGAACATTTAAAAGATGACCTTTGGGAATTAGATGAAGAAAGTACTTACGGAGAATATTGTATCGATTATAATATTGTTAAAAAGTGTTTTGATAAATGCAAACGAGGAAGTTATAGCAAAGGTTACTACTGTAGCCTTAAAAATTATGAGTATACAGATATTACGGAAACAATTAAAAGCATGATTCATACCGATAAATCTTATATGATTAGTGAAAGCAATATCAAAGACATGGATGTACCATTCTAAGTATGAGTATGCTATAATAAAAAACGAAAAAATCATTTTATTTATTTTATATAAGGAGTAAACTAAGATATGCAAACGAAGACGATTTATATTGCGAAAGACGGAAAAGAATTCAAAGATATGAAAGGTTGCCAGGATTACGAAAAGAAATTAGCGGCCGATTTGGAAGACGTCAAGAAATATGATTACTTTAAAATCGAATTCGCGTTTGATTTCGATAAAGATAGTTTTACGAAATATAATCTTGTGAAAGTAAAAAAGAATACCCATCATCTTTTTGAACCGATTTATCCGAAAGACTTATTAACACAGTTATTAGGTAGCAGCGTTATTGCCTTTGACGCGAAACATGATTGTTTTTATTATACACGGTATATCCGTGATATCGAAGTAGAAAAAGTAATTGTTGAAGGCAATTGGCAGAGCTATATGGATATTTCAGAAGAAGTATATAATGGTCAAAATTTTTTAGATCCGTATAAAAAAGAAAAAGTACCCATGGCTATGTTACAAGATATCTTGGACGGAATTTTGAAGTAAAAAAAGGAGAAAGGAATATATATATTATGAGTAAGAGTTTAATTTCAAAAGTAAAGAAAGCCGGCACACTTTGTATCGGCGAATATATTTATACATACGTAAAAGACACAATGGATTTTATTATTCAGGTACCGAAGAAACAGGAAGAACGATATAACTTTCGATATCCAGAATTGATTAATAACCAGGTAGTCTGGTTTGCGTAAAATAAAAAAAGGATACGTTCGTGGGAATAAAACGGACGCAACTCCTTTACAAATTACGCAAAAGAGTAAACCGATACCGAAAGGAATCAAGGTGAATGGAAATTGAAAGTTAAAAAAGTATTTGGCGCGGCACTTATGTTATCCTTATCGATAGGTATTTTAGCTTGTGTACCTGAAAATAATAGTAACGCTTATGACGAAAATAAAAAAATTCCGCTAGAAATTATTTCTAAAGATTGCAACAAATATATGGGAAATGGGGCTGACGTTTATATTCTTCACGATAAAGAAACAGGCGTAGAATATATTTATGTTTACAATTATATTTCCGGTAAAGATTCGAGCTGTGCTATTCAAACTCGATTAGATAAAAATGGAAAACCTGTCGTGTCTAGATAGTCAGTAACGTTAGCTATTATGTAGATATTTAAGGAGAATTATGTCATGAATGATGACAAGATAAGAATCTATGTATGGCGTGCACTTTTATTCGCGTGCGTCTGTTTTTGGGCTATCTTTGGATATGTCTTATATTATTTGTGCGCTAATATGTTAGATTGACAGATAAGGATAAGAATATTATTTATATTAACTATGATAGAGAGGTGGTTTTAAATGGACAATATTTTACTAAAAAAAATGTTGGAGACTATCCAAGAATCCTGTGCGGATTATCGGGAAAATTGCTGTGATTGTATGCTTTATGCTCCGGATTCCAAATATTGTGCTCTAAATATTGATGAATTGGGCGGATTTCCTTTTTATTGGGATTTAGATAAATTTTTTGATGAACAACAATATCATGACGACGATGACTAACGAAGAAAAACAGCAGTTGATCCATCTTATCGCAAAACTAAGAAATGTATATTGCGAGCATTATAATTGCTGCTTCGATAAGGATAGGGATTATGATTGGGAGTATAATGAACGAAATCTTTGTCCGTTATGTTATGGCGGTCCAAGCTATTGTCTTTGTGATAAACTTATTATTAATGCCTTTCATATTGAATTAGAAAGAGTAAGACATCCGAGAATAAAATAAAAATAATAGATATGACTAATTCTTTGCGTTTTTTCAAAGAAGGGAGATGATATAATTGGATTTAGTAAAAATCAAAGATATATATATAAATCCGAATTATGTCGCGAATGTATTTTGCCAACCAATTCTAAAAGATGGTATATATGTGATATACATTAATTATGATGATGGTTCAACGACAGAAGTATATACGGAAAGAAAAGAGGAATTAGAGGAAATCGTTGAAAAGTTAACGACGCCAAGTCTTAAACAATACGCAAAGCGATTAAAGGAATATTGCGTAAAACAAGATAATGATTGTCGTAACTGTATTTTCTCGAGAAGCGATTCAAAAGGTAATTATTGCTTCATCGATGACGAAAGTGGAGAAACGTCCGGAATGCCGAGATTCTGGAATATACTTTAGTAAAAAAATAGAGGAGATGATTTTATGGCTAATAAGGAATATATCGTGTTTTCTAGTTATTATGACGATTATGACGATAGTTCTCCAGAAGTTATTTGTCGAACTAAAGAGGAAGCAGAACAATATATCCAGAATAAATGTTTTTTGAATTATAGAGACTGCGATATCCGTTATTATATCTTGGAAGTTGATACAGTCGATAATGTAAAACCTTATCGCCCTAAAAAAGAGTGTATTGCAGCTGAATTTCAATATTTTCTAAATACTACCGAAGAAGATAAGAAGTATTTTTTCTATGATTTTATAGCAAATTCGTACGACGCGATGGATATTTTAGATAAAGCAACTTTTTCGAAAGATACATGTGAAATCAATAAGCCTTATAAGACGATGTATGAAGCTAGAGTTGTTATGTTATTGGACGTTCCTGACGATATGAATTTCGAGGATTTCAAAGAGTATGCAATGGAACGAGTTAAGGATTATTTTCAGAAAGAACTAAAGAAAGAAAACCATAAGGTGGAGGTAGATGATGACTGAATACAAAATTCCTTCTGCTGAAGAAGCATATTATACGGCGAAGAATAAGCAACGTTTAATTGTTCGTGATTATATTCTGCAAAGTATCCAAAAAGGAATAACACATACGACAATTCCGAAAGACATTTTGGGAGATAAAGGGTTCGAAGGACCTGTTATTGGCGAATTGTTAGATAAAGGATATAAGATCGGGCGTTTTTCGGGAGATTATTTAGTTTCCTGGAATAAACAAAAGAAATAAGTAGCTATCGGCGTCTTTCTTGGATTTTATTTTTTACAAAGGAGGTACACACGATGGATTTAAGAAAAATAGATGTCATTGAATTTCGTAGAGGTACAGTCGAAGTCGATTTTGATTGCCCAATGCCAATCTGGAATCAAGTTCTTCAAAACTATGAACAAGGTAAAATTGAATTCCCTAAAGAATATGATTTAAAAATCGATGGCGACGACGAGGAGTAATTATGGCTAACATTTGTACAACCACGATTTACGTCGAAGGAAAGAAGGAATTTATTGAAAAACTGGATAAGTTATTCAATAAGATTGAATGTGATAATAATAACTTAAACGCAGCAGACAGACGTAGCAATTGGATTGGAAATTTACTTTTAAATAGTGGATTAAACCCTGATAAGTATGATACACATCGAGCATTTATCTGTGATTATGGTTTAGATGATAATACATTTTATATATTAATGGAATCGGCCTGGGCTGAAAAGATGGAAGCGATGAAAGCAATATTCAACTCAGTAGATCGAAAAATGAAATTTTATTATTTCGCAGAAGAATTTGGAACAGAGTATTATGTCTCTAACGATGTTGATAACAAGTATTTTGGTGATTACTATGTAGAAGGATATGCTGAGGATTATAGCTCGTCTAAAAAGTCTGGAGAACTGGATAGATTTAGAAAAATCATTGGAGAAAAAACCTTCTTTACAGCTAAAGAGCTTAAAGCCGCTTTAGCTAAATTGTTGCATGATCCATTTACTGAGTTAGACACGCTTATCGAAAAGATTAATAATGGTGAAGAATATAATCTAGAGAAAACTGGAATAAGCCTATATATTTATAAAATCGAAAAAGTAAACAGATAAAAGGAGAGATGAATTATGTTCAGCGATAATAAAGGGAATATCGTAACTTTTCCGTGTTTCGTATCTGGGTATATCAGTTTATTTGGAGATACGGATGTAGACGCAGCTTTTGATTTTGCGAAAGAATTCAATGTGCTTATTGATGATCCGGATTCGGTTTCTATCAATAGTAAATTATCGGTATATGATATCGATGGTATCTATGAAGCGTTAAATAAAATCGCTGAATATACAAAAGAAGGGCGCATTGAAATGTATTTCCCGCTCGGGAATACACTGCTTCGTACTTTTGAATTCGATAGCGAAAAGCAGAAATGGAACGAATCGTATATCTTATGGTCTGATGCCGATAAGAATCGAAAACAGGTTAAGAATTTGTAAAATTATATGCTTAGTGAAACGTATAAAAAAGAAGCGCTTGGGAAACTAAAAAATATAACTAGCGACGAACTGAAACATATTCTTACGGATATTGGATTGAAGGAGGTAAAAACTATGGTATGCGATAAATTCGATATTGAATTATTAAAAGATGGAGCATTTAAGGTATATCTTAATGATACCGTAAAAGAAATGCTGGAAAAATACGATCTCGTTGTCTGGGAAGATGATTTAAAATGGAATATCTTTGTAGACGGTACAGTCATGGTTTCTATTGAATCATTAGATATCCATGAATCGTTATGTCCAGCTGAAAACGAACCTTTTAATTTTACAAAACAGTTTGATAGTATCTGTAGACATATTAAAAACTCTATCGATCGTAGCTGTTGGGAAGAACAGTTTAAACGGGATATTCGTAAAGGAATGAAACCGACGTATCATCGTATTTCGTGGGAAAATACACGTTTTATGGATCATAAAGCATATAGTTCAGAATCTTTGGAATGTCAAATCGATATCATCATCGGAAATTATTTTAGCGAAAGCAGTGTCATTACAAAAGATGATAAAATCGAAGTTCGCAAGAGACTCAACAATATTTTGAAATATGTTAAGGAAGAATTTGGTGAATCATAATAGAGAAGTGATTGTATTTTAGATTTTAGTGTTTGATATCTATAAACGAAATGAGGTGACAATTTTGGGTTATCGTAGCAATGTTGCTATTGTTATTGACGCAAAAGATAATGATAAACTTTCGGAAGCCGCAAAAGATTGGGATAAAAAATATAATCTTGATGGAAATTATACTGTAGAACATTTGATCGACAAAGCATATAAAGACGTAACTACGAAAGATAAAAAATACCGTCTTATTGTATGGGATAGTATTAAGTGGTACTGTGATATCAGTCCAGAAAAAATTTTCGTATCGCAGAAATTCTTTGGCTCTCTCGATGAGTATGATATCCCATATGATTTTGTACGAATCGGAGAAGAGATGGGCGATTATGATGCTTTTGGTGATCTTGATTCTGGAGTTGTATATCCAGATCAAAAAATGTGGTTCAATAAAGATCTTTTAGGCGATAATCTTTGTAACTTATGTGGAAGTCGCAGTTAAAATAGATGGCCGTAGATATCGCGAATTCCTATTAATATAATAGCGAAAAGGAGGAAAATGACGTTTATATCTATCTTATATAGAGTAAAGTTTTAGCGTCACATTTTTATATGGATTGTAGAATGTATTGGAAAGAAGATTATGGCGGCGGCAGTTCGGATATTTGTTTCTGTGCTTACGAAGAATGTCCGAAAGAATGTCGCCGCAAAATAGGTGGATGGTTCTATAACCAATGTAAAAAACAGCTAAAAGATTCATTTTATTATACTCTGGCAGATTTTAGTAAGAAAGAGTAAAGGGTGACGACAATGCGTTATATACGAAATATGTTGAATCCTATTGAGTTAGCCAAGAAAAATATGGAACTTCAGAAAGAATATACCGAACTTTATAAAAAATATCGACGACTTTCAGAAGGATACGATTCGCTTCGTTCCCATTGTGAAATACTTGAACGAAATAACAAGCGTTTGAATACGGTTTATACTGTACTTTTTGACGAAGACGGAAACACAGATATTCATGTGTTCAGTACGAAAGAAAAAGCTGACTATTTTTTTGAGTGTATGGTACGAAGATGTATCAACGAAGATTTATCACAGACAGGATACTCATTTGAAGAGTATAAAGACGAATATCAACATAATTTCGATGAAATATTGAAACTAGGTTATTTTTGCTCGTATCCTTTTTATCTTTGTATAAATAAAGATATCATAGATTCTAATCCAAAATAAAAGAAAGGAGATGTGATTTCTCTTGATTGTTGTGAATTTGTATGGAGGTCCATGCAGCGGAAAAAGTACGCTGATGGCTGGATTATTTTACGCGTTAAAATCCTGCGGAAAGAATGTTGAGATGTCGGCTGAATTTGTTAAAGACTCAGTGTATGATGGGAATCCGTATCCATTTCAGGATCAAATCTATGTTTTTGCGAATATGCTAAAACATCTTCGACAGTATGACGGTAAAGTCGATTACGTCATTACGGATGCTCCATTGTTGATGAACTCGATTTATGGAGAAAAAGAGTTGCCGGCTTTTCATAAACTAGTTATGGAAGAGTATAATCAATATAACAATATCAACTATTTACTAGAACGTAGTAAAAATATTGATTTTGTCTCTTCGGGACGAGTCAATACTGAAAAAGAATCAAATGATATCCATAATAAAGTCAAGAAACTTTTGAATAGAAATAATATTCCGTATAAGACGTATTCAATTTCAGAACCAAAATTAATCGATACGTTAGTCACTGATATCTTAGATAATAAAGAGGATAAAATAGATTTCTATTGTTTCCCCGATAAAATATCTGAAAAGTTATGGAAGAAGTTATCTAAGTATTCCGTGAATCCAAAGGCAAAGAAAAAAGATTTTCTTGAAAACGAATTTTCGAATTATCATAAACCTAGTCTATATTTTAGTCGTAAATTAACAGAACCTAATATGATTCCTTGTAAATCTTTTAGTATTATCGTTAATGCCAAGACATTAAAGATTTCTGAATATAATATTTTAGACGAAGAAGTTTTGCAACCTACGAATGTTAATAAAGAAGATTGCCGTAAAATTCTGGAATATATGGACGAATTCGTGAAGAGAGGACTGTTCATTAAAAAATGAGTACAATAAAAGATATCATCGCCTTAGACCGTAGCCAGATGGATGATTTATTAGTTGATGATAGGATGTTTGGTATCCGTGTCTGGCGTGATCGGGAAACGAACGAAGTATCCGTAGAATACTATGATTTCAAGAAACATAATTGGGTCCTGATGGATGGTACTCTGAAGGATCCGCAATTGAAAGAAGAGGATGATAACGAATAAGTAAAGAAGGAATTATCATGAAAACGACGAAAAACTGCTGTCCCTATTGTGGAAGCAAAGACATTACAATCGATGTTGACATTACCGTTGGCACTCGCTTTGAGAATGGTATGCTTATTCTCGATAAAAAGCATTTTAACACTTATCAAGATGCAATTGACGAAGCCGTTGAAGCCGCAGGCTATGATCAGATGAAAGGTTTTTGTTATGATTGTGACGCTAATTTCTCTGTCGATCACATTGATGATACTGGCGTATATTTTTTGGCTGGCAACTAAACATTGCCGTAAATTTTATTTAAAATAGGAGGATAATTAATGACCATTATTATTGCAGGAGCATTCGTTATTGTAGGTATTGCTATTGCTATTTTCTTCCTGATGAAAGATAACGGATATATCGGTATCGAAAATATGGTGGGCGCACTAGTTTCCTTCGGCCTCTTTCTTGGCTTAGGTATGGGCATCGCTTTTGGATACCCAGAATATAAAGTATGGGAACAAAGCAAGGCTGGCGAAGCAGCTTTAGCAAAAGCTACACAAGATCGTCAGATTAAAGTCCAAGAAGCGGAAGCTGAACAAGAAGCGGCTAGTAAACAGGCAGAAGCTAACAGAATCTTAGGTGAAAGTATTAGACAATACCCGGAATCGATGGAACAAAAGTGGGTCGAAGCCATCGAAAAGACTTCGAACCAAGTTATCTATTTACCTACGGAAGCGTCTGTACCTATCACTGAAAGTGCTCGCATGGCACAGAAAGCACAGAATAAATAAAAGAAGGAGGTTGTTCAACTCTTGAAAAGTAGAGTCATCAATTCGAAACATTTTCATAAACACTTCATCGGAGATATCACATTATATGTTGGATATACCAGCGAATTAAAACCGAGTCTATTTTATGGCAATACCGAGAAAGAGAACGTTATCTGGCTTCAGTTAAAAGAAACGAATAAGATGTGTAAATTTGATTTGGATTTAGACTCTATCTTGGAAAATGAGGATACCCATAAGCCAGCCGTATGGACATATAAGATTAACGAAAAATTCAAGAAGAAGTTCCCGGAACTTATTAATACCCAGATTTGGATTTTATTCGATGTTATCTATGTCTTTGGAAAAGCCAATAAACAACAGGAAGAAATTTTACGAAAAAGAAGGGAAGCTAAAAAGAAAAGTGGTGTAAATAATGCCGATAAAGTTATCTGAAAAAGATATCCAGTCATGGGTATATCAGAATTTTTCGCCTGTTCCTAAAATCATTATTGAACGAGCTTATAAACGAAAGTTGTTATGGAACAAGTTTTCTATTATCGTTGGAGAGTCTAAGAAATTGGCCGCTACTGATATTTTATATTTGATTCATAATCGACGTATTGTTCGTCAATTATTAGATTTAAAAACAGCTAAAAACTTATTAGATACAGGATTCCAGTTAATTAAAACGACGGATCAATTCTATTTTTTGCAATTAATCGATTTCAACTTAGATATCTTACAAGATAATTGGATGCCATTGTATCAACTGTTACAGGAATCCAAAGAAGAAAAAGATCCTTCTCCTGTTTATATTTATTCTGAGAAATAACAGACTACTTTCTTTGATCAGAATAAGGAGGAGCCAAAAGAAAAACCAGTACGAAAACGGAAAACTGCAACAAAGACAACGTCAGAAACATAAAGGAGGGATTCGGTTATGCATGTAAATGTACTATTGTTTAATGAACTTCCAGACAATAAGAAATTAACACAGGAGGAAGTTATACGAAGGTTGTTCGCATTTGTAAACGACGATTATTTCGATTATTTTGATGAAGACACGTTGGAATTATATACCGGGAAAAAAGTCAAGGAACAGAATGACGCCTATTATCTCCAGGAAGGATTCCATGGTATCGTATGCCGTGAAACAGAACCGATTACGTTCCAGAAACTACTCCGTTCGATTTCGGACGATTACGATGTCTGGAAAGTAGACGTGCATATCTGATGGATAGTATGTGTATCTTAGGTTTCGTTATCTTTGCCTGGTTGATATATTGTTATATTTTATTTCCTGATAAGAAATAAAAATAGGCGCCAATCGGCTACTTTCCTGAATATTAAGGTTGTTTCAAAAAGAAACAACCTTATTTTTGTACTGCTGTAGAACGTAGTTAGGAGGAACTATCGTGAGTCAATTTACAGAGTATGTTGTCGGGCAGACGACAGAATATAATAAGAAACATAAAAAAGAACCATTAACCGAAAAGGAATGGCTCTTAAAATTAGCGAAAGGATTCTCGAAATGCCTGAAAGCGACGAACGTTGGCAAAATTACAAACCCGAATGTATCTAAAGATATCTGTATTTATTTCAAACCTGAATTTTATACCGATATTCTACTACATCCAGATGTTTGCCCTTGTGATATCGTAACGCCAGCTATTTATATTGCTTCTGCTAAATTATTACAAGTTATCGGAAGCACAGAAGATTATATGATTACAGACGATAAGGTAGACGATATTTCTTCTGATTTATTTTCGTTCGGATTTACCGAAGAAGAAGCAGACGATTTCATTGAAGCCGTAAATACAGTGCCGTTTGCGAAAGTACCCGATAAGACGAGTAACAAATTGAAGCAAGTACTCTTTCCGTTATATCAAGAGGATAGACAAGAACCTGAATATTATAATTTATCTATAGTTCCGAATGCTTCTTTGATGTTTAATTTAAAAAATAAGATATCCGAGATGAAAGCCGAAAAACGAAAAAATATTAAAGCCGGATTACCTTACAAAGATATTTACGGTCTTACTGAAACGATGTTAGGCAGTGGATATCCGCAGAATGTCAGTTTGTTAGCTCTGATGAACGGCGGCAAATCTTATTTGTTGTCTTCTGTTCCTCCGACATTCAAAGAACGTAAAATCAGATATCCTAAGAAAGATTTTATTTACGAAACGATTCCTTATAAAGAATTCATGGATATTATGTATCGATTCCATAAGGTACTAAAAAATCCTAGAAATAACAAAAAAATCCGCGATTATCGGAATGATTTATTCGATCAGTATCTCGAAATCATTTTGACATACGTTTATAAACTTCGTGAAACACCGAATTGGACACGAGATAAACGATTTAAAGCGTTACCGTATGATCAGAAAGTCTTATTGGATGATCGTTTCAAAGAACAACGTGATGACGATTGGAAAGAACGTATCGCGGCTTATTTGATGAATTCTTACTTTACGATTTATAAATCTATACTCAAGCATAAGAGTGTATCGCTATGCTATGGAGAACATGTATTCATTAAGAATTATCTGGAAGAAAGATTAGGAGAAATATTATGAGCCACTATTATATTTTAGTATCCAATTTGAAAATAGAAGGAGCAAATGCGGCCAGCAGCAATATCACTGTTGGATTTCCGGCGATTACGGCATGGATGGGTATGATTCATGCATGGGAACGAAAATTGTGGCAGATGGTTCCTGATATTATTCCACCGGTCTTTGAAGCTGTCGGTATTTCTTGTCGAAAGTTCAATCTACAGACATATAAAGATAAAACGAGTTGGATTGCGACGATTCCGAATCGTAGGAAACCGATGGAATATCGAAACAGTAAATATTCACATGCCGCTATTATCGACGAACCGAAAGCGGATATGACCGTTGATCTTGTTTTGTCTTTAAAAGATTACGAGTACCAGAGTTATAATGATATCGTTGAAAATCTTCCGGATGCTATTGCACAATTAAAAGCCGTAGGAGGACATGTTATTTCTACACCGGATATCCTGTTTATGGACGCAGAAAACGATGAAGATTTAAAAGAAATGAACCGCCGCTTCATTACTAAAATGATGCCTGGATTTGCGTTAATAAACCGTCCTGATTTAATGGAAGAAGATAGTTCATTAGACCATATGCTAGATATCCTTAGTGTACAGACTTCACAGATAACAGACGAAGACGGGAATACATATATGACTCCGCCTATCCGAAACACTTCGGGATGGATCGTACCTATCGTTACCGGATTCAGAAGATTGAATGATCCTACAAAGCCTATTAAAAATGAACGTGCTGCTCGATTTAAGCACTGTTTTGTCGAACCAGCTATTTTATTAGGCGAATTTAAAATGGTTAATCAGATAAAAGATATCAAGCATATGTTATGGTACTATTCACATACTGATTTCAAATATCATTGTTATAGCGAATTTTGCGATTAAAGGAGAATATAAATTATGGCAAAAAAGAAAGTAGAATCTAATATGGCATCTGTCTTAGCTTTTTCTGGACGTATCAATGTTTCTAATGGGATGATGTATAGTACGAAGTGGGGAGAAGATATGGATACCGGAAAACAGCCGATTCCTATCGATGAAAAAACTGTAAAAGGTACGATGGCTTTCCGTCTCAAAAAGAATTTAGCTGCCGGCGATCCGATGAAAGTAAATGCGGAATTGACAAAAGCAAATATCCATACGGTCGATAGTGCTTCCTTGATTCCTGGTGATGATACGTTGTTAATGGAATTTTCGATGAAAGTATTATCTGGTGTCCAGTATCCTTGTGCTTGCAATAATCGGACATGTTATGATAATATCGTAACAGCAGTCGAAGATTATATCGATAATTATGAATTTTCTGAATTAGGTATCCGATATGCTATGAATATCGCAAACGGTCGTTTTTTATGGCGTAATCGTGTAGGTGCTAACAATATTTGTATTGATGTATCAGTAGATGGAGAAGCAACTCATTGGAGTTTTAATGCGCACGAATATTCCTTGTTTGATTTCGATTCTGTCGATGAAAAAGTACAGGAATTTGGGAAACGAATCGCCGATACTTTATCCGGTGGTTATGATTATACCTTATTCCATATCACAGCATATGTACAGTTAGGTGATAATCAGCCAGTATATCCAAGTCAGGAAATGATTACAAATCAGCATGGCGATAACGTAAAGAGTAAAGTCTTGTTTCAGATTAATGGAAATGCCGCGATGCATTCCGAAAAATTAGGAAACGCTATCCGTACTATCGATACCTGGTATCCTGGATATGAAGAAGATTATATGGGGCCGATCAATATTAATACTTTCGGTACTGTTGTACCACAGGGGAAGGCTTATCGACCGATTTCTGAAAAGAAAGATTTTTATACTTTGTTCGATAAGTTGGTCGAAGACGGTGATTTGCCAGATGAAGACGATAAGCACTATGTTATGGCTGTCTTAGTCTTAGGAGGTGTCTTTGGCTCAAGCAGTAAGGAAGAATAAACGTTACAAAGGAGTTTTTGCTTATGTATTATAAAGAAATTAGAATCCGGAAGATGGCGGACATCCCACCTTCTTTCTTGTGGACTAAATTATATAACCAGTTACATCTTTTTATGGCTACCGAAAAAAACGAAAAAGGAGAAAACGATATCGGCGTCTCTTTTCCGGAATATAACCCAAAAGGGCTTGGTTATATCGTACGTCTTTTCTCGGAAGATAAAGAAACGCTCGATTCCATCGGCTCCTTTCATGATATTCCTGCTTTATCGGAATATCTTATTTTCTCTAAAGTAAAAGAAGTACCCAAGAATATTAAATCGTATTCAGTATATCGTCGATATCAACCGGATAATTCGAGACATCAGAAAGCAAAACGTTATGCGAAACGACATAACGTTTCTTACGAAGAAGCTTTTGAATTATTGAAATCGAAACCGCCGCTTAAGTATCCGTATATTCAGATACATAGCGCGACGACCGGGCAGAATTTTAGCCTTTTTATCCATAAGATTGAATCGAAAGAACAAGTAGATGGTGAATTTAATGCTTATGGATTAAGTACTACTGCTACGGTTCCTGAATTTTAGGGTAAAAATAAAAAATCACGAGCAAACTGCTTCATTTAGCTGTTTGTCCGTGATATAATAACGGTGAACTATCGTATAGATAGCTTAGAAATCTAAGTTGAAGTCATCAGGCACCTCCAGCTCGTAAACTACCGTATAGGTAGTTTAAAAATATAGATATATAGCGCAATATCGTATGAACTGCTGTATAAGTAGCTTAGAAATTCGTTTATTCACGAAAGCGAGACAAGCAATTGTAAACTATCGCATAGATAGTTTAGAAAATGATAGAACGGGATTATCAGCAGAGAAAACAGTTAACTATCGCATAGATAGTTTAGAAAAGAAATCGTCATCACCGAGGAGTATAAGAGTTATAAACTGCTGAATATGTAGCTTAAGATGAATACATGATATTATATAAATTATTATATATACAGTTAAAGAGAATATTAAAAATATCTTTTATGGAAAGGAGTCGTTATGCTTAAGCCAGCGTTTTTATTAAAAAATGAAATAGAAAAAGAAATTATAGATAGATTTTATTATACTGATAAAATGTTTTATGCTACAGCTTCTGTAAAAAGTTACTTGCCAACAATTAGTACAGATAATGATATCTATCAATATGCGATTTTAAATAAGAATAAAAAATTAATTGGTTATATAGAATATGCAATAGAATTCTATGAATCTAAAGCTTATAATTTTTTACTCTTTTCTTTTGCAGATAACATTAGCGATAAATTTCTGTTTGGCAAAGAAGTACTTAGCCAAATAGAAAAAATACTCTGTACTTGTCACAGAATAGAGTGGAAAGCCGTACAGGGGAACAAAGCTTGTAAGGCTTATGATAATCTGATTAAAAGATATAGTCATAAAGATAATTGTATTGCTGAAAAATTAATTCTTCACGATTCTTCTTTAGACAAATATCATTATTATCATGACGATTATATTTATCAGATTATTAATTTTAATAATAATAAATAACAAACTATCGTATAGATAGTTTAGAAAATCACTTCGTTTCTTGCGTTTCCGTAAAATTAGTGAACTGCCGTATAGGTAGCTGCCATCATGGTAGGAGAAAACCTTGACAACTATCTCTATATTCAGGAAACATTACTGGTTATTATTAAGGATGTCTATCAATTGGATTTATAGTATCGTTGAATCATACTGATAATACTCAAAAGATAGTCTACTGCTGAATAAGCAGTTTATGAAATATTATTAATCAATTCGTCAAGAAATACTTTATTAGCTATTGAATAAGTAGTTTATAAATGTTAGTAGTGAAGGGCAAGCAAAAAAGCTTTATTGACTACCGAAAAGGCAGTTTATAAAAGTACTGTAATCATTAGTCGAGTACATAAGCTTTTGAATAAAAAGTTTATAAAAATTCTTAATTTAAGCGATTCAAGTATCATCTATTGAATAAGTAGTTTATTTTTTTTTAGAAAGCAGAAGGAGTGTTTACTATGTTGTCTAATCAATATGTATATACATTGGTTATCTTTTATAAAGGAGAAATTAGTGATATCCAGACATATATTGAGGAAGAAGATGCCATGGACGCGTTACGAGATATAGAAAGTAAAGTAAAGAAATACGCACGCGTCTTTAAAAGTAAAGTAAGATATTATTATTCTGGAAAAAATGTGCCAGAATATATTTTTATGCGCGATAAATGCGCTTTAGATGACGATTTGTCGCGCGACTTTTTGGATAATGATTTTGATGATCGCGATAACTATTGTTTGAAAGATTGGTAAGAAGTCATTAGACAAAAAATATAAGGAGAAATAAGATGGCTGAATCTAAAGTAAATAAGAAAAAATATAAAGAAGTACCAACACATAACCAGTTGCAGTTTATTGCGGTTATTGAAGAAAAGCTGGGTATCCAGTTTAATGGAGAAACAAAACAGGACGCCGCTACCTTTATCAGTAAGAATTATAATATCATCAAACGGAAACGGAAAGCGATGCGTGACTTTTGGAAGAAGGAGGTTGAACGGAATGACTGAAAAAACAATATCGATTCATGATGTCTTTAATTCTATCGATAGAGATATCGAAAAGAAAAAGCAGGAGCAATTAAATAAAGAAAGAAGAGAAGAAGAAAAACGACAGAAAGCAATCAATCGTTTTAAACTTCTTCGGAAACATATCCAAAAGTTCGCAGAAATCGTATCATATCTTTTGAATAAAGGATATGAAGAAAAATTCCCTATATTTAAATACGATTTATATGGTCGTCATTTCCTTGCTGATGGATGTGATCATAATTTTGGGTTATTTGAATATTATAAAAATAAGAATACACATATAGTAGGCATTGATAATGGCGGAATTTGCGGAATTTATGATTTTTTATGGGATTATACGAAAGAAGATACGATTCCGATGGGATATATCGAAGATAAATCTGCATCAAATAATACGCCAGCACGTATCGAATTAACGAGTAGTCAGTTAAATGAATTCTGTAATAAATTCGAAAAAGAAGAAGAATTATTGTATAAATGGCTGAAGAAAAATTTTGATATTTCATTATTGCCAAATGCTAATAACAAATCAGAAAGAGAAGATTATTTTTATATCTGCAAGGAAACAGAATGTAAAAATTGTCCGTATCAGGATAAGTGTTTAGAATAGAAGAAAGGAGCTTGATTTTTGTGCCTAACGATATTTCGACAGAACATTATTTCGAAGGTGATTTAACGGTTTTTGATTTTGGATGGTTAATGGATTACTATGATGATATTTTCGGAGACGATGATACATTTTATCTTGCCGAACCAACACCTTGCACTGAACATCCCAATTTCGAAGCTAGATATATTAATCTCGAGAAGTATTTGGTAGATAAATTTGGATTTAAAGATGCATTTATTCCTTACTGTATCGTAGAATCTAATATAGACTATTTCTTTATCAAATTAGGCGAAAAAGCTCCAGATAATACGAATCTCAGTAACTATCATGATTTCTATATAAATCATAAACCGGAGCATCGACCAAGAGTAGCTGAATCCGGAATGCTTTTATTTACGACAACGCCTATCGATAAAATTAAAAGTATGTTCCCTGAATTTGAAGAAATCTTCAATTTAGATATTAGTGAAGATGGAACAGAATATGGAATGCCGACGACAACTTTTTCTGATTTTAAAGGAACCGTAAGATTCTATAACCATCGTGCTCCGATTAGAGACAACGATACTTATTTCGAACTTCGTGGGAATCAGAATTATGATTCGTATCCATTCTAAGGAGTAGATAAAAAAATGATGAAAAATTTTTCAAGACGAGTTTTATATGTCTTACGAGGTGCTCCGGGAGCTGGTAAAACCACATATATTGAAGAACATAATCTTGAAAACTATACTATCTCTCCAGACGTACTTCGTATGCAGTTAAGCGGTCCTTGGTGGACTTTAGACGGTATTGGCATTAATCAGGAGAATAATAGTAAATTATTCTCTCATTATTTTTATCCAATGCTAGAAGAAAGAATGCGTAAAAATGAATTCCTTATTATTGATGGTACCGCTTCAACTACGAAAGAGCTTAAAAAATATTTATCGCTTGCCAATAAATATGGATACTATCCTGAAATTATTGATTTTACAAAAGTAGATATTGATATCTGTAAAAAACGAAACAAAAGAAGAGAAAAATACAAAATTGTTCCAGATTGGGTTATCGATAGAATGTATCATAATTTTGAGACACAAAAAATACCTGATGGATATTATATTGAGACACCAGAAGAAATGCATGATTGGTTTACTAATTATATTGGTCTTGTAGGTCCTGAACATATATATCATAAAAATTTATTTTTCGTAGGAGATATCCATGGATGTTTTGATACATTCTATAATAAGGTTCTAAACCATAAAAAGAAAGATTCGCATCTTATTTTGCTTGGAGATTATTTTGATCGTGGACCGCAACAGGAAGAAATGTATCAGTGGCTTCACGAAAATATAGATAATTATGATGTAACTTTTCTAATCGGAAATCATGAAGCTAGGATTAGACAATGGTTACGTACTGGTAAGGTGCAGTCTGAATCTTTTCAAGAAACATTAGATGAAATCGGTGTATCCAAAGAAGAATGGCGCGAATTTTATAAGAAATTATGGCCCTATTTTTGCGTTGATCCTAGTATTGATATCAAATATTCTTGTATATTTGCTACTCATGGTGGATTATCTGATGTTGCTCAAGTAGATAAAAGAACAGCTCGCTACCAATTTATTTACGGTATTGGAGGATATGAAGATGTAGATAAAATATGTGATTCGTGGAACGAAAGTGCTAGTCGTAGTATGGATAGTATAAAACATAATATGTGTCAAGTATTCGGGCATCGATATTCAAAAGAAATCCAGCACGGACTTTCTTTTGATTTATGCGGGAATCCAGAGAATAACGGCGAAATTCGCTGGCTTAGTATTTCTCCACTTACTAAGGCAAAGGAACGAGAAGCTAAAGAAAATGGCGAAATTCCTTTTAATGTAAGATATGGAGCCGAAAAAACAAATTATCAAAATAAGGAGGCAATCAAAAAAGATACGATTAAGCATTGAAATATAATTTTATTTATTTTATAATATTGATAAAACAAGGAATAAACTAATTAAGACTGCCGTTAATAGAATATTGACGGCAGAATAAACAGTACAAGGGCTGAACAACAATTTGCCACACTCTCTTTACATTAAAAAATAGAAGACGGAATCAAATCATAGTAAGCTCCTTAAATATATATGCTAGTGATAGCAAACGAGACTGTTAAGAATATCCAAACGCATTGCCTCCCAATATAAAACGATATAAATAAAATCCGATGCACCTGGCATGTGCTAGGACAGCCACTTGTACTGTTTATTCTACCGTCAAAGAAACGATATAAAGTAGGGTTATATTAAAAACTGTCGTGCCCTTTGTGTGGTACGTGGATTGAAACAAATAAACGTAATAGTACGATAAAAAGAGCTGCATTCGGCAGCTTTCTTTTTTCCTTACTTAGAAATGAGATAATCGACAATTTATAAAAAAATAAAAAATATTAAAAACGAATAAGCTATTTAATATCACCCATAAGCAATAATATTGTCGAAGCCAAAAATAGAAAGGATGGTTATTTATAGAACAGAAATTTTATTCTATACATTCGGTACCTAGAATGTTATGCATAACGCCACAAACATTACTTAACTGAGAACGAGATAGGAAACATGTAAATAAAGCTAAAAAAATAATAAAAGAATTGACTAACGATGATTAAAAGTTTTAGAATTAAATTAATTACGAATAATAAACAGCGTACAAAATTATTCTTGTTTGCTGGTGCTGCTAGATATGCTTATAATTGGGCGTTAGAAGAAGAACAAAAAGAATATAAAAATTCTAAAAAGTTTTTATCAGATTCTGAGTTAAGAAAACGTTTTACGCAACATAAAAAGTTGAACAATAACTTTTGGCTCAGAAATATATCTAACGACGTTATGAAACAAGCAATAAAAGATGCTTGTAACGCATATAAAAATTTTTTTAAACATCAGTCGCGATTTCCTAGATTTAAATCGAAAAAGCGTAGCACACCGTCTTTTTATCAGGACCCAATTAAAATTAAATTTACTTCGACACACGTTAAGCTCGAAAAGATATCTGATAGCAAAAGAAAAAATCGAAGAGTTTTAAATTATATTCGATTAGCTGAACGAGATAGAATTCCGACAGGTGTGAAATATTTTAATCCTAGAATTACGTATGACGGATTAAATTGGTGGATTTCTGTATCGATTGAATATCATGATTCGGACAATAAACCGTGCGGAGAATCTATCGGTATCGATCTTGGTATTAAAAATCTCGCAATTTGTTCCGACAATAATACGTATCATAACATTAATAAATCAAAACAAGTAAAAAGTATAGAAAAGAAAAAACGTAGATTACAGCGTAGAATATCTCGTAAATACGATAAAAATAAAATCCAAATAAAAGGGGGTGTATTCCGTTACTATAAAACAAAAAATATAATCAAAGACGAAAAGTTATTATTAAAGATGAATCACCGACTAACGAATATTCGTAAAAATTATTTACATCAAGTTACTTCTGAAATAATAAAACGAGAACCAAGCTTTATTTGTTTAGAAAATTTGAACGTAAGTGGAATGTTAAAAAATAAACATCTTTCTAAAGCTATACAGGAAGAATGTTTTTACGAATTTCGTCGTCAAATAGAATATAAAAGTAAAGAACGAAATATAATCGTTATTTTTGCTCCTATGTTTTATCCGAGTTCTAAATTATGCAGTTGCTGTGGATATATCAAAAAAGATCTTAAGCTTTCCAATAGAATTTATCGTTGTCCTAAATGCGGTAATGTAATTGATCGAGATTTACAAGCAGCTATTAATTTACGAAATTACGGCGAACAACAATTACAGAATCTCACATAAAACGAAATTCTATAATATGTACCGATACGTTAGTCGGGAATTTACGCTTTTGGAGTATTAAACAAACACAAGTAGTTAATATTTTATATTGACAAAAGTGAATACGATGAATAAAGAATAAAACATAAAAGCTATATAACTTTTTGTAAGTTTTTAGTAACGGTTTATATGTTTATATTTTGTCTGCTCGTCACGATATTATACACGATACGCTGTATAGTCAATGATATCGTGAAATATTCTAATACAGAAGAGATAGTAAAATATATCAGAGAACAAATCGATGATATTCCTTCTTTAAGTATGTTTTTATCTGAAGAAGATAAGAATATGTTAGTTAATATTATCCATGTATATTATCATCTAAGAACAGCTTTTTTTGCTATCTGTTTCTGTTATTTTCTAACTGTTTTGTGTCAACAAATTTTTTAATCAAAATTAAAAAGAAAGGACTTGTGTTCACGTTATGTTCTCTCATTATTTTTTTATCGTAGCTTACGTATTATCGTTAGCTTATAGCACCGGCTCTTTAATACATCTTATTTTAAAAAAGTTACCGATGGTTATTAATTCTATCAAAGAAGAACAAAATATGCCAGATTCTTTTAATAAGAAATTAAATGTTGCTGGTACAACCTCAATTATCGTATCTGCTGCAATTATTCTTTGTATGGCTATTTATCTTTGGGTTTATTTGCTTACAGATATTTTATGATAAACAAACTATCCTCACTTACGGAAACGAGGTAGTTTATTTTCATCAAAAGAAACTTTTATCTTTTGGATACACTTAAGATAAAGGATAAATAATTTTTGATAAAAACGGAGCTGAATACGGTGTTAACTGCTAGAATAACTCCTGCATTAAAATGGGCAGGTGGAAAGACTCAACTGCTAGAATCCATAAGAAAAAAGATTCCATCTCATTATAATAATTATTTTGAACCTTTTGTTGGAGGAGCAGCTGTGCTTTTAGAACTTCAACCTAAACAAGCCACTATTAACGATATAAATGAACAACTTATTAATTTATATCGTCAATTGAAGATATCAGCGGAAGATGTTATAAAAGAAGTAAAAAAATTAGATTTAGCTCCATGTACGAAAGAAAGATATTATACTATTAGAGAATGGTACAATAAAAAAATCGAAGCTAATGTGCAGGATGTAGAGTCTGCTGCTATCATGATTTGGCTAAATAAGCATTGTTTTAATGGATTATATCGAGTAAACAAAAAAGGATTATTTAATGTTCCTTATAATAATCGAGTAAATGGCAAATCAATTGATGAAGATAATATTCGAGCAATAGGGCAATATTTGAAGAACGAAGATATAAATATTACCTGTAAAGATTTTGAAGAGGCTTGTGCAGATGTAAAGCTAGGAGATTTTGTCTACTTTGATAGCCCGTATGTACCTGAAAGTGAAACAGCTGATTTTACGGATTATTCAAAAGGAGGCTTTTCACTTAAGGAGCATAAACGATTAGCCGACTTGTTTAGGGAGCTTGATAAAATGGGCGCTAAAGTGATGTTATCCAATAATGACGTTCCATTAGTTAGAGCTTTTTACGCAGACTATAATATCCAAAGTCTGGATGTAAAAAGAATGATTAATAGAAATGCGAATAAACGAATTGGAAAGGAAGTCTTGATTACAAATTATTAATTGTGATAAGAAGAAATCTTGGGAATACATTAGAATGAAAGGAGCCGCCATCCGGCTCCTTTTTTAGAGAAAGGAGAATATAGCGTGACACTATCATTAGCTTTATGGATCATGGTTATTCTCGTCATCCATGATATCGTATGCGCTTATATTTCGTATGATTCAATCCCGTTAGGATCGCTAGTTATTTTAGGCATCCTACTAGCTGTTATCGCTGTAGTGTAAAAAGGAGGTTTGCTCTATGGATTTCGATAAATTCTGTAAATATTCCTTTTATATCTTTTTTACGCTATTCATGATAGCTCTTATTTTTGTTCTAATTCCTCTAATTAAGGCGTGTATCTGGTTCTTTATGTTCTTCTAGGTATACGTTTTAATATAATTTTTAAAATAAGAAAGGAGTGTGGTCCTCTTATGGTAACAACTGCCGAAGAAATCTTTCGAAAAGGAACGATCGAACAGCAGGCCGATCTGCTTTGTGATATCTTTCTGATGAACGATGCATTGACCTGCGAAGAATGTCCGGCTGCACAAACGTGTCGTCCGCATCATTCCGGATTCATTGATTGGTTAAAGAAAGAGCGTTGGTTCCGAGATAAGGAGGAACGTAAAAGTGGTTAGCAGAATCGTAAAAGAAGCGGCTATATTACTTTTTGTCAGTATCGTATCGGTTGCTTTTGTGGCTACGATAGAAAGTATCCATCCATTAGGTGAATTATTTATTTGGCTATCGTATGGATATATTGTTTTGCCGTGGTCTAATATCTTATGTTTCCTTTTATCGTTCGTTATATGTATCATTTGTTTCATTATAAGACATTCTATCTAGGAGGTTTTTCGATTGAAAAGAGTATTTATTTCACAACCTATGAATGGTAAATCAGAAGAAGCTATCCAGAATAAACGAAATAAAGCTATTAAAGAAGTTCGCGAGTTTTTTAATGATGACGTAACCATTATTGATTCATATTTAAAAGATGAACATAAAGAAGGAACGTCGACGCCGTGTTCTATGCTTGGTAAAGCTATCCAGCTTTTGGGTACAGCCGATGTCGCTTACTTTGTTGACGGATGGAATGCTTATCGTGGATGTCGTTTCGAATATGAAATAGCTAAAGCATACGGTATACCTGTCATGGAAGAATAAATCGATATCTGGTATATATCAAATTGGAATATCCAAAAATATACAAGATAGACATTCGCCGATAAGTCATCACGTAATAAAAAGGTACATCTTAAAAAATAAGAAAGGACTGGTTCGCACGAAAGTCATTAAAAGAGACGGCCGAAAAGTCGCCTTTTTAAATAAAAAAATCGTAGAAGCAATGTGTAACGCTTATACAGCTACGAAAACAGAAAAGGAGAATAAAAGTAAGGCCGCGCAGGATTATAATATTTTCCTTAAATTTGCGACCGATACCGCGAAAAATATTCGTAAGAAATATATTGATATGGACACGGATCCTTCAGTCGAAGATATCCAAAAGGATGTCCAGGACGCGCTTCTTAGTATTCCTGATTATCAGGATGTCGCCGAAAATTATATCACGTATCGTATCAAACGTTCCTTTGCTAGAAAGAATACGTTAGATGATGTAGCTCGTGATATCGTTGAATGTAGCAGTGATTATTGGACAAACGAAAATTCTAATAAAGACGCAAAATTAGTAACTACTCAACGCGATTATTTGGCTGGTGCTATATCGAAAGATGCATGTAAACGTTATCTGCTTCCGGAAGATATCGTAGAAGCTCACGAAAAAGGGCTGATTCATTTTCATGATGCGGATTACTTTATACAACATCTTACAAATTGTTGTCTCATTAACTTAGAAGATATGTTACAAAATGGTACGGTTATTAGTAAAACGCTAATTGAAAAACCTCATCGTTTTTCCACTGCTTGCAATATTGCAACGCAAGTGATTGCGCAGGTAGCGTCTTCTCAATTCGGCGGTCAAACGATAACTCTTTCTCATTTATCTCCATTTATCGAAGAGACAAGAAAAGATATTCGAACGCATTTTCCGAATTTCAACGACGAAGAAGTTGAAGCACTCGTAAAACGAGATATTGAAGTTGGTATACAAACACTTCAATATCAGATTCTTACGCTGCTTACCAGTAATGGACAGACACCGTTCATTACGATATTTGCTAATTTAGCGGAAGTACCGGAAGGAAAAGAACGAGAAAATCTGGCGCTCGTTATCGAAGAAGTTCTGAAACAGCGTATTAAAGGCGTCAAAAACGAAAAAGGCGTCTATATCACGCCGGCTTTCCCGAAGATCATCTACGGGCTGGATGAATGTAATATCCACGACGACAGTAAATATTTTTATCTTACGAAATTAGCCGCAAAATGCACGGCAAATCGAATGGTACCAGATTACCAGAGCAATAAGATTCAGCGACAATGGAAAGACGGAGATATTTATCCATGTATGGGATGTCGCTCGTTCCTTTCTAAAGATGAAACGAAAAAGAATTATGCGCACGCATTAAATTATAATCAGCATAAAGGACATAAATATTATGGACGTTTCAATAAAGGCGTAGTTACGATTAACCTTCCGGATGTCGCCCTATCTTCAAAGAAAGATATGAAAGAATTCTGGCGTATTTTCGATGAACGACTTGAATTATGCCATCGTGCCTTACAATGTCGATATAAGAGATTAGCAGGAACGGTTTCGGATGTTGCGCCGATTCTTTGGCAATATGGAGCTTATGCCCGGTTGAAGAAAGGCGAAAAGATCGACAGCCTTTTGAAGCATGGTTATTCCACGATATCGTTAGGATATGCTGGATTATATGAATGCGTAAAATATATGACCGGAGAGTCACATACTACCGAAAAAGGTAAACCTTTCGCGTTAAAAGTTATGCAACATTTAAATGATTGCTGTGATAAGTGGAATAAAGAAGAAGATTTAGGATATTCAGTTTATGGGAGTCCTATAGAAAGTACTACTTATAAATTCGCAAGATGTTTAAAGAAACGTTTCGGTATCATTAAAGGCATCACAGATCATGATTATATAACTAATTCGTTCCATGTAAATGTCCGTGAAGATATCGATGCTTTTTCTAAACTAAAATTAGAAGCGGAATTCCAGAAATTAAGCCAGGGCGGTACGATTTCTTACGTTGAAGTACCGGATATGCATAAAAATATCTCGGCCGTTATCGAAATGCTCCGTTTTATTTATGATAATATTATGTATGCAGAATTAAACTGTAAGTTCGACTACTGTCAGAAATGTGGATATTCTGGAGAAATACAAATCAAAGGAGAACCCGGTAGTTTATATTGGGAATGTCCGAACTGTGGGAATACGGATCAAAAGACCATGAATATCACACGCAGAACGTAAACAAAAAGTTCATGCGTTCTTTAAACGAACGATATGCGGGAAACTCCTTAGAGCCATCAGTTACTTATGTATCTCCTAACGGAAGATAGCAGGCTGACGTAACGAGTCTAGATATAGTAAAAAGACTGATGGATTGGACAATCCGCAGGGAAGCACCTTAATAAAAAGGTGAACCCTCAACGACTACTATGTTCGGGATATAAATAACTATTTATATTCATGGGATAGTCTAACCCGTCTCTTTATTGTAAAAGAGAATTGAAAATACTAGGAAACTAGCGGTATCTTATTTGGTGGCTATTTAGGTACAAACTATTGGAACCAGGGACGTACCGAAGAAATACGTGACCGGGTACTTCATTTAGATGTTCCCGGAGAATTAGAAAATAAAAAGAAGTAGAGGTGTATAACATTTGAAATACGCCGGCATCATCGAGAACGATACGGTCGATATCGATAAGGGGATCGCGGTATCATTCTGGTGTCAGTTTTGTCCGCATCATTGTGAAGGATGTCATAATCCAGAAACATGGGATAAACAAGGAGGATATGAACTTCCGAAAGATTATATCCAACAGATAATCGGATTATTAAAAAAGAATGGGATCCATCGAGATTTATCGATCCTCGGCGGAGAACCGTTATGCGATGCTAATATCCAGACAGTTTATGATTTAGTGAAAACCGTAAAAGAAAAAGATGACAGCGTCCGCGTTTTTCTATGGACTGGTGGAATATTCGAAAAGCTAAAAGAAATATATCCGGATATCTTTCGATATATTGATATCCTAGTAGACGGACCGTTTATCTTGAAAGAACGAGATATTACGCTTCCATTACGGGGATCGAATAATCAACGAGTCATCGATGTATCCAAGAGTTTGGAAGAAGGAAAAACGATTATCATACCGGATAAAAAATTGAATGAATAAAAAAATAGAGGGTCGTTTTTTGGCGGCTCTCTTATTTTTTTTGCCTTCCGGCGACTTATTGGCATTCGTTATTTTCGATGGTATAATTAATTTAGTTTATGTTTATCATAAACTAAGGAGTAGAAACGAGAGGAGGAATTTTAATGTCAATGCGAGATACGTATGGCGACTATGTTAATTGGACAATATATCGTTGTCATGATTGCGGAATGTCTTTTGGATATCATGGAGAACCTAAATCATGTCCGTTCTGTAATAGCAAGGATTTAGAAGAAGACGATACTCAGCGCGTTTGTTCCCATTGTGGGAATCTGATGCGGAGTGGTTATTGTATCGAAAATGGTATGGGATATTATTGTAGTGATGAATGTTTACATGAACATTTCTCGGACGAAGAATATCGAGATTTATATGACGATGGAAGGGGAGATTCCTATTGGACGGACTGGATGTAAGTAGACTGAATATGGCACATATCTTTACGGATATTGGTCATGATATTTTCTGTCAGCTTTTCGAAAACTATTGCGAAAAATGCTACGAAACAAAAATGGAGCCTAAAGAAGATGACCAGCCTTTCGAACCTTTCCATATTTATTGGCTCTTCGTAGATCCAGTTATTAAAAAATATGGAGGAGTCGGTCATTCTTATATCGATATTATTCGAAATATATTATCTAAAGAAGAACGAGTTCGATGTATAACCGTTCCGAATCCTACTCTGTTCTGCGATATGATAGATTCGGATGGAGTAAAAGAGAACGAAGCTATCCAGGATAAATTGTACAAATTATATGTTAATTAGAAAGAATGAATGTGATGAAGCGTTTTCTACTTAACGTAAATGATATCACGGATTATGATTTGTTCGAGTCAGCATTGGATGATAACGGAATCCGATTTGATATCGACAGTGGTGGACGGTATATGATTAAAGAAGAAAACGCCGGTGATGTTTATCGATTATTAAAAGATATGCCGTTCGATTATGATTTGATTTAGGAGGAAAAGAATTATGATTAAATTCGATTTTGTAAAGAATGCGAATAAAAACGCGAAACTGCCGGTACGAAGCACAATTGGATCTGCTGGTTATGATTTCGTAACACCTGTAGATTTTATGCTGGAACCTGGCGAATCTTTTATGATAAAAACAGATGTTAAAGCTTATATGCCGAAAGATATCGTGTTACAGATTTATCCGAGATCTAGTATGGGTATCAAGAAAGATATTATGCTGAAGAATCTTACTGGAATCATCGATTCGGATTATGCTGATAATCCGGATAACGAAGGAAATATTGGTATTGTTTTATATAATTATGGAAAAGAGAAAAGAGAATTTAAAGCCGGCGATCGAATCGCGCAGGGTATCTTCGTTAAGTTCTTTACGGTCGATAACGACAATACAAACGGAGAACGTACCGGAGGTTATGGCTCGACCGGCAAATAAATCAAAGGAAGGAATGTGATCTATGCTCGTCTTTATTTCGGTATTTATAATGAAGTTTTTGGATTGCGCATTAAGTACAACAAAAACTGTTTTCTTGGTACGTAACCAATTCTTTATCAGTTCGGTATTCAATAGTCTATCGGCTGCTTTGTTTATCTTTGTAGCTGATGCTATGGCAAACGCACCAGCTGATCAGAAATTATGGATCGCGGCCATTGTTTTCCTGGCTAACTTAACGGGTGGTTATTTTCCGCCCAAGTTAATTGATAGATTAGAAAGCGACAAACTCTTTGTATACGTCGTTACACCAGATACGTTCGAGAATGGGAAACAGTTCGCCGACGATCTCCGAATGCATAATATACCAGTATCGACGAGCGTAGGTTATAATGAATCTTTGCAGAAAGTCTTAACGGTCAAAGCTTATGCTCAGAGCAAACAGGAATCGCGTATCGTAAGCCGTCATCTGACAGATAGTATGAAATGGCATATCGTAGAAGCCATCTAAGGAGGATAGTAATATGTCTACCCAGAAACTTATTTATACTAAGAAATGCAATGTAATCGATGCACTCTCTTTTAAAGATAAGAAAGAATATTTCGAAACGATTTCCTATTGGAAAGGAACAAAAGAAATCCACGACGAAATGGAAGAGAATTATAAGCGAAAAGGTGGTATCGGTGAGTTTAAAAATAAATCGGTCCGTATGAAGCGCAATGATTTATTTAAGCTGTATCATACGGTATCCAGTGATAAAACGAAACTATACGCAGCTATTTTGGATGCATTGGAAGCTATCAATAAAGGATATGCCGTTTACTTCGTAGAAAAGGATTCTAACCATGGACAAAAGAAAACGGAAAAGACTCATAAAGAAGCTTAAAAAATACCCATATCCGATCGATAAATGCTGGGATTTATTCGTGTATTTGTCCGAGCATATCGAACGGAGTCTGATTGAGTTCAAAGAACTGCCACGCTATGGCGTCCCATATTCTTTTCAAGATAACCATCAGGGATGGGAAGATACATTGGATACTATGATTTGGACTTTCCATGAACTAGCGAATAATAATCCGAATGATCCGTATTGGCTTTATTTCAGTAAGCAGGATCATGAATTATCGATCGGAAAAGATGGTGCCGTTCATTTTTCGTCTTCTTCGAATACTGAAGTACCAGAAGAAGTACGGGAAGCGAATCGTATCTATGAAAAGAAGATCGATACAGGACTTTTGTTATTCGCTAAATATTTCCGTGATTTATGGGATTAAGGGGTTTTGCCTATGATTTATACCAGCTATTTTGAAGCTGTTCGTGGTTTCAAGGATACAAACCGGTTAGTCAGTATTGCTTTCTGGACGGTACCGGAATTCAAGCATATCCAAAAATATACAAAACTGGCACCGACACAGGATATTCTCGCTAGATTCAAAGAAGATAAAAATGAAGGAGCTTATACGAAAGCTTTTTACAAACAAGTCTTGAATCGATTGGATCCGGGATATATCTTCCGGAAGTTTGACGGTAAAATTTTATTATGCTACGAAAAGCCTGGGAAATTTTGCCATCGCCATATCGTATCCCGATGGTTAAGAAATTATGGATATCCATGCCAAGAGATTAACTGGTAAGAAAGAAGGTGCATTATGCAGATCCTGGAAACAGGAAAGACTTATAATGTACGATTAGATATCCGATTAAATAATGGGTTATTAAGTACAGATATGCCGACTGATATGGTAAATCGGGTACTTAGGAATGCCTTAAAGGATTTAGATATTGTCGTACAGGATATCGGCACTTATAAAGAGGAAGGAGAGGAGCCTGTTGTCATATCGTAAGCGGACAAAAGCCGGCAAATTTATTTATTCTATCTGCATTAAACGTGATATGTCTTTGAAAGAATTAGCGGCCGATATGGAAGTTTCTTATACGTATATTTGGATGCTTATGACTGGAGAACGTCAGGTACCGGATACATTCATTGAGAAATTTGCTAATAGATATAAGTTATCGGAAGCACAAAAAAAGGAATTAAGCCAACTTGCAATGGAATCTTATCGCTCCGCTCATTTTAATATGACCCAGCTATCCAAGAACAAGAAGAATCTGGTCATCCTTTTTAAACATAAAATAGCCGGATTGACACCAGAACAGGAAGAAGCGATCCGAAAGGTTCTGATGGCATCATGACAAACGATGAATATACTGTCGAAGAGATGCTGGAAGTTATCCGGAAATTCCATAATGTATTAGTTTATATTGAAGGAAACAAGAATTCATGGGACGAAAATATTCGATATTACGATAAAGCAATTGGCGATATCGAGCATTTTATCGAATTATATTATGCTGATACAACAAATATAGATCGCGACGAATTGTTACATGATTTATATGATAGACGAAAAAAGCGACGTTTCTTTAAAGACAAGAAAAAATTAGCTGAACCTATCTTAGAATGGATTTCAGAAAATAAAATACGAACGGATAAATTATATTCAGCTTTCAAGCAAGCCGAGAAATTTGGTGATTCGCTAGAAACGAGAACGTATACTCCGAGAGTCGAAACAGAACTGTTTGAAAAATTGGAACCTTCGAAAGACGTAATAGCCAAGTAACACTTTATCAAGGAGATGAGTCGTCTGGAAAAGAATTATGACTTACCGGATCTATCGGATTTTGTTCATGAATCCGTAATCGATGTCGATCCTTCTTATTATCCAATCATCTTAGGTATCCAGGATCGGAATCTTCGTCTTATTTGTCGACATTTCGGAAATTGCGATATAAGTACCGATGGATATCATCGGTTCACGATTTGGGGAACAGAACAGGATATTCAGCAGTTTAAAGAATTGCTGGAAGCTGTTACTGCTTATATCTCTCGGAACCAGGAATCCGAACTCATGGAAAGTACATTATCCTCGCTACTTACCGATCATACGACAAAAGAAGATATCCAAAAATTTGAGACGATCATACGCCGTTACGGAACGAAAGATCCGATCAAACCGAAAACGAAAGGACAGCAAGGATACGTAAAAGCAATCCAAAATCATCTGATTACGATCGTGAATGGACCGGCTGGTACCGGGAAAAGTATGCTAGCTGTCGCCATGGCTTGTAAGGCTTTGAAACATCATGACGTTGAAAGAATCGTCTTGACGCGTCCAGTTGTCGAAGCCGGCGAATCGCTTGGGTTCCTTCCCGGTGATTTACAGGAAAAAATCGATCCGTATATGCGTCCTTTGTATGATGCCTTATACGATATTCTCGGTAAGATAGAAGTCGACGCTTTTATTGCTAAAGGAATCATCGAAATCGCTCCTCTTGCCTATATGAGAGGCCGTACGTTACATGATGCATTCGTTATATTAGACGAAGCGCAAAACGCGACACGCGGGCAGCTGAAAATGTTTTTGACGAGATTCGGCGAGAACTGTAAGATGATCGTTGATATGGATCAGAGCCAGATCGATCTTCCTAAAAAAGAAGCCAGCTGTTCATTCGATATCGAACGGTTCTCGAATATCCAGGATATGGCACTTGTTTATCTTTCGGATAAAGATATTTCGCGTCATCCGGTTATCAGTCAAATTCTAAAAGCTTATCAGAATTAATCTTAGAGGAGGGATGCATATTATGCGGCTATCCTGGCCGGAATATTTCATTACGATTGCGCAGTCTGTTTCACGACGTTCTACTTGTTTAAGAAGACGATACGGCGCGGTTATCGTTAAAAACCATTGTATTGTATCGACAGGATATAACGGAGCAGCGAGAGGGGAATCTAACTGCTGTGATGATGGATACTGCTTACGGGAAAAGATGGGCGTTAATCACGAAGAACGTTACGATCTATGTCGTGCGATCCATAGTGAACAGAACGCGATTATCAACGCTGATCCGGAAGCAATGAAAGGTGCCGATATTTATATTTACGGTGAAGACAAAGACGGAAATATCGTCGATTCCGCTCCCTGTTATATGTGCAAACGGATGATAGCTAACGCTCAGATACGCCGCGTAACGTATGCAACTCCGGGACACGCAGTGACTTATCTTGTACGTCCGGATATTGATCATATCTACTACCGAATACAGGTACATATGGAAACGGACAAAAAGAAATTGGATCGATATATGACAACCGAAGAAGCGGTCGACGAATCCGAAGCAGTATCCAAAATAAACGAGTATATTGTCGGTCATAGTAAAGCGATGAACGACTACCTGAAGGATACATTCGGTACGATCGACGTAAAAATCACGATCAAGAATCCGGTCGAATTATCGAAACAGGAATACGATGCTACGCCGTCCTGGATCCTTTAGATAAATACGAAACACGAAAGGGGTTCTCCTGTTGGCTAAATTAACCGCGAACGGCCGCAAACATATCAAGAGTACGAACTACGGTCTTCCGAAAGATAAGAAATATCCGCTTAACGATGAACAACATGTACGAAGCGCTATCCAGATGTTCGCACATTGTCCATCTGACAAGAAAGCAACGCTTGCACGAAATATCAAACGACGTATCGGACAATTACATATGAATATCCAGGTATCGAAAGGTTCGGCTTTCTATGATTATGCCGGCAAATATAAAAAGAAATAGGGTACTTGTCATGTCTAAGATCATTCGTTGCAAAAATAACCTGAACAAAACGCTCCGTCATTTAGATACGATCCGTGATCGGTTCAAGAATGATACGGTCGATAAATTAGGTTTTCGTAATTTCCTCCCGGAACAATTGAAAGCCTTATTCGATTTGGTCGATATCCCGATGCCGAATGTTACCTATACGATCGATTTCACGGGGCCTTATCAGACGATCAAAGTATTCTCCTGCGGGTTATCCTGGACGGTTATGAATAATAATAACGCGCTTCTTTATATCCCGTCTATGGATATCTTCGTCAAAGAGAGTCTGGCCGTCACGTTATCTATCTTCCTGGATATGCTAGTAATGCTCGGATATAATGACATCCCAATGCAGTTGGTCGTTATCCAGAAATAAAAAATGCCCTTCGGCTCCTTTTATCGGGGAACCAGAAGGGCTTCGTTTTTGATGGCATAATAAGTTTAATATCTTACATAGTAAGATATTACTCCGTTCATATTCTTATTTCCACATCTTTTGCAACGAAAAATTAAGAAATTATAAAATGCTTCATTTTTGCATTTAAAAGACTTTAGACATAAAATTATACGTTGACTTGCGTTTCGTTAAAATTTGAGTACTATACGGCCAATTTAGGAGGGTCTAATTTATGTTAAAAGAAAAACTGGAAATGGTATCCGGATCGTTATTCGAAATCAGCGGATACGAAGACCGGAATATCAAAAGTTATTTAGCCAATAGTTTAAAAGAGTATGCCGGCGTCGTTCTTTATATCGATACAGCTCATACGTTGACGGAACCGATACTTCCGGATATGTTATATACCCAAGATTATAAGTATCCGGATATTTTAGATATCTTAGATAACGAACCAGAACCCGATTTAATTATCCTGGACAATTTATATAATATTGCCGAAAAGCCGGCCATCCCTTTTACATTATTCAATATCTCCCGCATCGTTAACCAGCATAAGTATAACTTGCTTTTCGTGAATCAGTTCGTCTATAATTTTAAAGAAGATAAGAAGATCCGGAAGTACGCCCCACAATACGATAAATTGTATCGTAAGTATTGTTCGTATCGGCAGATCGTATATTCCCCGGTATCGGTACGTACGACGTTGGATAAAATCAAAGTATCCGAAGAAACGCTGCCATTATATTTTGGTTGACTTTCATTTCGCTACGCCAGATAATTGAAAGAACGGAGAATTAAACAGAAGGAGGTGTATAGATATTGCCGCAGGAAATCGTTTTCGATACTCGTAAATGTAAGCCAACAGAATACGAAATCAAGAAACAGTCATTTTGGCGTCATACAGAGGTATTAACGGTATCGAACGAAGAATTTATCGAAACAATCCGAAAACGGCGTCTATACACCTTTAAAGCCCATTCTCCGCGTTCTATTTTTATATTCTATATCCGTGATTATAAATCCGTACCGTTTTTTGATCTACATAAGCTTTTTAAGAAACGACATCTACATCCGTTTCTGGCTTATAAAGCTGGTGCTGGCTACTATATACTTTTCTCTTTCGTTAAATCTTATTCCGGAGTATATGCCGATCGTATCTATGAAGCTATTTCTCTGCTCATTAATCAGGAATATCCAGATATGTGCTCATTAACTACGTTCGAAGAAGAAATCATCTATCGACCTATCTTTTATGCTAAGGATATTATATTCCAGGATATGAAAGCTGTCGCTTATCTTTTTCAAGTACATGAAATCTATCAGAATATCTTGAAGTATAACCTTTCTATTGAACCATACTCTCCGTTACATACCGTGGAAGAAAATATCCGTAACGTATTCTATGATACCTTCAAGGAAAGACTCCAATCTCCTTTATATAATATCAGTAAACCTTCTATATATCAGTTAACTGATAATAGTAAGTTAACTGATATAAATAATATACATGGATATTCTTTTAATTATCTTTCTATTTCTAATATATATAAGGCGGACATAGCAACACATCAACAAAACACAGTACAAAATAATAGTCCGAAGAATAGCATAACCATCAGTATTTTGACTATGTTATATCAACTGAACTTACTAAATATTTTTAACATATCGGTTGATGCACTATTTTTAGATCTAGTGGGTGCAAAGGATACATATGGGTTTGTCTATAAGCATGACGATAAATACTATTATACAACGTTAGATTATGATGCTAAGGTGTACACAATCATTAGCCTGGTACAGGAATTATTCCAGCAGATCACGTATCAATTCAAAGTACATCCGATCGATGTCTATTTTTGGCTGATTAACGAAATTGGTATCGAAACAGATACGATTCGTACCCAGTTGCAGAATGGACATAAATATCTGGACATTATAAAACATTCCGACAAATTAAAACATAAGAATTCTATTGTCTATAAACGTTTGACGAATAAGACTACTGTTTATCGTGATATCTTAAGTTATCTTATCGAGACGGCTATCAACGATAAATATTATAATGCTAATTTAAAATTCTCTTATTTGGCTTGCGTAGTTTCTATTAAGAATTTATCTTGTATAGTCAAAAAATCAGATAAAAGAGTTAGAGAAGCGTTAAAGCTATTGATTCATTTAGGATTAATTGAAAAGGTACCTGATTCTGAATTTTCAGAATATATCACAGAACATCTAGATATTAAATCTAAAGAAGAATATGGCCGTCGTGTTTCTGTTTTCCGAATTCCTTATTGTTCTGATGAATTATTTAAAAGAGTCGAATATTGTATCCAGCATAAAGAATTATTGTATTCTCCGCAGGATTTAGCTGTTCGTTTTTTTGATAATGATAAGGAAGCTCAGGAACCTTTCTTTGGCCAAGAACGGGATATGCGTATAACATCGGACGGTACGGAGCTGGTGCAAAAACGAATTCTATCATTCATCATAGAACGAGTGCAAGAACATGGCTATGTATCTTTTACGGCAGTTACGAAATATACGATTGGATTATTGAATAATAACGAATGGAATGCGCGCCGTTTTTTACGGTCTTTCCTTGCCAACCGGCTCCCTAAAAAGGATCTCGTCTGTCGTTGCTATAGTATGGATATTCAGAAGAGATTTAAAATAACAGAGAAGCTACATTTTGGCTCTTCTCGTATTATTTTCAAGAAGGAGTTGAAGAATCATGGATGATATCGTCAGAATCGCTTTATTTGTATCTAGAAATAAAGATAATAAAGAGATCCCTGATTTTAAGGAACGTCGGGAAGCTTTTATTATCGATACGTATGGTCCTAGACACGATTTGGATATCGAAATTAATCGAATGCACAAAAAATTTAATGAATTCGTATCCAGAGGAGTACTCGGAGAAACGTGTCGGCTCTATCTTTCAGTCAATAACCGAAATCGTGAAAAGATTAAGAAGAATTTTATTATCGAACTTCTAAAAAACGATGACTATAATCTTTCGAATATTAAAGATATCTTAGTATCGGTCGCTATGAAGAAAGAGAATGCTGTCACGAAATATTGGCTTATCGATTATGATCGGGAAGATAGTGAAGAGAAAGTCCGTGAATTTATCGAAGATATGAAGGAACTTACGAATTATAAAGAGTATCCGTTCGATATCTTAAATATCATTCCTACGGTACATGGTTGGCATATCATTATTAGTCATGGATTCGATACCCGTGAACTTTTAAAAAAATATGGCGATTTTGTATCGATTCAAAAAGACGCTATGTTGCTAGTATCAAGAGGAGCACGTAATTAAATATCCAAAAGGATATTTAACATTCTTTTTACTGTGTGCTATACTTATCGTGTAGCCCATTTTTTATTTTTTATTATTTACAAAGCCTAAAAACTAATGCTTGGAAAGGAGCGAATAAGTAAGCCGCAGATAAGTACATCAGGATAAAGCCGTTGCAGAGACGGTTGTCTTATCTGTGAGTGTCGAAAAGTATCAAAAGGCGTCCAAGGAGACGATTATAACTATGTTTAAAAAAATTCTTGCTGCTGCTATGTTATGTTTTTCGCTGGCTATGCCTTCTTTTGCCGCTTACGAAGTAACGGTACAGGCTACGGCTTATAACGCGTATACCGGGAATTTAACAGCTTCTGGTACGGAATGTGTACCTTATCAAACAATTGCCGTAGATCCGGATATTATTCCCTTGGGATCTATTGTCTATGTCCCTGGATATGGCGAAATGGTAGCAGAAGATACCGGAGTATCCGGTTATGCGATCGATATCGCGATGGATTCGAATAGTGCTTGTTACGATTTTGGTGTTCAGACGATGACCGTAACAGTATATTAATTTATATAAAAAACGAAAGCTCCCGATTTGGGAGCTTTTTTTGTACAAAAACTAGTTTGTTAATATTATATCGCAATTGACAATGATAACTTTTTGATATATGATGTATTTGCGTATATCAGTGACTTTCTATCCGGAGACGGAAAAGGAGTTGTTTTATTTGTTTCAAGAAAACGTAAATTATAATACATCGGAATTATCGAAACGTTATGGTTGCTCGACACAGGCAATGGCACATCGTATTTTGTATCATATTACGAAATTGAACGATAACGGAGTTCATGCTTTACAGGATGTTACGACGAAGCAATGGCATGTCGATGAAATAGGCGTTCGTATTTTGGATTCTCTTTTCAAGCCAAAAAAAGAATTCCATAAAAATACGTCGAATGTTGTATCCTTACATACTGACATGGAGACAATTCATAAAGATATGACTTCAATGCAGGAACAGATAAATAAAATGCAGGATACGATATCCAAATTATTTGAACAGAATCAGCAGTTGAAGCGGGAAGAAAAATCGTTAGACAAGGAACTAGAGACGTATCGGAACAAAGAAGTGGCCGCAACAATTTCCCATGATATTATTTATCGTACCGGAATGAATTGGTGTAAGCAGGTAAACGATTTCATTCGTGATTATGCACAAGTGAATGGTCTCCAGAATTATGAAGCTTATCGGTATCTATACGATTTATTCTGCCAGGAGACTGGCTATAATGTATACCAACTCTGCGATGATTATATGCGTTCACATAAAAGACAGATGAACGGCAAAAAAAATATTCCGATTGTAAGAGTTATCCATCATAATGAACCTATTGCAATTGCATTCACTAATTTCATAAATTCATTAGTAAGCAAGGAAAACTAGTTGCCAACGGCACCTTCTTTGGAAGGATGCCGTTTTTTAATTTATTTGTTATATCAAAATAATAAACTACGTGATATAATAAGAACGGACCTAACTGATAGCAAAAGAGAAGGAGGTTTTATTTTTTGATTAACGAAAATAAATATGTCGATATCTATCAGGAACTTATGAAAAGCCGGATTATTTATTTAGGTTCAGAAGTAACGCCGGAATCCGCGAATTCCATCGTTGCCGAACTTTTATATTTAGAATCCGTGAATCCTGATTTAGATATCACGATGTATATCAATAGTCCGGGTGGTACGATTACGGATGGCATGGCTATCTTCGATACGATGCAGGCTATTAAACCGGATGTATCAACTGTATGTATTGGGATGGCAGCGTCTATGGCTTCTTTCTTATTGGCAGGTGGTACGAAAGGGAAACGTTATGCCATGCCGAATGCTGAAGTTATGATCCATCAGCCATTAGGTGGTGCCCAAGGACAGACTACTGAAATCCTGATTGAAGCAGAACATATTAAACAGATCCGTAAACGGATGCAGGAATATTATTCGGAATTCACTGGGAAATCTTACGAAGAGATTAACCGTGATACCGAACGAAATCATTATATGACGGCACAGGAAGCGAAAGAGTATGGCCTGGTCGATCATATCGTAGGCGAAGATGAAGGTGATGACTGATTGACAAAGAAAAAAGAAGAAGATATCGTATGCTATAGCTGCGGTAAGAAATTGAACGATTCTCCGGACGCTACTTTTGTACAATTAAAAGAAGATGGCGATGTCTATATTTGTTCGGAATGTATCACGGATACATACGATAAACTGATGACCGCTATCCATGATAGCGATACGGATGAAGAAGATGTCGACGATTTTAACGACGAAGATATGCTCGAAGATGACGCAGATGAAGAATCGGAAAAAGAACTTCCGACTCCAGAAGAAATCTGTGCTCATTTAGATAAATATATCATCGGACAGGAAGAAGCCAAAAAGATTATTTCGGTTGCTGCGTACAATCATTATAAAATGCTGTTGTACGAAAAAACACATTCGGAAGATGTCGTAGAAATTAAGAAGAGCAATGCAATCATGGTTGGCTCTACCGGGTCTGGTTTGTAAAATAAATATCTATTAACCGAGTAAAATAAAATTGGATTTACATAATACAATTTTTGAAAAAATAAATTTCAGGAGTTGTATTGCGAATGCGATTATCTAAAAAACAAAGAGATATTTTATATCCACCTATTATTAAAGAATTTTTAGCAGACGATATTGTTACGCTTACAGTGTAATCTTCCTACGGACAGGACATTGTCCGTTAGGAGAGAGAACGTAAGACCATCGCGAGATGTGCGGTTCTCGTTCGCATCCTAGAATCCCACGAATTTATTCGTGGGAGTATGTCAAAAAGTGATGAATTATGTCCTTAAGGCAATAATATCTGTATCTGGAGTTGTTCCAACTGTAAGATACGAATATGATGAACTGGGACATGGAGCATATCGATTAAGAATCACGAATAGAAAAGATTTCTTTGCATTTTTAGATGTACTTTATAAAAATCCAACAATTTATATGAAACGTAAATACGATAGATATTTAGAATATAAAACAAGCCGTCCGAAGACAAACTCACAGGAGTCTTCGGATGATTAGAGCGGAATTAAGCTGGAAGGGTCATCGACCTAATCAGAGTCCGAAGGTGTTATGAATTAAAATAACTAGATGATGGCGACATTATCGATAGTCGTAAGAATAATTCGACTAATCAGGCGCAACGCATAGTAGGTGAAATAATCCTGCCACGAGGCCGCTCTACGTTGTGAGTGAAATAGTATTTATACTACGTAAAAAGATATGCTATCCTGGGTCAGAATTGACTGACCGATGAAAATGAACGCAAGTTCCAGAGCGTAAGATAAAAAGCTTACGGTTAATAACAATGAGAAAACGGAAATCATTAGAGCATTAAGCAAATTCTTGAATGTTCCATTAGCAATCGCAGACTGCTCTTCGCTCTCTAAAAGTGGTTGTATCATCCTATAGACTCAGTCTTAGTAAAACATGTGCATTTATTAGTAATTTCTTTCTCGGAGGTGCTAATAAATGACACAAAAAAATATTGAAAAATATAAAAAAGCATTACAAGAATATATTGCAGACAAAAATATGCCACTAATAGAAATAGCAAGAAAATATGGATTTGATAAACGTGGATTTAAAAAATACTTGTTACAAAATAATATTCCTATACATAATGTTAGATGTAAAAAAGAATATTATGATAATCATGACAAGATTTTAAAAATTTTTGATGAAAATCCAAATTTAACTACTACCGCTATTGCAAAATTAGTAGGTGTTTCAGAAAGAACAGCTGCACTTGTTCTAAAAAAAATGCGAAATCATAAGTCGATTCATTCTAAAAAAGAACAAAAACGATATAAAATAGATGATAAATTCTTTGATGTTATAGATACGGAAGAAAAAGCTTATTGGCTTGGTTTTATTATGGCCGATGGATGCATAAGAAAAATAAAATATACTTATATGCTTACAATAGAACTAAATTCTATTGACGAAGAGCATTTAATAAAATTTAAAAAAAGTATAAAGACTGATGCTCCGATCACCAAAAGAAAAAATAGAAATATGTCTATTATTCGTATATGTAACAATCACCTTGTACAACAACTTATAAAAAAAGGTTGTATATCCAATAAGACTATAGATGGATATATTCCCTTAAATATCTTAACAGACAAATTATTTATTGCAGCATATCTACGTGGCTATTGCGATGGTGATGGGTTTATCGATAAAAAAAGATATCGAATTGTTTATACTATAAAATCCAAACAGATTACTGATCAAATATCTATTTTATTAGATATGCTTAATATTTCTTTTAAAGTAAAAAAAGAGAAGACGTATTATCGACTTATGTGTGAAAGAAAAGATATATTTTTCAAATTTTTGACTGAAGTTTATATAAATGCACATATATATTTAGATAGAAAATATATAATTGCCAAAGAAAGATATAGCCGTTCAGGATCAACTACCACAGAAGATTCTGAATGATTAGTGGAGAATTAAGCGGGAAGGCTAAGTCCTTATGGATATGCTAATCCGAACCGAAGGCTAATCCAAGATTAGTCAGGGGCAACGCGTAGCAGGTGAAAAGATATAATCCTGCCAAGAGGCTCCACTACTTTGTGGTTGAAATATACAAGAGATAAAAATGTACGCTGAACTAATAGGAAACTATTAGAAGTATCGGATAAAAAGCCGATACGATAACATAATTGTATGTCGGTGCGGATCCAGTTTCTGTTTTATCGGATTTATTATATCGTGCCGGGAATAATATTGAAGCGGCCGAGACAGGTATCGTTTATCTGGATGAATTCGATAAATTAGCGAAACGGAAAGACGATAATACCGCAAAAGATGTAACGGGCGAAGGTGTACAGCAGGAATTATTGAAGATTATCGAAGGTAGCGAAGTAGAAGTCCCGATTTCGGGAGGCCGTCGTATGAATGCTGAAATGGTTCGCTTAGATACTTCTAAGATCCTGTTTATCTGTGGTGGTGCTTTCGACGGAATTGAAGACGTTATCCGAAAACGGATTCGAAGTAAAGATAATCATCCAGCCATGGGATTTGGAGCTACTTCTTCGAAATCCGATGTACGGAACAAAGAATATAACGATTTAATTATTCAAGTAACGACCGAAGATTTACGAGAATTCGGTATCATCCCGGAAATGCTTGGCCGGCTTCCGATTATCTGTCCGTTGAAACAACTTTCGACGGATCAATTAGTAGAAATCTTGACGAAGCCGAAAAACGCGATTATCAAACAGTATAAAGAAATGTTAAAAATGGACAGCGCGCGCCTTGTTTTCCGTAAATCCGCTTTATTAGCTATCGCTAAAGAAGCAGAAGATCGTAAGACAGGAGCACGAGGATTACGAGCTATCGTCGAAAAACTTTTGACGGATACTATGTATCATGTACCGAGCATGACTGAACCAGTTGAAATTGTTTTTACTGAAAAGTGTGTAACCGATCATAAGAAACCGACGATTAAACCGTTAGTTACAAATGAGGAGAAGGAGGATAAACTATATGCCGAATAAATATATGGAGAAATATAAAAAGTTGGTAGATTTAGCCTGGCTGGCTACTGAAGGATATAACCGTGGTGAAAATAAAGATAAATATTATAAAGAAGCTATGATGTATGCTACCGTAGCCAATGCGATGACGCCTATGTTTTCTATTAATATTTCGGAAGATACAGCAGAAGAAAAACTTAAAAAAACGAAACCAGCTACAAAAGAAGACCTGAAACCGAAACCTGTTATGCATACCGTAGGTTCAGAAGATTCTCCTGAAACAGGTTCCGTACCGGAAGTAAAAAAAGAAGAACCGAAAACGGAAGTAAAAGAAACGCAGCCAGAGGATACGGCCAAGATGGCGCAGGATATTGCGACTATCCAGAATATCATTCAGACAATGATTGATACTACAAAACATCCGAACAATTACTTAATTCCGATGGATATGGTTATGTATTGGATGTCTCAGGCAGTCGGCACGAAAATCGAAGATATCAATGAGTTGAATAACCATATGGATAAACTGCCAGCTCTTCTTGATTATTTTACGAAACTTGATTTCATCTTTAATAAAATTAATGCAGATATCCCAAATACAACGCAGGCATTAGCTTTCGCGACACAGGGTAGATATACAACGATTGATAAGATGTCTCCGGATAATATCGATGTCGTTATCGACGCATTTAAACAGGCTATTCAGAATCAGCAACAAGCGGCTGCACAGTAAATTATTTTATTTTAAGGAGGAATTTATATTATGAGTATGAACGTAGTTATTTTGCAGGGTCGTTTTCCGGCAAGTGATAAATTCGATTTTAAATATATCCAGGGTGAAGAAGGCGGCAAACGGTCTTATTTCCGTGGTACGTTGAGTGTAGATCAGAATTTCGTACAGAAAGGTCAGAAATATCCGGACAGTGACTTGATTAATATTCGTGCTTTTGGTCAGGTAGCGGATCGTATCGCTAAATTCTTCCGTCCTGGCGACAACATTCTTATTAATGGTCAACTTCGCCATGATAAACCGTATCAGGATGAATCTGGTCAGACACATCAGGGAAGTCTTTATGTTATCGTCGATAATTTCCAGTTTCAGTATGCAAACGAAAAACATGAAAATAATTCCGTAGGCCAGCAGTCGGTACAGAAACAGGATATCCCGGCTCCTGGTTCTATGAATCCGTTTGCAAATATGAAAGCACCGACACCTGAACCGGCACAGCAACCGCAGACTGGATTTAAATTTGGTGCGAATCCTCCCAAGTTCTCGGCCAATTTTTTTCAGAAATAAGATAGCACCTTTCTAACTTATTTATTTTATGTTCTGTATAAACTAAAATATAAAAATAATACTCCTTGCTATTGAATATATGCAGCGTTATAATAAAAGCATAAATATTAAATAGCAAGGAGTGATGCTTTATTAATGAACAAGAATTAGATAAACTACAGAAAAAGTTATTCAAGGAACTTACGGATGATATATCGTTGAAAAACGAAATCAAGACATTCGCATCTGAATGCGCTCGTAAGCTTATGCTTCCTTCGACTCATGCACAGATTGTTACCGAATTTCACGGACAACAATATTTGTTATCGGCACGAAGCTATATGATGTCGTGTGGTTCAATCTTGGTAGAAGTTCGCGCGCGTCCTTGGATTTCTTCTTTGCTTGCTGTAAATGGAGGAATCCCAGATAGTTCTAAAAAAGCAAAAACGGCTAGAGCTGAATTCGACGAGAAATTTACGATGGAAGAATTCGTAGCCAAGATTACGACTGCTCTTTTTTATAATATCTGCGAATTAGCTCCAGAACCAGAAGCGGAATAGAACGAATAAAGAAAGGAAATATTATGTCGGAAGAAGTAAGAATTTCGACACTAGAATATCCGGATAATGTACGTTTACGAAAAGAAATGTACTTAATGAATCCGAACCATTGTGTCGAAGAAATCATCGATAATAGCGTCGATGAGCATCTAGCTGGCTACTGTAAGAATATTTCTATTAATGTATTCCCGAAAAGTGGTCTTATTCAAGTTTCCGATGATGGTCGTGGTATTCCTGTAGAGCCTTCTACGGATCCCGCTTTCAAAGGTAAATCCCAGCTATTTCAGGCTATGGCTAGTTTGCACTCTGGAGGTAAAAAAACACTTTTAATGCCATTATATTTAATAGCGATATAATCTATTTTCTTGATTTGCTAAGAAAATACGAAAGAGCATTAGAAGTATGCCGTCTACATTCAATGTCATTGGAGAATGTAGATGATTAAGATGGAATTAAGCGGAAAAGCAGTTGCTATCTGTAATCCGAGTCCGAAGGCTATATCCATTTATAATGGTAATGCATATAGTCAGGCGCAACGCATAGGAACTGAAAAGATATAATGTTCCCACGAGGCCGTCTTACGTTATGACATAATTTTACGTAAAAAGATATGCTGAACTAACTATTAATAGGTTAGAAGCAAAGATAAAAAACTTTGCGATAACAAATTGAAATTTCAGTCAAAAGATGGCGCTTATAAATCAATCACAGGAGGATTAAATGGCGTCGGTGCTTCTTGCGTTAATGCAGTATCCAGTTATTTTAAAGCGCAAGTATTCAAAGAAGGATACGAATATTCTTTAGTTTTCGAAAAAGGTCGATTAAAAGAAGATTTCCAGAAAACAGAAATCAAAGATAAGAAGAAACATGGTACGACCATTTCTTTTATCCTGGATACCGAAATCTGGAAAGATGATACTGTCGATTATAAGAAATTAAAGGATCGTATCCAGCAGATTGCGTTCTTGAATCCTTCTTTATCACTTACGTATACATACGATAAAGAGGAACCGGTATCTTATCATTATCCAGAAGGATTACAGACTTATTTGGATATGCTGGTATCGAAAGAGAAACGGATCTGTGATAGTATCATTCTGCATAAGAAAGAAAATGATATCGAAGCTGATTTAGGATTTACGTTTTCTCCTTCTTACCAGCAGGAATATTATACGTTTGTTAATAACGTAGAAACAAGTCGGGCCGGCGATCATTTAGCTGGATTTAAATTCGGTATTCATAAAGCGATTAGCCAATATTTAAAAGATAATAAAATGAAAACACCTGCGAATATGACGCAGGATGATTGTCTGGAAGGTATTGTGGCTATTATTGCCGTTAAAGTAAAGGATCCGAAATTTGAAGGCCAGGGTAAGACTGCTATTCGTATGCCAGAATTGCGCGCCGTTGTTTCCCAGCTTACTTGTGACGCTTATTATGAATATCTAAGTAAGAATCCGAAGATAGCAAAAACTATTTTGGATAAGATTACCCAGGCAATGAATGCCAGAGTAGCTGCCCGGAAAGCCAGACAGGCTGTTCGTGATCAAAAATCGATCATGAAGAGTATATCGCTTCCCGGTAAATTAAAATCCTGTTCTTCTCGTGATCCCGAAAAGACAGAGATTTTCTTGGTCGAAGGTTAATAGAATGGCCTTTATTTTATTCTTTGAATTGCTGGAACTCTTATTATATAAGACAATCAGCAGCTAATCTATATGCAATAGAAAGTTCAACGACTATTCCGAAAGGAAGTACAACTTAATTATGTTGGAAGTGGAGAATACGATGATAGATTTGACCAATCTGGAGTAAAGAGATAGTCTGCTACTTATAGTGATATAAGATAACAAAAGGGATTCTGCCGCTGGAAGCGCATTACAAGCACGAAATGCAAATATTCAGGCTATTCTAAGCGTTTTTGGCAAAGTAAAGAACGTACAGAAAGGTAAAGATGATACCACTGCGTTAAATAGCGTTAAACTTTTGGATATCATTAAAGCCTTAGGAACCGATGTCGGTAAGAATTTTAATTTAGATAAACTTCGTTATCATAAGATTATTTTGATGGCAGACGCTGACAGCGATGGTGGACATATCGCCTGTCTTTTGATTACATTTTTCTACCGATATCTAAGACCTATTATTGATTCCGGATACTTGTATATTGCGCAAAGTCCGTTATTCAGTATCCAAAATAAAAAAGGGAAGATTATTAAATATATCTATACGCAATCAGAAATGGACAATTACGAAGTAAAAGAAGGAGAATTCGTAAACCGCTACAAAGGGTAAAATCCTTGAGCCCTTACTATCTTTTCTGCTTCATCAGCAGGGTTATATATAATAAATATAGCTAACGAGGGTCGTCCTATAACTTAGGAATGTCTCGTGGGAAGTGATTGAATGAATGTAAATGACAAAATTGTTGGTGTTTATTGTATAACAAACTTAATTACTGGAAAGTTTTATATCGGTTCTTCTTATAATCTATATAAACGTTGGAACTCTCATATATCCAATTATAAAAATAACAACAGTAAAGAAAAATATAAAAAGTTGTATATAGCTATGAGAAAATATGGATTAGATAATTTTCTATTCGAATTAATAGAAAATTGTACCGACAATCCGCAGAACGTTAGAAATCGCGAATTATATTATATAAATATGTTAGATGCATGTAACTATGGATATAATTCAAATATTAAAGGCGAAAATCATAAAAATCATAAATTATCTAAAAATGACGTCATTGATATTAGAATGAGATATGCCAGACGCGAAAGAAAAAAAGAAGTATATAAATTATATGCAGATAAAATAAGCAAAACAGGATTTCATAAAGTTTGGAATGGCGTTACATGGACAAATATTATGATGAATGTTTATACTGATGAAAATAAATATTTTCATGCACATAATACTGCTAATTATGGAGAAGAAAATGGTACTCATAAGTTATCTGATAATGATGTTATGATTATTCGTAAAAAGAAAAAAGAAGGATTATCCAGTAAAGATGTGTATAAATTATATGAAAATAAAATAACTTTTGGGTCATTTATTAATATTTGGTATAATTGCAATTGGCATTCAATCAAACCTGTATCGACTAAATAGGTAAGGATACTATTGATACGTATCTTGAAATGGATAGCACGATGATGGAAATTAGTTAGCGTCCGGAGTGAAGAAATAGTCAGTGCTCTTAGCAATAAGAGATATCCACGTAGGGGAGATGGATCCAGAAGAATTATGGGAAACTACGATGGATCCAGAAAAACGTCATTTGATCCAGGTTACGTCGAATATGGCCGAGCAGAACGAAGCTTGTATCGATGTATGCATGGGATCCGATGTTGCTCCAAGACGTAAGTTTATTTTTGATTATGCTGAATTCTAATGAGGAGGTTTTTTATTTGCTGAAAAATTTCGAGTACGTATATTTCGTAAATAAAGAAAAACGTCAGGTCGTCTGTAAACTTCGAAATAAGAAAGATAAGGACGCTAATTTTGTTGTCGCAGCTAATAATTTTATGATGGAATGTCTCGATAATTTACTTTGTCATAAGAATATCTATTTTTATGGCATTTTTACGTCGGCTGAAAGTCTTCGTCCTAGCCAGAGCATGGCTATCGCAAAATGTCATCCGGATGATGTATTCAATGTAGAAATCGGGAAACGGATTGCACGAAATAAACTTCGTCGGCGTATCTTAAAACAGGTCTATAAACGATTGCATATTATGATGGATGCATATAAACAGGCCGAAAATAGAATGAAAGAACGATATCCAAGAGATGTCGAATCCTTTTTTAAGTAGAACGCGCTAAAAAAAGTGGCGTCCATTATTTTATATTCCCGGATAAAAGCCTGATATACGCAAATATTAAGCATTAGGACGGAGATATATTAATGAACGAGCTTTGTTTGCGTGGTTTAATAAAATGTATCGTTAAATATAATGATACGAAGTCGATATTCGTACTGGCAGTGGATAGACTTTCGGGTATCTCCGATACACTGCCAGTGAAAATCGACACTTTCAAGATCAAAAATTTTAATCCAGGAGATAACGTAACGATCACCGGTAAGATAAATAGTCAAAACGTGACAAGGAATAACCGCCGTCGCGTTGCTATTTTTGTTTATGCTGAATCGATAGCTTCTTCTTCTGGATATACGAATGAATTCAAGGCTTCCGGTAAACTTTGTATCATTAAACCTATCTACCAGGCGTCTAAGAATAGAACGCTTCTGGAATGTATTTTATCGGTCGAACGTACGGAGAATAAATACGATTACATACCACTCGTATTCTGGGGTGATATGGCAAGAGAAGTCAGTCAGTATCCAGTGGGTACTTATATATCTATCGAAGGACGGTTTCAATCTCGTAAATATTATTCGAAAGTAGAGAAAGCGGCCGAAATTGTATATGAAGTATCGGTAAGCCAATATAAGAAAGAGAGGGAAAAATGCCTGGAGTAACGAAACAAGAGGAAATTTCGGGTATCATGCCTCAGTTATTCTTGACGTACGCAACGGACGTCATTCAGGAACGGGCTATCCCAAGATTAGAGGATGGCTTGAAACCTGTACAACGCCGTATCTTATATGCTATGTATAAGAACGGGAATTTCAATAATAAAAAAACCATTAAGTCAGCCAAAACTGTTGGTGCCGTTATTGGTACGTATCATCCCCATAAAAGCAAAATCTGTGGCCTGATAGAGTAATCTATCTTGAAGCAATTATCTAAACATGGAAAAACTTATAATTAAGTTAACCAGGTGCTAATAAAAAGCTGAACGACTATTCCTGGGAAGGAAGTAGATTCTAAGCAGAATCGAAATGATAATAAACCAAATATTTCTTGGTTTGTGATATAGTCTAAACCATATAGTGATATATGGATATTCGTTAAGAATAATATAAGTTTTGCGAACTTATATTTAATATTTATTGGGTGACGCTAGTGTATATGATGCTATGGTTTTCATGGCACAGCCATTCTCTTTGCGATATCCACTAATTACTTTCAAAGGTAATTCAGGGAATATCCAGGGGGATCCGGCCGCTCATTATCGATATACGGAAGCTAAACTTTCGACTTTCGGCGAACTTCTTTTGGAAGATATCGACAAAGAGACGGTCGATATGCAAGACAACTATGACAATACGACTAAGGAACCGATAGCGCTCGGTGGTTATTTCCCGAATGCTTTAGTCAATCCGACGATGGGTATCGCTGTCGGTATTGCAACAACGTTTGCGCCGCATTATTTAAAAGATATCATCGAAGCTGCCTGTACGATGATCGATCATATGATCAAAGACGAAGACACAGATATCGAAGAATTGATTTCGATCGTAAAAGCTCCTGATTTTCCGACAGGTGGTACGATCGTAAATGCTTCAGATATTCCGAATATTTATCGTACTGGCCATGGCCGCATTACGTTACGCGGTAAATATCGTATCGAACAGAAAAAGAATACGAAACAGATTGTATTCTATGAACTTCCGTATAAAATTAGTTATACTTCGATGATGGAGGGATTAATCAAACTTTCTGATTCTATTCCTGATATCAAAGATATTCGTGATGAATCTTCGAAAGAAGTAAAGATCGTCGTAGAACTGAAGCGAGACGCAAATCCAGATTGGATCATTCGTCAAATTTTCAAACGTACCGAACTGCAATCTAATTTTAATTGTAATTGCGTAGCTATCGATGATCAGAATAAACCGCGGGAGAACGTAACGCTGAAAGATATGTTTGAAGCGTATATTACAAGAGCAGCTAAGACACTTTATCGTTCGATGACGTTCGATAAAAAGAAGTATGAAGCAAGATTAGAGCGTATCGCATCTTTATTATTCGCTTCAGAACATATCGACGAGATTACGAAAATTATTAAAACTTCTGACGATCCGGTAACGGATATGACGAAGAAACTATCTTTATCCGTAAATAAGGCGAAAATTATTTACGAGATGAAATTATCCAGTATTTCCAAACTTTCGAACGCTTCTTTAAAAGAAGAACAAAAAGACTTAGAACAGAAACTGGAAACAATCGTCAGTATTTTGTCGGACCAGAAGGCGTTCCTAAAAGAACTTCGAAAAAAATTGCAATCTATTTCGAAACTAAAGATGTTCAAAGACGATGTACGTCGTACGGATTTCATGGATATTGACCTGACCGTAGACGATCGTAGTCTTATCAAGGATCAGCAGGTAAGTCTTACATATACGAATCACGATATCATCAAGAGTGTCCTGGTATCGGATTATACAGCTACGAAGGGAACTTCAAAAGGAGTATCCACGAAACTGAAAGAAGACGAAGTTATCTTGGATATGCTTACGATGTCAACAAAAGATGACTTATTCTGTTTTACAAATACTGGCCGCGTCCATTTCCTTCCAGTATATAAGATTCCGATTGTAGGACGAAATAATAACGGTAAATATTTGAGTACGTTGCTTAGATTAGATACCGGAGAACATGTTGTTCATATTATGTCAGCGAAACCGGAAGATTTAAAAGATAAGTCGCTTGTATTCGTAACTAAAAAAGGCGTCATAAAACGACTGGCTATCGATGATCTTTCGAAACGTGGTAATGTATCACGCTGTATGACATTCAAAGAAGGAGATACGCTGGCTTCCGTTCTTCTTTGTGAAGAACATACGAATATCATTCTTATCTCCAATATTTCGAAAGCGATTCGTATTGATATCGACGACGAAAAGAAACCGATTCGCCCAACTGGTAAAACATCGATGGGCGTCAATGGGATGAGTTTAGAAGACGACGAATTCGTTGTTTCTGCTGTTGTTGTCGATGACATGAAACATTTTCTTACCGTATCTGAACAGGGTATGGTTAAGAAAATGACGTTCGACATGATTCCGTTACGTGGTCGAGGTGCAAAAGGCGTTAAATTACAGGATACGAAGAAAGCGCCTATCCTTATTGCTGCTATGCAGGCATCGGAAAACCAGCAGTTAATGATCGTGACTAAGAACGGTAAAGTATCTCGTACTTCTGTATCGAAATTCATGGTACACGGAAGAACCAGCCGAGGTACACACGGTATCAAATTATCTGATGGTGACGTTGTTGTTTCAGCTGATATTACGTCGGAAGAGGAATAAAAGATTATGTATTCAAACGATTATACACAGATCAAGAATGGATTTACGAATTATCTGGGAGCCTGTATTCAGGCTCTCCCGGATACGATGAGTAAAGCCGCGAAATCCCATTTCGTAACAGCCGAACTAATGGATATCGTAACGAAATTATCGCAGAAAGAAGACGGAAATATCAACTTATTTATTTATAAGCCGGTATTTCGTTCTCTTATCTATGTCCTGAAACAGGAAATAGCACGAATGGAAATTGATCGTCCTTATACTCAGGAGGCAATCGATACGTATCAGGATATGATTCATTGTTTCGAAGAAATAATTATGCATTTGGAGGAACCGAAAGATGAAACAAAATAAAGTGACGCTTGTTTTCGGTGAAAAAGCATTGGATACTTTTGCAGAAGATGTCAATAGTTTTTACGAATTTATGACGGAAATAGAAGATTTCGTCGGAACCAAGAAAGATTTACGAGATGCGCTTAAAACGAAATTCGCCTCCATCGGCGCCTTTTCTGCGGCTATCCTGTTGGCTCGACGTAACGGTAAACAGGAGATAGCCAAAAATAACCAGGAGGCTAAATAACTATGGCTAGAAAAAAGAAAGAGGAAGGAAAAGAACAGGAACAGACAGAATTAACGCTGACTGAAAAAGAGAAACGATTAGCACAGATTGCTGAAAGTATCAATAATAAGTACAAGAAACAAGTCGTTGGCAATCTTTCCGATCCAGATATCAAACGACAGATTGAAATTGAATTCATCCCGAGCGCTTCGCCAGATTTTAATTTAAATACCGGCGGTGGTTTTCCAAAAGGAAAGATGTCCATTGTAAGTGGTCTTTCCGATAGTGGCAAAACAAGTATAATGTTGAACACAATCGGTATGAATATGCAGAAAGATCCGAAATTCACTTGTCTTTGGCTGGAATCAGAAGATTCGTTAGCCAAGATGAGTTATCTGGAAGATACTTTTGGAATTGATCCGGAACGTTTCTTTGTTGTACCGCTTCAGTATTCTAGAGGCGGTGAAGCAGCTTTAGATGATTTAATTGCTTTCATTGGTACAGGAGCTATCGATATTTGTGTCATCAATACTTTGAGAGCACTGATTCCTATTTCGGAAATTCAGAAGCCAGTAGAAGCACAAGATGTCGCAATTTCCGCGAGAATGAACTCACGATTTGTCTCAAAGGTTATTCCGTTACTTTCTGAAACGAATACCGCATTAGTATGTGTACAGCAGCGTACGACGAATATCGGTGGCTATGGACAGTCTGATGTATTAAGTGGTGGTCTTCGTATTCGATATCATAGTATGCTGACCGTACGATTAAATCGATTAAAAATTACGGCAGAAGATCCGATTGGACCGGAAGATGGCGTCAAGATTTCTGTTATCGTCGAAAAGAATCACTGTGTACCACAGATGTTTCCATATCGAAAGTTTACGTATTATGCCATTTACAACGAAGGTATCGAAACGATTTTCAGTACGTTACAGTTAGCTATTGAACAAGGATTGATTCAACGAAGAGGGGCGCATCTTTATTATTATGGTTCCCGTAATCCAGATAAAGATGAACCGATTTATCATTGGACTAGTAAAGCAGATTTTCGACAGTATATGAAAGAACATCCGGATATCCTTGAAGAATTCACGAATAAGGTACAGCATAAATCAGAAACGTTATCGAAAGAAGAGATTTCGGCTATCCAGGCAGAAGAAATTGCTGATGCAAAAGCTGCTGGAGTTGATCTTTCAGATCTAGATGATATGACAAGTGCTATCTTAGACACAGAAACGAAGGAGGAATAACTTGGATGAATCGAATGTTCAATGTAATTCTTATGACCTTTGTGCGAACGCTGATCGTAAATGTAACATATGCTTTAACGAAGTATATTTTACGCCTCGGAAAGAAAAGCGCGTATCGCATTTAAAAAAACACAGTGGCCGGAGCAATCGACAGGGAGCTAGATTCGAACAGCATAATCATCAAGAGAATCAGAAAATTTTGACAAATACAGCTGTATCAGATCTGACTCCTAACTCCGGAGCTGGATACATCAAAGGAGACGAACAAATATCCGGTATCGTTTCCGTCATAGAAGAATTAAAAACAAAGACGGTAAAACAGACGAGAGGAAAGGAAACCTTTACGATCCGTAAAGAATGGTTATCTAAATTAACGAGGGAAGCTATTCAGGAGAATAAGGAATTCTGGTATCTTAAATTTGCCTTCCATGAAGACGATTCGAACTGGTATTGTGTCGTATCCAGTGAAATTATTATGTCAATGGTAAAAACGCTGGTTGAAGATCGGACGAAAGCCAAAAATGCAGACCGACTTATTGAACTAGCAAATCGTCAAAAAGAAACGATCGAAGCAAAGAATCTTTTGTTGACAGCCAAGATAAAAGAATTAGAAGCTGAAATCGATATTCTGAAACATAAGGAATAATCAAAAATGGAACCGTGTTGCCTACGGCTCCTTTTTTGGTTCTTATCTTTTCTTTTCTGCTAAGGAAGTGATATAATAAATGGTGGGTATGGCAGAAGATACTATTTATTCTTTGGTAGCGAAAGAAAACCCTGGGAATCCATTAGCTTACGTACGTGATATCGTACGACCTTTATCAATGAATAAACTAACGGAATGTCTAAAGAATTGTAACGATTGTAAAATAGGGAATGGCGTCCGCAGTATTCCCTACGGTAATCCGAATGGTTCTATTTTAATATTCCGTGACTTTATCCAAGAACAGGATATTACGAAAGATTATGTATATCCTTATGATGAAGAAAAACCGTACGATAAGGCGTTACGTGCTGTCCTAGAAGCTAATGCTCTCGATATGGATCAGATTATCTGGCTGAATGCTGTGAACTGTTGTCCGCATGAAATGATCGGGAAACGGCTCTGTCCAAGGCTACCCAATCAATTTGAATTAAAGAACTGTCGTGTCTTCGCTGATTTTGCGATCCAGTCTTTTGCGCCTGTATTCATTTTTTTGATGGGTACAACAGCGTTATCTTTGTTTCTGGATACGAAGATAAGCGAAATACATGGTCATTTCATTACGGTAAACGGCGTTACGGCTATGCCGGTATATAGTCCAGAATATCTGGCTATGATATCCGAGCGTATGCCAGAATCTTATCCTATCTATGAACGGATATTCAAGGAAGATATAAAACGCGCTGCCGACTTCCTTAGACAAGAATATCCAATGTTGATTAAATCCGATACCGAAGAAGGAGGAAAAACTATCCATGCAGGAATTTAAATTTGATTTTTCGGGATTCAATGCTGGTACGTCCGCTCCGAAAAACGAACCGTCTGAAGAAACAAAGACGGAACAGCCGAAAGCTTTTGATTTCAATGCACTGAAAGAAAGTTTTGCAAAGAAAGAAGCTAAGGAAACGGAAGCAGAAAAGGAAGATGAATCTCCGAAAGAAGAAAAAGAAGAAGTAACTGAAGAAACAAAAAATAAGAAGAAGTCGGAAGTCGAAGATAATTCGAATCCTTTCGAACCTAAATCTACTGAAGTAAAACCGAAAGAAGAAGAATCTAAGGAAGAAAAACCGAAGGAAGAAAAAGCTTCCAAAGAAAAAGCTTCCAAAGAAAAAGCTGCCGAACCGGAAATTAAAGAAGAATCGAAAGAAGAAAAGCCGAAAAAGAAACGTCATCGTCGGACCAAGAAAGAATTAGAAGCCGAAAAGAAAGAAGCCGAAAGCGTCGAAAAGACGGTCGCTTCGATGAAACCGGAAGATAGTAATCCACCGAAAATCATGTACGCCGAACCTTACGAAAACCATATCGAAGACTATAACGAATGTGTCAATACAATGTTCGCGAAACAGGTAGATAGTGATTGGGAAAGTAAAAAGGAAGTCATCCTGGATAACCTGGATAAAATCAAGATGGGCACGAACATTACGCCGGCTACGTTAAGCGGTATGGCAGTATCCATCGATGAAACTTTCGACATGATCGCGCAGTATTATTATCAGTACAAAGCGATGCTCGAACAGCTTACAGATAAAGAAACTGGTAAGCTTTCTTATATCAAAGGAATCAATGGTGTCGGTAGTAATCCGGAAGAACGGAAACGCAATGCATGGATTGCTTGTGCTGCTTATAAACAGGATGATATTAACTGTAATTTACTTGAAATCGTAAACATCACTCGAGAACGATTCGAATTTCTTAGCTGTTGTTTCGAACGAATTAAAAACAAGCAGAATATCCTGTATACACTGACCGCAAATCTGAAGATGGCAGGTGAATGATATGCATTATGGATTAACGGATGAACAGAAAATTATGTTGGAATCTTTTATTCCGGAACGATTCATTCATCAGAAACCGACATTCCGTAAAAACGATCCGGGATTGAATTATATCCCGGGTCCGTATGTTAATCAGATTTTGGATGATGTATTCGGTAATGGAGCCTGGTCTTTTTCGATTCAGAAGTCTTGGCTCCAGGCTTCCGAACCCTATACAGATAAGAATAATAAGAACAACGGTGGTACGCCTGTCGTATATAATCAGGCACCGTTTGCCAGTGTTTTGGGCCGTCTTTCTTATTGGTTATATCCGCAGAAAGATTATCCAGAAGAAGATATCTCTGATTATAGTCCGAAAGAATTCTATAAAGAAGCATTCGGTTCTCATGTATTGATGGGTAAATCGGATGTACAGGAATCCGCTTTCAAAGCAGCTGGTACCGACGCATTGAAAAAATGCGCGTCCCTTTTAGGTATCGCTCGTGAATTATATACAAAGAGGGATATTAATGAATTCCGTGACTTCAATACATGGATTAAAAATGTTACCAATGAATGGAACTATGAAACGACCGAACTTTATGGAGATTATATTAATAAAATTAATATTCTGGAATCCAAACTGGTATCTATGATGAAACCAGAAGAATATACAGCATTCAAACAGGAATTATATAAACGTATCGGGCTTCCGGAAAATACGAAAGAGTATAATCCGACACCGAAAACCGTTATTTTGTATGCTGATACGTTCCAGTCTTTAATGGACGAACTCGAGAAGGTGAATACTGATGCTTCTTAATCCACAAGGAGATGGTATCGTCTTATGCCCTGAATGTCAAAATAATCGATTCGAAGAGAAAGATATTGTTCAGTTGGCTAAAAATAAAAGGGACGATTCTCTATCGGTTGTAAAACGATATAAGGCATATGTTTGCGCAAAATGCGGTTATGTCTATGAGGAAGTGCAGGTACCAGTATGATTTATCTATTTGACATTCAATATGATATATTGACCGCAGGACCTGGCCTTCGTACTGAAGTTTTCCTGGCAGGATGCTCTAAAGCAAAGAGCAATCCCTGTCAGGGATGTTTCAATTCTAAATTATGGAATAAGAAAAATAGTCGGCAGGTTACGGTTGATGATTTATTGGATCATATCGTAAAGTATAGTTCAGAAAAAAAAGTAACGTTTTGTGGGGGAGAGCCGACAGACCAGCTCGAAGAACTTACGGAAATTTGCCGTAAGCTTAAAGAGAAAGAATTCAATATCCTGGTTTATACGTATCATGATTTCGATAAACTGAAAAGTAAACCAGAATACAAAGAGTTATTCAAATATATCGATTATCTGATAGATCGGCCTTATGACGAAACGAAGCGTATCTATAACGATCAATCAGATCTTTGGATAAAACGAAGTGTCGGTTCTTATAATCAACGGATTATTCATTTTTTGCCATTGAATAATTTCAACAATCGACATGTAGATATTTTTAATATTTTTGAGAACGGCAGACTTTCGTTGTATCCTATAACTCCAGACGAGATCATTGAATATTTATAAGAGGAGGTGTGTATATGGCAGAGAATGAAGAAGCAAAAGATATTGTTTTTAAGCAAGATGGAAACGATACGTATGTAGCAAATACGAAAGATATTCATAACTTCTATATGTTCCCGTTTCATGTTTCTATTGGCTTTAGTAAAAAGAACTATTGTGATTTAATGCCTTCTTCGCTTTTACTTGGACCGCATCTAGACTATGATGAAGATACAAAAACTGTTATCGTATCCGTAAAAGAAATATCCAATGACAAGATCTTAAAAGATGATGACGACATTGAAAATCAATGTTCCGTTAGAGTATCTAGCGAAGATTTCGTATCTTGGTTTATGGATACTTCTACCTGGTTCCAGTCCGATAAGAATAATCCGTATCAAAAAGTGCGGTATGAACTCGTCAATAAGATAAGAGACTATATGAATAGTCAGCATCTGCTTGTCAAATCGATCGATGATATTTCGTTTATTGATGTAGAAGATCCTTTTGATAGAGGCGCGGGTATTCTTTATTTCGATGATACACCGTCTGCTTTCTTCTATATTGATGTGATAGATATCAATAATGGTTACTTTTGTACATCTCCGGAATATTTCTTTGGGAATTCTAGCGATTTATTTAATGATGTTCCTGATAGTATTCATAGACACGTTGTATTACAATTCGGAGATGTATCTATCGACTGTGATTTAAGTAGAATTATAGAAGAAGAAGACGGAAATTATAGGTTTGATTGTAAATTTTCGTCGCTGACATCGAATCCGTATCAGAAATTCGACATGAAAGATAAAGAACATATTTTATCTATTGTGAAAGAAAAAGCTGATATGTTTGAACATAAGAAAGAAAAAGAAATAGACGTTTTAGCTTCGACATTCGATATTAACGACTTATTCTAGTGTAAGGAGGTGCGTCTTTTTTGGCGCTTACAAGGGAATGTATGCATCAACTTTGTGATTTAATTCGTGCGAACACCAGTACACTTATCTGGTGTAAAACGTACGAAACACGTCGTTTTATCGGTGATTTGGCGACGATTTTTGTACAACAGTTAAAAGAAAGCCAAAAAGATGAAAAAGATCGTCAGCCACTTTCTTTTCAGCTGGATACGACGAATCGTAAGATTCGTAAACTTTATCTATGGGATGCGTCTTCAGGACTTAGTTATTTCTGTACGCAAGCTAGCATTAATGCTTTTAAGAGCATGAAAGATGACATGAAGTATCAGAGTATCTATAAAAAAACTTTGAATCCGGCAATGTTATTACAGTATATCGAAGAAGTAGCTATTAAAAATAATAAAGAAGCACTTCCTATCTTTGTTATTAAGAATTTTCATTTAATGAATCGTACATCGGCTCCGAATGTTATCCAAGGACTTTTAAATCTTCGGGAAATCAACGATAAATTCCGTGTACCGATTATTATTGTAAGTCCTGTATTGGATATTCCGGCAGAACAGATGAAATTATTTACGGTATTCGATTATGATTTACCGAATGAAGATGAAATCCGTTGCATCATCGAAAAATATTGCTTTAATATCGACGATAAAAATAAAGAAGAATATATCGATAATCTAGTACAGGTTTCGAAAGGACTTACCTATAACGAAATCGACGATAGCTGTAAAAAGTCACTTATTACTTATGGTTCTTTAAAGCCGGATGTATTCAGTAAAGAAAAGATTGAAATCATTAAGAATTCCGGTTGTCTGGATTATCAGAAGATTACGTCGTCTACATTCAATGATATGGGCGGCAACGAAGTCTTTAAATCCTGGATCAAGGAAGAGAAACAGCTACTTTCAAAAGAAGCGCGTGAATTCGGACTACCGATGCCGAAAGGATATATCTGTTTCGGTCCAGCTGGTGCCGGTAAAACCGCTTCTGCTGAAATGACGGCTAGTCTTTTCGGAGTACCACTTCTTAAATTTAATTCAAGTAAAATTATGGGTAGTCTGGTAGGTCAATCGGAACGCGCAATCGATAATATGTTATCCGTCGTAAAAGCAATTGCGCCTTGTGTACTACTTATTGACGAATGCGAAAAAGTGTTCGGAGGGTATGTTTCTTCCAACCAAAGCGACTCTGGTACATTATCTCGTGTATTAGCTAGACTTCTTTCGTTCATGCAGGATGATAATTCCGGGGTATTCGTTATCATGACTTCGAATGATATTTCTAAACTTCCGCCTGAATTGATGCGAAGTGGTCGATTAGATGCCCAGTGGTATTTTGGTCTTCCAAATAGCATGGAACGAAAGAGTATTTTTAATATCTATCTGAAAAAGAATCATAAAACATTATCTGACAAGATGATGCGTTATGCTATTAACCAGACAGAACATTTTACGGGTTCGGAAATTAAATCTGTTGTATCTATTATGATGCGTAAATTATATCTTCGTAGCCTAGAAGATAAGAAGACAGACGTATCAACCTTTTCAGAAGAAGATATCGATAATTCGGTAGCTGAGATCGTTCCTGTTTATCGATATGCTTCCGATACGATTATGGAATTACAGCAGTACGCAAAAACGCGTGCCCGTTTTGCCAGCAAGAACGAAGAATCTTCTTCGATGGATATTGTCGATACTCTTTGTGATAAAGTCGATGTAACCGACGTTAATATTTAACTTAAAGGTGGTGGTTATTCGATGCCTATCATCTCGATGCAGGATTTACGGAAAGAATCAGGATCTCGAAAGAATAAGAAACAGGAATTACAGAAGCGGCTCCAAAAGATGATTACGAAAGATATTGCAACCGAATTAGCTGAATATTATACGCATATTCAAGGAATCCAGAATTTGATCGATACTGGATATGTCGTAAATTCCGATATCCGATTGAATACAGTCGTCCTTCCGGTTCTTATGGACTCTTATATGAATTTAAAAGACGCGTTCGATAGAAACAGCGGTCGTTATGATGAGTCTTCTACTCGTGAATTTCGTAAGATGCTCGTCACTTCTATTGCACAGAAAAAGTATCCAGACTTAGTAGATAGAATCAATAGATTATAGTCAATCGTGTTTTACTAAAATACGATTTAGTAAATTTCGCTTGAGTAAAAAGTTTTCGTTAAGCGGCATATCCGACAACGGCATTACGAAGAATTCCTCATCCACTTGTCCGGGACGATATGGAGGGGCCTCTCAAATCGGATCCGGGGAATGACATATGGTGTAGTGCCGTTATCCGATATGCCGCAGATAAGAAAGGAAGGTTCGCCTTGGAAGTAAAATTATTGACGTATACACCGAATCCAGAACGTGTCGTAGCCAGTGCTGCGAAATGCTGTTATAGTGCCAAAGATCCGTTCACGTTATATAACGAATTAACGGATCAGGAAGTCGAGCATATGGTAAAACATCTTTTGGAATCCCAGCATACGTCACCAATCGAACATGCTACTTTTACATTCACGATTAAAGGATTATCTAGAGCGGCAAGCCAGCAGTTGACAAGACATCGTCATATGTCACCGTCTATGCAGAGCCAGCGGTATGTTGATATGAATAACGTTCCTTTTACGGTACCGTCTGGTATTATATTTAATGCGTCAAAAAATCTGCCGTCCGCAAAAGATATCTTCTTTGGCGTATTGAAAGCCGCGAACGATGCATATACTTGCCTAGTCCATAAATATGGAATAGCCAAGGAAGATGCGCGCGCTATTCTTCCGATTTGTGCACAGAGTAATCTGATGATTACCTTAAACGCAGCTGAATTATATCATATTTTTGATTTACGCTGCTGTGTCCGGGCACAAGGAGAATTTCGGGAATTAGCCGATGAAATGCTTAAATTGTGCAAAGAAGCCGCGCCGATTCTTTTTTCAAAAGCTGGGGCTTCTTGTGTTCATTATGGATATTGTCCGGAAGGAAAGCAAAGCTGTGGTAAAGCACCAACACTTTCTAAGCTTCTGGAAATCTATCATACTTTTTTACAAGGAAAGGGAGTTGCTAAATAATGAGTCAGTGGGTACATGCTAAAAGTAAAGTCATGGAACATGTCGATCGTAACCTGATGCAGAAAGCGTTCGAAAGAATGCAGGTAAGTGTCAATCGGAATGTTCATCATATCAGAAATACGTGGGGAAGTTCCGATGTCGATATGGGTCTTTACGATACGAAAGAAAAAAGAGATCTTTCGGTAGGACTTAATTTCAAAGATGATGCCATGGAAGTCGTCGGCGATTTTTATGGTTCACGTTGGCGTAACAGTGAACAGTTCTGCGATGAATTTTCGCAGGCATACCAGCGATATAATATCGAGGATGTCGCAATGGCTAATGGCTATATGTTGGAAGAAGAAAAGCAGACCGAAGACGGTCATATCGAAATGTATCTTTGCAATAACTCGTTCTAATCAATAAAATAAGAGGGCCTTCGGCGGCCCTCTTTGATTTTCTTTTATCTTTGAAGGAGGAATATATTATGAAACGAATCAAAGTTGATCTGGATAAAAAAGGTAACTTCACGATGGAACCGCTCGAAGGGTTCTCTGGTACTGTCTGCGAACATGAAATCCAGAATCTTGTTACGACAGTAGGCGCTACTGTTACGGAAACGAAAGAAAAACCTGAATATTACGCTCCGGAAAATCCGGAAGATATCTTTGTAAATAATAACGACTAATATATGGAAGGAGAGTGGATCAGCGTGCGTACTATTTCAGAAATTTTATCGCCTTTAACGGAAGAACAGAAAGAGGCAGTACAGGATTATAACGGGAGAATCTTCTTAAATGCTGCTCCCGGATCGGGTAATGTTTGATATTTGCCGTGCGTAATCAACTATCGCAGAAGATTACGTATTATCAATGGGGAATTAAGCTGGAAGGCTAACAGCGAAATCTGTTTGCTAATCAGAGACCGAAGGCTATACAAAGTATAGTCAGGCGCAACGCGTAGTGATTGAAAAGATATAATATCACCAAGAGGCCCCATTACTTTGCGATCTTGATATAGAGATAAAAAGGTACGCTATACTGGGTTAGAATAGACTAACCGATGAAAATGAAGGAAACTTCCAGAGCTGAAGATAAAAAGCTTCAGGATAATAACAATTAGAAAACCGCTTGTATCGTTGCTAGAACTGAATATATGATTGCTAATGGAGTACGCCCTGAATCCATTCTTTTATTTACGTTCACAAAAAAAGCCGCCGAAGAAATGCGGTCCCGTCTTGAAAAGAAAATTGGCACAGTGGCTAAACATATGACAATTTGCACATATCATAGTTTCTGTGCCCGTCTTCTCCGTAAATATGCGAATTTAGTAGGCTGGACAAAAGATTTCTCGATTTACGACGAAAACGATAAGAAAGAAATTTTTAATAAGATTGTAAAAAACGATCAGTTTCTTAATATTTATGATATCATGAATATCATCAGCCATTGGAAAAGCAATATGATTTCTCCGGATATGGCTACTAAAAAAGCTAAAACTGGGAAATACGCCAAATGCGCTATTTATTATAAAGAATACATGAAAGCACTCCGTCAGTGTAATGCGTTCGATTTTGATGACCTTCTTTATTTCGGTTTTAAACTGATTCACGATTATGATTCCGTATTGAACGACGTATCTAATCAATATAAATATGTATTATCTGACGAAAGCCAGGATTCTTCCGTAAAGGATAGTGAATTCATTCTCCTGCTTTCCAGTATCAATGGTAATCTTACACTGATTGCCGATACAGATCAGAGTATCTATGGATTCCGTGGTGCGGATATTAATAATTTCTCGAATGTCATCTTAAAATACAACTTTAAAATCTATAACCTGACACGAAATTTTCGGAGCACGAAGACGATCGTCGATGCGGCTCATTCTTTGATTTTAAAAAATAATGCTCCGATTGAAAAAGATACTTATAGTAAAAACGAAACGGGCGACAAAATTTATTTTTATGAATTACAGGATACGAATTCGGAAGCAAAATTTGCAACACAAGTTGTTAAGTTTATGCACGAAGAAAAACAGATTCCGTATTCCGAAATTGCCATCCTTTGCCGTATGAATTATCAGACACGTCCTGTAGAAGATACGTTCCTGGCTAATTCGATTCCGTATAGTATTTCTTCTGGTGTATCTTTCTATTCTCGTCAGGAAATCAAAGATATCGTAGCTTATCTCCGGATGGCCGTGAATCCGTCCGATCTCGGAGCTTTCGAACGTTCCGTACAGGTACCGAAACGTGGTATCGCTAAAGGTACGATCCAGAAGATTGAAGATAATCTGTTCCAAATGTCCGAATCCTGTGATAAAATGATTACAGTGAAATCATTCTGCGATGAATTCAAGAGACACTTCAACAAAAAGATCCATGCTGGATTACAGGAATATTGGACGATCATCGACGAACTGAAGCAGCATATCGATCAGGGATTATATCCGGAAGATATTATTTCCTGGTTATTGGATCGTATCCGTTATAATAAATATCTCCATGATACTGAAAAGGAACCGGAAGAATACGAATCCAGATATCAGAATGTCCAGGAATTGGTACGTATAGCCTCGGCTTATGCTTCGTTCGATGACTTTATGGAAAACATTTCCCTGAATACGGATGCTCCTGATAAGAATAACGAAACGACGAACGAAAAAGTAAATATCATGACGATGCACGCCAGTAAGGGATTGGAATTTAAGGTCGTCATCATTATTGGCGCAAACGAAGGTACATGTCCGTCCCGTCGTTCCTTAGACGATCCGGAATCCATCAAAGAAGAACGCCGTCTCTTTTACGTAGCTATGACGCGTGCCAAAGAAAATCTTTTTATCCTTCGTCCGAAAACGGTTTATAATGGCCGTTCCGTTAATTTCTGTCAGAAGAGCCGTTTCGTTTCTGAAATTAGTGCAGAATATATGATTTCGCATGAAATTTAACTTCGCTAAACGATACGGGGTGAGTATATGCGTACTTCCGATAGAGACCTGAACGAAGCTTTAAAACAGGTCGTAACCTTCTTAAAGAACCAGACCGATTGGATACCTCTTACGCGTTTGCAACTATCGCAGATGCTGGGTATTCCGACCGGATATAAATTAAATAAAGTCGTCGATGCCTTACGGTATCATCCACATATAGCTTGTAAATATGGTCCATCGATGCCGAATGCCAAATCATGTGGACATGTTCCTTTATTATATAAGTATGTCGAAACAGATGAAGAAAAATATAAACTAAGTTTGACGCCAGAAGCCGTATCATATATGACGCCTAAGCAGTACATATTATACGAACCGACGATCAATAAACTGTTTCCGGATAAGAAAGATCGGTTATTTGCGTTCCGTTTATTAGACCTTCTTTTCTGTCAGCATTATGATACGGAATGGCAACCGATTAATCTACAACGATTAGTCGTGAATATTGCTTCGACACCTCGAAAAAAAATTCGTGAGTTCATTCAGAAATTTTCGGTAGCTAATATTCTTCTTATCTCTCCGGATCATATGTATCGAATAGCCAGTCCCGATAAGAAAGAAAATAAAAAGCACGTTATGGAACGTATACGTACCGTTTCGAACATGGCTCCGAAACTGAACGAACTTGATTCAAAAGATTTAACGTTCGATTATCTTTCTGGATTAAACAATATATCAAGTCAGGTTACGAGATTACAGGAATTGAACTCATCTGTTGCCGATGCGTTATCAGATATCGTCCTTGCTTTGAATCATTTACAGGAAACAGATCATGTAATAAAGACCTCAGACATTACTTTCATTAAACTGAACGATATGTATCAAGAGTTACGTCAAAGATATAAGATTCATATAGAAGCCGAGAAAAAGATAGTATTTTTATTAGCTGCTTTATCGGGAGAACCTTTGACAGGTAATTCGATGCGTACGTTTCGTGAAATAAATCGAATATTGTCTGAAGTATTGAAGGAGGATGAATAGATGCTTATATACCATAAGCTGACAGACGACGAATATACACCGGAATTTATCGGGGACGATAAAGAATTCAATAGATATACCTATGCTATGGGACAGATACCAAAAAGGTTAGAAGGTGACGCCTGGATATTTTCAAGAGAAGGAATTATACAATTATCCAATGAAATGGGAATTCCGTCTTTGGATACTATCGGAAATCGATTGAAGTTAAAGCCGTATGAATATCAGAAAGAAGCCGTATCCGAAGCCTTATCGGTGGACGGCGGCTGTCTTTTTTCACTTCCATGCGGAGCAGGAAAAACCGTTGTCGGTATATGTCTTTTCGATGAACTTCGCAAATATAATAAAATACATGGAAAAGGATTAATCGTTGTCAAAGCTACGATCAAGATACAATGGCCGAAAGAAATCGAACGATTCTCGAATTATTCTGCATCTATCGTAGAATCTTATGCTGCTTGTAATCCGACCCGTAATGCTAAAGTAAAACAGTTAAAAAAACAGCAGAAGAAATTGATTGACGAAGACGCCATCCTGAATATTGAAGAGATATCGGTACTACAAGATCAGATAAATGAAATCGAGAAGAAAAGCGCCGCTGTTTTTGATGCACAGTTCGATGCCGATCTTCTGGTGTTAAACTATGAAACATTAGCCGATAAAATGGTCTTAGATAAATTAAAAGATTGCGTCGACTTCATTTATGCCGACGAAATCCATGTTATAAAATCACCAACCGCAAAACGATCGAAAAACTTATCAGAACTTAATTCCGTAAAATATACATACGGAGCGACGGCTACACCGATACAGAAGAACCCAATCGATATCTATAGCATCTTTCGGTTCCTACGGCCAGATCTTTTTCCGAAGCTTTCGGAGTTCAAGAGTCTATACGTTAAATATAACTCGTATGGATTCCCGGTTGGTTCACGGAACGAACAGCGATTACATCAATTGATCCGTCCGTATATGGTTATTAAGACACCGGAAGAAGTCGCGCAGGAATTACCTGAATTATATGTTATCCAAGAAACATTTGATCTGCCTTCGAAACAAGAAGAAATGACGGCTTCTTTATTAGATGAAATAAAAGATTTGAAGAACCAGGAAGAACAGATTATTCAAAAAGTAGGTTCAGTAGAACAAGCTCGTATGCTTGATAGTGTCCAGCAGATAGATGCGCAAATCATGGCGTGCCAGACTTTTGCTCAAGAGCTTGTCGATTCGGAAGAACTACTTAAAATATCTGAATCAAAATTAGCTAAGAAATATATCACAGGATGTAAGTCGGCGAAATTAGATACACTATTAAATATTATGGATAGTATCCTGGAAGCGAACGAAAAAGTATGTATCTTCAGTAAATACCGAAAGATGCAGCCGATCATGAAGAAAGCAATCAAAAATCGATTTAAGGAAACTGCAACCCTGGCTTTCGTAAATGGCACGATGACGAAAGAGCAGCAATATGCCGAATGGCACGATAAATTCACGGTAGGGGACGCAAATGTTCTTATCATGTCAGATGCAGCGGCCGAAGGACTTTCCTTAGGCACTTGTGGTTATTTGATTGAATTCGAGCCGGCTGATAGCTATCTTATCCAGACACAACGCAGAGGACGTATCCAACGTGCCGATAGTACACATCGCACAGTTTACGTTTATCAGTTGATTGGTATTAATTCATACGACGAAATCGCACTTCGTATCGTGAATAAGAAGAAGAAATTTATGAATACAATCGTAAATGGCCAGGAAGAATAGAAGACTTCCGGCGCCACACGGCTCCTTTTTTGGCTATATATGTTTTAGACGGTTCGTTCTATCGGATCGTCTTTTTCTTTTACTTAGGAGGATTCATTATGGACTTAGATAAACAATTAGCATCTTTTATCGATGCAGAAGACGTAAAACAGATAGGAGATCCGAAACAACAGGGATTTGTTATCGAAGACGATAGACAAGCTGATTATATCGTAAAGAAAATCAAAGAAATCCGTGATCAGAAAGAAAAAGTACAAGCTGTCGCTAAGAAAGCAATTGATGATTATACAGCAAAAGTGCAAAAATTCGAAGATATTCAATTAAATCCGTTGACGTATCAGGAAGAATATTTAACCAAGTTACTGGAAGCTTATACTATTGAACGATTGAAAGGTAGTAAAAAGAAATCCATTAAACTTATTGAAGGTACAATCGGATTTCATAAAAAACCGATTCTTATTTCGTATGATGAACCGATCGTCATGGAATTTATGAAAGACCATCCGGATATCGGTCGTAAATTCACGAAGACCAGTGTTTCTTTGGATAAAATGAAAATCCGTAAATCCGGTGTCTTGGACGAAAACAATGCGCTTACTTTAGATAGTGTCGCTATTCCTGGTATCGTAGCTGAAGAGCAGCCGGATTCTTTCACGATTAAATAATATCGACTTATCTGTTGAAAAAGCAGCCGAATATAGATATAATCATTTTTAGATGGAGGTGGTATTACGAAACTGATCAAATGGATATCTAAGAAGATCAAGAAAAAGCAGAAGCATGAGGTAACAGTCGATGAATTGCTATCACGGAACGAGAAAATACGTAAGATATATGAACAACAGAAACAAGAAGAATCTAAAAAGGAGAATAAACCTAAAGAAACATGTCCGAACTGCGGGCTCAAAAATGCTTCTTTGGTTACTTGTTCCGTCTGTGGTAAGAAAGGATGTACAGAATGTTTTACGTATAATCCGGAAGACAGAAAATATTATTGCGATGACTGCTGGTAAAGAAAGGAGATAAGATTTTTATGGCAGAGATTCAATTTTTAAAAGATTATCAGAAACGATTCAATTTTGACCTATCATTATCGCTTCCTGAATATATCGATATCATTACGAATCATATCGAACGTCTCGATGTCGATAGTAAAGAGCATCTTTGCTTCACTGACAATAATGGCGAGAAGCATGTATTAGCCTGTGTTAAAAAGTATTTTAAAGTACCAGGGAAGAAAAAGATTGCTGGTATTAATCCGAATACACTAGACACACCTTACAATGAATGTGTAAAAATAAAACGGAATTTCCTTCCGGAAAACGATCCAGTAAATGGAACGATTTACTGGTGTGCCGGCTGTCATTGTTCCTGTATCAATCAGTTCCTGGCAGGTAAATTAGAACGTCGTAACAGCTGATGTTCGTCGTACCATATGAGAATATCGATATTCCGATACATACAGGTAAGCTATTTAAATTTAAACGGAATGAGGATATGTTTCGTATGCTTCTTCGTCTAGAACAGGGATATCGAAAAGTAAGTATTTTAGAAGAATGGTTCGTACCAGTATCGATTTATCTGATACCAAAGATACGGAATAGATATCTACTTACTGATGGAAAAGATTTTGGTTTTCATGTACCTATTCTTGACGAAGAAAAGCGGCCTATTTTGTGGTATAACGCTAAGTATTTCTCTGACATAATTCATATGGACGGTAAATTATCTTTTTATTTAGCTTATTTCGTACGAGTATACCAGTTAATTTGCATAATAGACGTAAAAGATACGAGTATACTCGATAGAAATTGGAAATCTTTAGAGGAATGGAAACCATATTATTTTAAATTATCTGAACAGAGTCGTGTATTCATGGATAAACAATTAATGGATACCCGATACATGACTTCGTTCAAAATATAATGAAGAGGAAGTATTATCGTGGCAAAGAAAAAGAATAACATTATTACGATGCAGATGAATCCGGAACAGAATCTGTTGACGACGTTTCAGAATGCTGTACGCAGTGGTAAGGTAAGACATTTTATGATTGTTGGTCAATACGAAGATACAGGGGATTACCTGATTGCCCGTTCCCAGATGCCGGCAACGGATGAAATCAATTTGGCTGCACAGTTACAAAGCGCTGTAAATATCCGGGTAGCACAAGAAAACGTTAATCCGGTAGGATTCAATATCCCGGATGACGAATAAAATATCTGGTTTATTTATTTTATGTTTTTCGTAAATTAAAAAATAGAAAGAGGTACGAAATAAATCATGACTTACGTCTCTAGTGGTTATATCCAGGTAACGCATCCTTTTGATTTTTTGAATAGCTTGAATTCTTTGTTGAAAGAAAATAGCTGTGAATCTTTTTCCGTATCTTATAAGAATAAAGCAATCGAGATTAAATTCTCGACGAACAAGAAAGATAAGGAATTAAAAGATATCCTGGAACAGATTCATAGATTACTGGTTCCGGAAATCACGATGTATTGCACGGCTATTTTTAAGGTCATCAGTGAACCTGATAAGGCTTGCGCTTATTTCTTTTCAAAAGATGCAAAAACGGAGTATGTCGACTTAGACGAAATCATCGAACAAAATATGGACTCAATTGTGAGCTGACATAAATTTAATGAAGAGAGAGGAGCAATGTGTATGGATGATTATAAAGTAGGATATATCACGTTGAAAAAACCGTATATCATTCCGAATGATTTGCGAACGACGTTGAATTGTTATTTTACATTATTCGATCCAGAGAAACAGACTTATATTTTAGAGAATACGGATGATAGTAAGCGTAAATTATTAGATGCTGATCTGAATATGTTCTTGCAGGATATGATTCCTTACGTAGAAGCTGGTGCGATTACTTTTACCGATCAGGATACTTATTTCGAACAGTTTCGGTATTGTGCAAAGCGTTGGTATTTCTTTACATTTGATGATTGCAATAAAGAATGGCTTCGATATCGGGATTACGATATTCTACCTAAAAAGGAGGATAAGGCATGACGATGATGAACGGTATTTTAGATCCAAACAATACGTGGACAACAGAATGTAAACCGATTGATTCTTCAGATAAGAATGATACAAAATTGCCAGAATTACATGACGAACATTATCGGGCTTCTATTGTAGAGCCTATCCTGGTTATGCAACAGTTCTTCACGAAAGAAGAATTAAAAGGATTTTTGAAAGGAAATATTCTAAAATATCGATTACGATTCGGTCATAAAGAAGGAGAAACCGAACGTGATTTGGATAAGATAAAAGTATACGAACAATGGTTATCTAACGTAGAAAACGGAAAGCCGATTGAGGTGTAGCTTATGACTGGATTAGAATTGTTTAAAAGTCTTTCCGCCAAAGAAGCGGCTACCGTTTTAATACATTGGTATTATTTGAATGATATCAATCCCATCGAGGATATCCTAGAAGAACATGATTGCGAAGATGACTGGGCTGAAGGATTACGGAAACCTTTTTTAAAATTTTTGGAGAATCCTTCGCAAGTTGGAAAAGTCGTATCTAATTGGTATATCCTACGAACGTTGAATGCCATCAATCTGGCGCATAAAATTTGTGTACTGTTCTTTATTTTTGACGAATTAGGGAAAGAAGTCATAGAAGACATCCATTTGTCTGAAGATACGGAAGATTATCATTGCGTAGACGCTTATTTCGGATGTGTCACGAATACTGATTATTGTATCGAGAATTTGATCCTTTCCATATTCCGTGCAGATTGCGAAGAAACATAATAAAAAGAAAGGGGAGTAACCCTATGAGTAACGTGTGTGTATTAAAAAATGGTGTGTCTTTGCCGGTACGTATTTGGAAAAAGAAACCGGTTGTATCATACGAAGATATCGCAAAAGTACATCATATGAAAACGGAACGTGTACGGCTTGCTTTTACTCGTCATAAAGATGAACTTCTGCTTAACGAAGATTATTTTGACTTATCACCAGAGGAAACTAAAATTTATTGCGAAACCATCAATCCAAATCATAAGAAGCCAGTCCATGGGTATCAACGCAGTAAATTATTCACTGAATTTGGTTATCTCATCATGGCTTGTACTTTTAAGGGGAAAGAATCATCTTTGATTCGCCGTACGCTGGTAAATAATTATTTCAAGCAAAAGAACAAGAGCCGGGATGATATCCATGCTTTAATGGCTAACGGAAATATTTTTGATACGGCTATTAGTGTCATTCAGCAAATGAAAACGATGCAGACACAATTGGATAAGAATCAGAAACGAGTCGATAAGCTAGAACAGTATTTCGATCCATTAGATGACGGCGCGATTTCTTTGACACAGCTTGCCGAAAGACATGGCTGGTATTCCTTATCGGGACAGCCACATGCTAGATTCGCTTCTCATATCGCCTCTATCTGCGGTATCGATATCGACTATCGTCGCAACTCCATTAACGAATATACGCAGTGTATCGGTACTCTAACGAGCCGTGGTTATAGTGCGATGGTATATATCCGTCCTGCTGGATTGAAATTGATTGATGAATATTGCAAGAAGACTGACAATTGTCGTGCCTTGAAACATATTTCGTATTATAAACGCCCATTCAAAGGGCATCGGCCGGGTGAAATCAGGCAAGTTTATTATACAGCCGATAATAAGCATAAATTTATTTTAGCCGACTTCTAGCAAGGAAAGGTAGGTGATCGGCTATGACAGATTATATCGTTAAATTCTGGATTCTGACGAAAGACGATTACTTTCCTCTTACGAAAACGTTAAAAGGAAAAGATATCTGTGACGTATTTAATGAGGCGAAGCAAATCGCTTTCTCGGAATATCGAGATTCTATCGTAGGACTTACGGTACAGAGCGAAAACGAAGTCATCCGTATGGAAATATAAGCCGATCGCTTATCTTAAAAAGTATATAGCGAATTGATAAGGGGGCGTTTCGGCGCCCCCGGCTCCGTTTTCGATATTTTTGTCTTTTTCGTTGAATCACGATTCAATGAACTATAATTCAATTAAGGAGGAAATCATGCCTGATGTAACAGAAACTTTAAAACAGGAATTAAATAGTTTAATTATTTCAGTCGATATGCTGGACAAGAATACGAAATTAACGGAGCGTAAGAAGAACGCTATTGCGCAGGAAATATCAAGAGTCCAGCTGGCTTATTATTCTTTTAGGGCTATCATCAATGTATCTCAAGGTGCTATGGAAAAGATGGATGATTATATCGATACATTAATGACGACGCGGGATTCTATCGAGACAATTGATAATCCTTTGATTCTTAAAACGTTGCTCGATCTGGCTGTTAAGGGGTTCAGTACGGAATTCAATTATGCCAATCGATGTGGTTATAAACGTTCGTCGATCACCGATTTTTATACATCGAATCCGAACCAGATAAAAGTTACGGAAACGCAAACTTTATTTAAACGATTAATAAAGGATATAGCTAAGACAAATCGTACGATGAATATTCTTTTCATTAATCCATTCTCGGAATTTACAGTAGGTCCTTTGATGCACTCAAAGGAATTAGAGAACGCAAAATGTTATTTGAATATGACTGAACAGGATTCATATATCCGTTCTAAGTTCGACGATCTTCATCTTTTCGAAGATATTGCTGAAACATCGGTGCAGAAGTTAAAAGTAACTGCAAAAGCAATGGACGCCGTCTTTTATCGACCACTTATTTCCGAAATCTATGAAATAGATTATGAGGATAAGTCAGATAGAAAAACAATCGGTATCGATAGACTTATCACGCAGTTCCGTAGGTCTTTAAAACTAGTGCGTATCCATGGATTATATATGACTATTCTTCCGTCTTATATCTTAGATCGACAGAATCTGAAAGCAGTACATACGATGTTGGAAGATGTCCATATTCGTGTTTTATCCAAATCGATGGGTTCTCTTATTTTATGGGGTATCCGAAAAGATAAATCAGCTCCGATGGATATCGATAGTATGAAAGAGAATTCTGCGTATCTGTATGATTTGATGCGGAAGGAAGATGGATTAACGGAAGTAGAAGATATTCAGTTATTCAGGAAAAATCATGTATTGCCTTCGAATCTTATTCCGATTTCTATGTTCCACGGAGAATGTATCAGTAAAAAGATTGTCGATAATTTTAAAAAACAGAGTACCTTGTCGAAAGATATCTTACGTGACGTATCTACGATAGAACTAAAAGAATCGCGGCCGCTTCTTCCTTTTACGAAAGGACAACTCGGTATGATTCTTACATCCGGTGTCTTAAATGGTGTCGTTAAAGAAAAAGGCGATGGATATGCCCACGTTATTAAAGGTACAGTCATTAAAGAAGAAACTGTTACGACTGAAAAAGATAAAACGAAGAATGAAGAAGTACAGAAGACTGTATTTCGGAATAAGGTTAAATTATCATTGTGTACACCGGAAGGGAATATCATTACATTGTCGTAAGAAGGGAGGAATCTTATGTTCAAATTAAACAACGGTACCGCAAAATATTATTGTGATGTTTCTTTTACGACTTCAGAATTCTATACAAAAAACAATATGCCTGTATATATGTCTTTATATGGTTATCCGAACGATATTAAACAGTTATCCCGTAAGATAGCCAAGAAACCGTATATCTTTTCCCAGTATTACACATTTTTTCCGAATCTCCATAATATTAAAACGGAGTATAAACCGGGTGTTGGCCATCTTGTTGTCTATTTGAAACAGCAGCCGATTTATAAGTTCGGATCAAATAATATTATGAATCCTGGATCGTTTTTCTTTTATAGCGATAAGAATTTCGATGATTTAAAAGAATCGATTACGTTTTCGGAAGAAGTACCGGAATCGATCTGTGATCAGTTCTATAACGTGATCCAGAAATATACAGATATCCCATTCTTACGTGAATGGTCTTCTTATGTTATAAAAGAAACGTGGCGCAATCATACTTTTGCCAGTACCGTATCCTGTCATTGGAATTCAGATAAACCGAATATCTTTCCAATCGACTATCAGTTGGATGTAGACGAAATAAAGAATGTCATCTCGAAAGGACTACGCGCTTTTGATATTTCTATTCCTGGAAGTAATCACGTAACATCTATTGCCTTATCGAACGTTACGACGTTAGATGATTATCTGAATACATTCTCGACCGAATTATCCAATAAAGTACAGCAGTCTTTTCAGCCATTATTTAATCCGGCTACGGATACTTTCGATAAGGAATTACAGAAATGCGATGATCTGACGCAGTACCGTCGAAATATCACGTTACTTCATGATCAGAAATCAGTTGTCAATGCCGTATGTAAACGATTGGATAAAGCATATTCAGCTATTATTGTAGGGAATATGGGCAGTGGAAAAACTATTATGTCTATTGCTTCAGTATATACGCATAGTATGATGCATAATAAGCGATATACGAATAATATTGTTATGTGCCCTGGACATCTGGTCAATAAATGGAAACGAGAATTACAGGATACATATCCTTGTTCCGAAGTCGTTATCTGTGACGGACTAAATAGTTTCATTACGGACGTAGAACCTAAATTAAAAGATACTCATCGGCATACGAATCTATTCGTCGTCATGTCGAAAGATTCTGCAAAAGGAGAATTTGAAGAACAGCCAGTTGTATTTGCTGAAACAACCGATATCCGTCATCAGACAGATATCTACCATCAGGATTTCTACATCTATCATTGTCCGAGTTGCGGTAAAGCATATTTTGACGATACACATAATAGAGAAGTCGTATATTTCCCGCCCGATAAATTTGCACGAAAAACGAGTAAGACAGCATTTTGTCCGCATTGCGGTGAACCATTATGGGCACCTTCTTTAGGCGCTAGATCTAGATATATCAAGATTCCTGATTTCGGATGGCTTGAACGTACAGTAGCTGAATCTTTATATACGAATAAATATCGGGATATAGATAGTTTAGGTAGTTTACCGACTAAGAAAGAAAGACAATTAGCGGCTGCTATTATCCAGTATCATGACGACGATACGCTATTTAAACCACAAGTAAGCCGTAAATATTCGTTAGCCAAATATATCTATCGGAATTTTAGGAATAAAATTGATTATTTCATTGCCGATGAAATGCATCAGTATAGTGGTGCCGATTCAGCACAGGGTAAAGCTTTTGCTCTATTAGTACGGACAGCTAAACATACGATCGGATTAACAGGCACTTTAATGAACGGGTATGCATCTAATTTATTTTATCTGTTATTCCGTATGTTCCCGAGAAAAATGGTTAAAGCTGGTTATCATTATACCGATAATCGGACATTCATGCATCGATATGGCGTTATGGAAGTTAAGAAAACAGAACGCGAAAATGCTGATTTTACGAAACGGAAATTTCGTCGAGAACGAGAACGTCCGGGTGTATCACCAGTCGTCTTCACAGATTTCTTATTGAATTCATGCGTATTCATCTCGCTCGAATATTCGTCGCCTTATTCAGAAACACCTGTCGGTATCGACATGGACAATGACGTCGAAACAAACTATCAGAATTTCGTTAGTGAAATCAAGAAGAAAATCGATTCAGAAGTAACGGGTAGTTCGAGTACTGTCCATTATCTTTCGACGATAAATACATCGACACGTGGAAAGATGCTTATGCAAGCTATTAACGAAATGACCTTATATCCGGATCAACCTTATAATCGGGATCCTATCTTCGATCAGGATACGAATCGAATTGTTGCAGAACTTCCGGAAGTCGATATGTCAGATGATCGGATTCTTCCGAAAGAACAGAAGACGTTAGAACTCGTACATGATGCCGTAGAACGTGGCGAACATGTTCTTATCTATACTTATTGGACGAATAAAACAGATTCCCAGCAACGATTATTGGATATCTTAACGAAGAATGGATACAAAGCTGATATTCTAACGAATGCTATTGCTTCTAAGAAACGAGAATCCTGGATTTCACAAAAAGTAAAATCTGGTATGCAAGTACTTATTTGTAATCCGACATTAGTCGAAACCGGTCTTGATCTTTTGGATTTTACGACGATCATCTTCTATCAGCTTGGTTATAAATTAGTAACCATGCGGCAGGCATCCCGTAGAAGTTATCGATTAAACCAGAAAAATCCGGTCCACGTTTATTTCTTATATTATAAAGGAACGGCGCAGGAACAGGCACTAGCTATTATGGCGTTGAAATTACATGCGGCAACGGCACTTGAAGGTGATTTCAGTTCAGAAGGGTTAGCCGCCATTAATTCGGATGATACCGATATCTTAGGACAGTTAGCTAAATCTATCGTAGAAGACGACAAATATACGATCGATCAATCCGCTTTCGAGAATACGAATATTACGGAAGACGATATTCAAATCGTAGAAAATGACCAGGACAACGTATCGGATACTCAGGTCGTCGATATTTTTAATACGAAAGATTTTCAGAATCGGAAGAAACGTAGTATGCAGGATATTTATCTTCCGGCATTTGCCGTCTCGTGGTAATAGAGAGGATAGGCTAGAGGGCATCATTTTTTATGGTGCCTTCTGACCGATTAAATTTGTAGCGCAAGTCACTAGCTTCAGCTATAGGGATAGCCGCATAAGTAATTAACAACTAAATCCAGAATAGGGAAAAGCTTAACGATTAGGCTTTCAGAAGTTATACTATGTGATACAATGAAATTAAGGAAGAAAACATGAGGAGGTGATGATATGGTTAAGCAAAGAAAAGATTACTTCATTCTCCAGTTTAGATTAAAAACAGAACGATGGCAAGAAGATGTCATCGACAGCCGTCTGGAAGCTGGGCGCAAAATATATAATGCTCTTGCTAAAAAGAGTCTCAAACAGTTGAAAGAGCTCGAGAAAACAAAAGCGTACCGCAACATAATCAAACGTCTGAATAAGGATAAGAATCATGATAAACCAATCTGGAATGAAATCTATCAGCTCAGGCAAAAAGCTGGATTAACAGAATATGGGCTATCCCGTATGGTCACACCGATACGGCAACATTTCAAACAACAGATCAATGCCCACATTGCACAGACTCTTTCTAAAAGACTGTGGACGTCTTTCGAAAAGCTCTTCTATGGTAATGGAAAACGAATCTACTTCAAGAAGTACGGACAGCTCAATTCGCTGGAAGGAAAGACAAATGATACAGGAATCCGATTCAAGGCAACCACTCGTATCTGCGAATGGTCAGGGTTGAAGATACCTGTCCTTGTTGATGAAGACAATCCCTATGAAGTGGAATCTCTTACACGCCCAGTCGCTTACTGCCGCATTGTGCGGCAATTCGTGAGAGGAAAAAAGAAATACTACTTGCAGCTTGTCTTCCAAGGAGAGAATCCTGCAAAACGGCGTAAGTCGGATGGCAGTTTCGTCCACATCCTTGGCAAAGGTGATGTCGGTATCGACATCGGCACATCGACCGTAGCATGGTCTTCCGAATCTTCGGTAAAGATTGTAGAACTTGCCAGCAAGGCACAGGGGCATGAACATGAAAAACAACTGCTTCAACGCAAGCTGGACAGAAGCAAACGGATGAATAATCCGAATAACTATAAGGAAGATGGTACGGTAAAGAAAGGTGTACACGTCTGGGTTCGAAGTAAGCGATACGTAAAAACATTGCTCCGTCTCAAAGAAGTCCAGCGTAAGCAGGCTGCGGTCAGGAAACTCCAGCACGAACTGCTTGCAAACGAACTTCTCAGACAAGGGAATACCTTCTATGTCGAGACTATGAACTTCAAAGGATTGCAGGCACGGGCTAAGAAAACCGAGAAGAATGCGCAAGGCAAATTCAAGCGCAAGAAGCGGTTCGGCAAGTCTTTGGCGAATCGAGCACCTTCTATGTTTCTAGCAATCTTGAAACGTAAGTTGAGTTATTTCAGAAAATCGTTAATCGAGATTGATACTTTCTCGGCTCGTGCTTCCCAGTTCAACCATACCGATGAAACCTATCGGAAGAAGAAGCTCTCTGAACGATGGAATGTTATAAATGGCATGAAGATTCAGAGAGATATGTATTCTGCTTTCCTTATCATGAACATCAATCCAGATTTGAAGACGTTTAATCTTGAAAAGTGTAACAAAAGATTTGAGAACTTCCTGCACCTACATAATCAGGAAGTCAACCGATTGCTTGGAAATAAAAATCTAAGCTGTATCGGGATATAAAAGTATAATATGATTGGAAATATAAGGTCTTGAAACGGGCCTTGCGGGCGTTAATGAGTTCAATGGAACTCTTGTCCGTGAAAGTTTTAGGGAACATAGTCAGTGCTTGTATCTTTCGAGAGCAAGAGAAGCTATTGTACCTAAGACCCCCCATGATTTTAGCTATGGGGAGTTTCAGAAATGTTCTCTATTCCTTAAGAGAGGAGTAAAAAAAATGGATACACGCGATCAGTTTAAAGCTGATTTAAAATTAAAGCGCAATATCTATTTCAATGAATGGTTAAAAGACCATTCTGATGGAAGTTTGATTGCGCCTGGTGAATATTTTTATGAATGGACCAATGAAGAAGGAAAAACCCGTCGTATTTCCTGCCAAAACTATTGGAAATTAAAGAAACAGGATATGGAAGATAATAATCCGTATCAAAACATGTTGGATGAAGCTGAAAATCAAACGGACTATAAAAAGCAATTGGAAGAAACCGAACAGGAATATATCCAATCGACGATTTTGAATAATCACATTTTCTATCGACATAAATAAGGATAAAATAAGGAAAGGAGGATTCTATGTCAGAAACAAGTAACGATATCGCGTCTAATATCGAATTACATAATCAGATGTGGAGCGATACGTTTAAGAAAATAGCGAACGTCTTATCCGGCAAATCATCGGACGATAACAGTAGCTCTTCTGATTCTTCGACAACAACTGTATCATCTTCCGATACGAAGACGACGGTCGATACTGCTAAGAAAGATACCGGTACGGAAATAGAAGATCTAAAAATAACGGAACATGTCGAGATATCGACATTCAAGATGAAGATTGATGATTATCTAAAAGAAAAAGGCGCACTAAACGGCGCCGGTTCTATTTTAGAATCCATCGATAAAGAAAATCCATTAAAGATAAATATATGCGTTTTGATTGCGTTATCCTTATGGCAAACTCGCGAAGGTACGACTCTTGCTATTACGAATAAACATAATCCAGGTTGCATCCCAGGATCATCGGAAAACGATAGCCTTACCGATTTGACGGCTGGCTATAAGGAAATGCTGAAACAATTGGAAGCCAAAACGAAAGATAATGACGGCGACCAATTATCTTCTACTCGTCTATGGTACGTACAGAAGCTGATATCTAAAGATGAAGCGGCAGGTTTGGAAGTAGACGATATCAAAAAGTTAGGCGCTAATGAAGTACCAAAAGAAAACACTAATAAATCTTTTTCTACGGATACAAAGAAAACAAATACTTCAGCAGACAATAAGAAAGACGATAAAAAAGATAAAACTGAAACAAAATCATACGACGATAAGTTATGGGACCAACAGATTTGGTGGTACAATAAGCTTCATGATTATGTAAACGATGTCTACGATAAATTATTAGGTGCAAAACCGAATTGGCAGAAAAAGACATTAAATAAGAACGCAAAGAAAGACGAAAAAGCTAAGGGACGTGCTTCCGATAAGGGAGTCAAGGTAGAAAAGAAAGTACCACACGGAAAACATAACGAAGATGATCCGGATTCTTTATTAGTCGTACTGCCGAAGAACGAAACTTTTTCAGAACCAGTATACCCAGATCTTCTTACGGTAGCTGATAATGTACCACCGTATGTAAAAACACCATCGAAAATCAAAGGACCGAATAATAATTTCTTCGATCTGGGTACTGGATTAACTACGAATTCGAATATATCGAGTTCAAATACAACTGATTCTGGCAATAAAATAGAGAATCAAAATGGTACAACCTCTACGACGACTACGAAAGACGGTACAACTGTATCCGTAACCAAAACTAATACGTCAACAAAAGATACAGCTATGTCTGCTGAAGAGAAAGCTAAACAAATCGCCTTGAACGCGTCTGTAAATATTATCGATAGTAGTAAGATACCGGATGATAAGAAAGATAAAGATACGACATCTACTGAAACAAAAGATAATTCGAATACAACTGCTGATACACAAGGTATAAGCACTGTCAATAACTCAGTAAATCAAGATGCGCCATCCGAACCTTATGTCAATGGTCAGCCTGTTTCTTCCGGTACAGCCGATTCTGCGCTTAATGCTATTAATCAATTGACGAATAATCAATTAGATGATGTTCTAGGTAATATGCAGGATCGATTATCTAGGCAGATCGTTTATGATCCGAAAAAACATAAGAATAGTTTTAAATCACCAGCTAAAGGGAAGCCGGCGAATAATAACGATGCTTTCCCGGTCGATCTAAAAATAGAAGAATTAGAACTTCACTATCCACATGCTTATATTCACGAAATACAAGCCTGTCCGCAAGCTGTATCGACAGCAAAACCTTTATTGGAACATGCACAAGCTACCGAGAAACGTATCGTTAAATTAGAAAACAATATGGCCACCTTAATGCGATACTTCTATGCATTGGGTGGAAGAATGATGATAAACTGCACGTATTTTGGTGGTATAACTGATTAAATAATTGTTATTTATTAAGTAATAGTCAACTATGAATTCTTAAATAATGGAGGTATTCAATGAATAATTCACAGTTGATTATTAAAATGTTCAAAAATAATATTAGTATTGGAAAAATTGCGAAAACATTATCTTTGACTACATGCGCTGTTTATGAATGTTTATATAATAATGGTTTCTCTCATTTTAATGACAAAAATGAAAGTAGAGATAAATCAGTTTGTGAATTATATGAAAAAGGATATAAAATAACAGAAATAGCTAACGAATTGCGTATCGATAGACACACTGTTACACATATATTGAAAAAATATGGTATATATAAACGTTTAACTGTTGAAGAAAAAGAAATTCGCGATCAAAAAGTTATTTCTTATTATAATTCTGGTAAAAGTACAAGAGAAGTAGCAAAAGAGATGAATATTTCTGCTGCTGGAGTTACTCTTATATTAAAAAAACATAATATTAAATTAAGAGAACAACATCAGAAAGGGCATAGCAAAGGAACTTCTAAAAATAGAAAATATTTTTTTAATTTTGATTTTTTTGAAAATATCTGTTGACAAATGGTCTGCGTCTGGATATAATAATAAAGCACCGTTCAAGTGCGCAAACAAAATATGGCGGCATAGCTCAGTTGGCTAGAGCATTCGGTTCATACCCGAAGTGTCACCGGTTCAAATCCAGTTACCGCTACCACGTTACAGAGTTTCGCTAAGATAAGGGGGACGGTCGTCCGCAATAGTGGATGATGAAAGTCGGAGGTTTTAGCGAAGCTCTGTATTTCTAAGGCCCGTTGGTCAAGCGGTTAAGACACGGCCCTTTCACGGCTGTAACATGGGTTCGATTCCCGTACGGGTCATAAAAGCTCTCAAGCAAAATGCTTGAGAGCTTTTTTATTTGACCCGTACGGGAATCGAACAGGGCGGCGGTGCGAAGCACCGTAAGCAATCAGCCCAGTGGGCTGTTGCTTAGCCCGCGGGTCCTAGCGATTTAGGAATGCCTACGGGGTGAGACTGCCGTAGGAGGAATCGAACAGCTTTTCTTCATTCCCTGTACTTTTCCATCATTTCCTTGAACAGGATGGCCGGGGACGGCGGGGTGTAGGTGATGGCGTTGGCCCCGGCGGCGATGGTGGCCGAAATGGTCTCGCCGGTCTTGCCGCCGCTGGCGATGATGGGTACATCGGGAAACTCATCCCGGATCTTTTTCACGATGCGGGGCGTGTCGGTGCTGCACGCCACATTCAGGATGGAAGCCCCGGCCTCGATGCGGGAGCGGATATTGGTGTCCTCTTTGGTCACTGTGATGATGACCGGGATATCCACCACCCGCGAAACGGCCAGCAGATTCAGGTCCGAGATGGGGGAGTTCAGGACTACGCCCATCGCGCCTTGGCTCTCGACATCGCGGGCGAGGTTCAGGGTGCGCACGCCGTGGGTGGTGCCGCCGCCCACACCGCAGAACACCGGGATGTAGGA